TAGCCCCATTACCCCACAGTGAGAACTACAAGATGAATGCTATAGAAAAACGTATTCTCAAGCTGTTGAATGAGAACAGAAGTCAAAGTTCAATAGCCAGTGAATTGGGCGTACCGCGCTCAATGATACAACGCGTGTCGGATAAAGAACTGGGAGTGGATCCAGCTTCGATTAAGTCTCTGACCACTGAACAGATTCAAGAAATACAAACCAAGAGCAGCAAAGGTGAAAGCAATTCTTCTCTGGCATCAGTTTATGGCGTCAGTGCCAAAACAATTGCCCGCGCCCTGATGGTTCGTATCATCAAAGAATCTAATAACGTGGTCGTGATTTCGCCAATTAAAGAATTGACTGAAGAAGGGAAAATCCCCGACACCTATGAAGTTCTGGAAGGTTCGGTGTCTGTCGATTCTGAAGGCGAAGAATGGTATGTTGGCCGTTTCCTGGAAAACCAAACAGTGTTTATCTGTATGCGTTACGATAGCTCTGCTGCTATTCAGGCCAAACTTTTCAGAAGCGAAGAACTGAAACCGTTAGAAACTCGGTCAAGCCGCTTCAATGAAGAAAATATTTCGCCGTTGGCAGAACTGGCGACTGCATTGGTTGATGGTGTATCGAAAGTCAATGACGGCGTGGAAATCAGCGTACAGCATGACGGTGAAACATATCCGATGCGCGGTTCCCTTGATGCCCGTCGGCGTGTAGGTTACTTTGATGTAATTTTAGGTCGTACACTTCGTCTGGCGTTGTCATCCGTATTATTCGTGGTCAAGACGGTTGCAGTTGTTGAAGAAACAGGCGACAAGCAAACTCAGAATTCATTTAATGAAAAAGATCTGTCTGTGTTCCTGAATGAACATCAGATCATGATTTTGCCGGAAAGTATCGTGATCGTGGTCGACGGTAAACCAGAAACGATCACAACGAGCCACCAGGCGTATGACCGTATTGTTGAAGCGATTAAAAATCGTGACGTCAAAACGGCGTACACTCTGATGAAACCGCGTGAAGCCATCAAACAATTCACTACAGGCATGGTTGATCTTTCCGACAATCGTGTTCGCTGGGGTGGTTATGACATCACCGGAACTTCTGTTGCCAAACGCATTTTGGCACTGGCTTTAAAAGGTGATTATCCGAACTTGGAACGCTTGGGTCGTTTCCTTGACAAGATGTTCCAAAACCCGAGCGCTGCGCTGGTTCAGTCTGGCCGAATCTATGAATTCATGGCATACTCAGATATTGAGATTCATGAAGACGGCGACATTATTCTATACAAATCCGTTCGCGGAAATTATATGGATAAGCGTACAGGTAAAGTCAGCAACGCGCCTGGCACGATCGTCCGGATGGCTCGATCATTCGTCAACGATAATAACAAAGACCTGTGCTCCTATGGCCTTCACGTTTGTTCTCTGGCGTATCTGAAACAATGTTTCGGTAGCCTGGGTCAGCGAGTTGTGCGTTGTAAGCTGAACCCGAAAGACATCGTGTCTATCACTGATGATTACGGTTCTAGTAAAATCCGCTGCTGTGAATATCTGGTGATGGATGACTATACTACGGAATACAACCGCCAACATAAATCTATTGATGTTGACGGCCTGTACAAGTAACCGCGAACTGACATAAAAGAGGGGGCTTCGGCCTCCTTTTCTTTGAGGTTAATATGGAAACCAGAGATGTCTACTTTGTTTATGAGCAACAGGCATTTGGATCACTGCGTCGAAAAACGAAATTCCTTGTTGATTCATTCCAATTTGAGGGTGAACTCAGAGAATACTCGTTTAAGAATTTTCCTCCAAGAGAAGTCAGTGGTGACCAGTTTGTGAAATTGTTCTGTCGTTGTGGTGGGTGTGATTTCAATGACGACGGATATTCCATGCACGTTTATTGCTGCAATTGCTGTGGTAAATACATTACAGTCTATAGGAGAACTGATCATGGCGAAGACACCAAAGAAAATTGAAAATACCCAAACTTCCCAGGAAATCACCGCCCAGGAAGAAAACAAACTCCCAAGTTATCTTCAGCGTGTGGTGGATAACATCCCTCAGGGTGGCGACGGTGGCGTCGTTTATGCTGGTGACTACGGTTGGGTCTGTGAATATAAAGACGGCACGAAGGAGCTTCTGGAGGAACTTACGGGGCTGGCGGGTACTTTACGTCGTTACGGGCTGGACAAATTTGGCAAGCCTATGAAACCAGGCACTGTGGTATCCACCGATATTACGGTTGAAGTCCTTCTTTTGCTCGACATCAATGATCTTAAAACATTGGCCGAACCTTTGGGGATTGTTTCTACCGACCGGAATGAAATTATTGCTCAATTGACTGAAAAACTCCAGATTAAATAATCCCAGTGTATAACTGCTGATTATAATTCAATATGGCTATCGTTGACGAAAGCAATTTGATGGAATATGCCCTGAGACACTATATCACTGCGGGTGTTTCACGGGATGATTTGATGGTAGACATTCAGCGAATTTCGCTAATTAATCAATCATTGAAGAGATTTGTACCTGGGAAAAGTCCTCGTGTGCTTATCAATCAATTGATTATTCTTTTCAATACTTTCGAAACTGAAGCTGTGTGTCGAATGCTGGTGTTGAAAACGGATAAGAACCAACATCCTCGTCTAAAGGCAGCGCTGTTGACGTTGGGAGTTTGGAGAGATGATTTATGTTCCGGTTCATACGAACCAGATAACGAGCTGATGATGGCTCTGAACAACGATTTGGATGAGTGGAGGAAACCATGCCAACAATCACAGTATTAGTCGCGCCGGAAGTTGTACGCAACAAACCGGAAACCGAACGCAATCATGTCGTGACGGGTGTTGCAAAGGGTTGGCAAAAGACCAGCCTCAACCAAGATCCTGACGAGATCCTGACCGAATGTAAAGGTCTTGACGCTCTTCTCACCAAGAGCAATTTACAAGCGGACGGTGTCACCAAAGTGGATCCCACCAAGCCTATCGGCTTTCAAGTATCTTATGAAATCCACGATCCGAATGCCATTTTAACCACCGGACTTGTGATTACTCCAGCTACAGCCAGCGGAGAGATCGGACAATTTGTTGAATTGCTAGCGACGGTATCCCCTGCCAATGCCACATATCAAGGCGTTAATTGGTATTCTGGTGATATTACGAAAGCTGTACATGTCGGTGGTGGTAAATTCAAATTACTGGCTTCAGGAACTGTAACGGTTTATGGTGTCACGGTTGAAGGGAATCACACAGATTCTACGGTTATTACAGTTGCAGGCGCTCTATCGCTGTCGACTGATTTACCTGCCACCAAAGACGTAACTTCTGGACAAGACGGAACCTTTAGTGTTGTTGCTGCGGGCGGTACAACTCCATACACTTATGTGTGGCATTTCTCTGATACTCCTGGGGGTGCGGGGTCAGTTATCGATGCTGGCACTAATGCCACCGCCGCCACTGCTAACCTGGTTATCACAGCAGTTGAAGCCGCAAATGAAGGCGAATATTGGTGTGTTGTTTCTGATGCAGATGGCCATTCTGTCACGTCTACTCGTTGTGAAATGGCTGTGGTGTAATTTATGAAGAGCTTCCAGGATTTCCTTGAAGACTCTTCTGCTCCGGCAACCACGACCGCCGATGTGGGGAAACCCGAAGGCGGTATGGTCAAGGAGCCTGTCAAAAAACCAAAAGATCTTGAAGAAGAGTCTGATTTTAAAAAGATCTTTGGCAACATTTTCAAAGATTTGGATTTATCCAAGGCGCGAAAATGGAATTTCAGGACAGGCCAATACGACGATTAAAGAGGCTTCGGCCTCTTTTTCATTTCCAGCATTGGGTGTATAATGGACCCGTTCCCCATGAGCGGAACCTAACTGAGGATATACCAAATGCAATCTATGATCAAACGTAAAATAGAAATCTCCATGAATGCCCATGTCGATATGATCCAGCAGCTTGTGGCAGATGCGTATGAGATACAAAAGGAACGTCAGATTAGGGGAGTGATAGACCCTATTTGCTCCGGCAACATGCTCTACTACAGAATGCTCCGCCAGACCGGACATACAGCCGCTCTGAAGAAACTACTTTCTAAAAAGTTTCAGGTCGAAAACGACGCATATGTGTTTGGCGTCTTCCATACTTCTCGTGAACGTGATGCATTCTTCTATCCTTCCCGCAACCCTCAGACGGGCGAAGAATTACTTATCCCTGATGTCGACAAGAAAGAGAGCACGACGACAATCACCCATTTCATGGGGACCAGGATCGATAAGGCTAACATAATCGTGTTCTCTGACACTTTACATGATGTAAAACGTTTAGCCGCCGCCCGTGAAATGTTGCAGGATGCTCGGACCAGTCTCACAAATTTGACTTTAGTAGTGTTTCTGGGCTAGATATCTGTATGGGGAGAGAACTCCCCATTTTGAATCGGAGGTGATTTATGTTACGTTGCAAGAGAGGTTCCAACTCCTTTAAGTTGGGCATGCTGACTGGAGTAACGTTCATGATTGCTTTAGACAGCCTTGTGGGACTGCTTTCCCTTCCTGATTTCAGGATGGAACGATTCATATTGTTAGTTCTATTTGGCGGCGTCTCGGTTATTAGTGCTTTGAAAGCGTACAAAAAGATCTGATTTAACTTACACACAGCAATTTTGATTTGAGACCCTATATCATGCTCCCATTACTCAATGTTCCAAAAGAACGTATGACGCCGGATAGTGAAGGCAAGACCCATTACAACATATACAGTCGAAGCCGCACAGAACTAGGCAGATTCCTTTCCCATTTTGCATACCATCCCATGGATACTGTTGATGGTAATTTCAACTCAATAGAAGGCTACTGGTATTGGCTAAAATATCGCCACGACGACTTGCGTAGTCTTTATGGGAACGACGCCAAGCAATTTGGACAAACCCTGGCCAAGTCACGCATCGTTGTATTGTCCCCTGATGATCCCAAATTTAAACGAGACATTATCGCAGCAACGAGTCAAAAATTGCTGACAATGCCATCCAAGTTGAGATTCCAATTGGCCCATAGCCGTCTCCCCCTGATTCACGCTTATGAACATCAGGGGAAATACAGTTTTCAAAACTCTATGGATTTTATCATACAGCATATTAACCGCTTCCGTCTAGAAGGATATTTGAAATGAATTTTCTAAAAACTATCTTCAACACATCATATGAACTCAGCCAGCGCGATCCTAATCGTTCTCCTGTGTTTGTATATTGCAAACTCGTGGAAGAGTCTTGTGAACTATCAGATGTGCTTTATGGAATCGCTGCATCCGAACCCCTGAACGGTGAAGTGGCGGACGTTATCATCTCGGCTCTGGATCTATTATATGTTGTGGATTATCAACAAGTTCAACAACATGGGTCTATGACCAAAGAAGAAATCTTTGACTCCATGGTGTTTGCTTTGGCTACGGCCAATCACACAACTGATCTCAGCCAACATACGTTGGAGGATTATTGGTTCTGCAGTGGTGTTGAAACTATAGACAAATATCTTGCGATGGTTAATCATTACAAAGGCCGCATCACTCGTTTACTGAACCAACCTCAACGTTCAGAAGATAATATGGTGGACCTGGTTTCAAATCTGATACGCAATACTGCCAAATTGGCGTGTGGATATAATCAAAACCATATCAACACGATCGTTAAAGTAGAACATGCCGTAGAACACAAAGTTGAAAAGTGGCGCACTAAATTTGGTCTATAAGCCAACCCCATACATAATCTTGTGTGTTTACCATTGACGGGATAGGCCGATGTCCAACAAAATTGATATTGAACGCAAATACAAAAAGCTCACTCACATAGAGCATATCCTACTTCGCCCAGAGCGTCATCTGGGCAGTATCCGTTCGTCTGTGGGGACGGTGTGGGTGTATGACCCAACCAAAGACAAAGTCATCTTCCGTGACAACTTTGAGTACTCCCCTGCGCTGATCAAACAGTTTGATGAAATCATCACCAACTGTGTTGACCACAGCAAGACCCCTGAGGGTAAAGGCTTGACGGAAATCACCGTCACGGTCTCCCCTATGAACGGTCAAATCATCGTTTCCGACAACGGGGGTATCCCTGTGGTCAAGCATGGCGTCACCAATGAGTGGCTCCCTGAGATGTTGTTTGGCTCGCTCTATGCGGGCAGCAACTTCAACGATGAGGACGAGGAGTACAACAACCAGAAGTCCGGCGGCCAGAACGGTGAAGGGGCTTCGCTCGTCAACGTGTTCTCAAAGTGGTTCCGCGTTGCTACCAGTGACGGCAAGAAGTCTTATACTCAACTGTTTGAAGACAACATGAGCAAGAAGTCCAATCCGGTCATCGGCAATACACCGAAAGAGTTCGGCACCACTATTGCCTGGATCCCTGATTATGCGCGCCTGGGTGTTAAGGGGCTTGACCAGAACAACCTGCTCATGATTTACCGTCGTGCATTCGAAGTGGCGGCATGCAACCCGCGCCTGAAGGTTGTTCTCAACGGCAAGCAAATCCGCATTGATCGATTTGGTCATTTCGTTGATTACTTCTACGCTGGCTCGGCTGTTGATGAAACGGATGATTGGTCTGTTGCTATCACTCCCTCATCTGGTGCGTTCATGCATGCATCATACGTGAACTCAATCGCCACGCACATCGGTGGACCTCACGTCGATTATGTTGCTGACCAGATCGTGGCGGCGATACGCCCTCAGCTGGTTAAGAAGTTCAAGACCGAACTGAAGCCAGCGATGATCAAGAACCACATGTCATTGTTCATCGCCGCCGACATCAACAACCCTCGCTTTGACAGCCAGACCAAGGAGCGCATGACGACTCCTGTGAGCCAGTTTGGTACGTCCTACAAGCCCAGCGATAAACTGATTCGCAAGGCGCTTGAGTTCGTGACAGCAGGGCTGAGTAAAGAACTGGCTTCATTACGCAATGAACAAGAAGATGCCGAATTTGAAAAGGCGAAGAAGGATATCAGCAAACGGGATTATCGTGAGATTGAGAAGTATTATCCGGCGACCGCCAGAGGCGACCGCAGTGGGTGTTCTCTGCTACTGACAGAAGGTGACAGCGCATCCAACCCTATCCTGAACGCTCGTGATACCAAGAAAATTGGTTTGTTCCCGCTTCGTGGTAAGTTCATCAACTGCCTGAACGCCCCGCGCTCAAAAGTGATGGCGAACGAAGAATTCAAGAATTTATGCACCATTCACGGCGGTGCTGTGCCAGGCCAGCCGCTTGATATCAGTCGCTATCCACAGACCGTCGTGGCAACAGACGCGGATGACGACGGCATTCACATCCGTGGGTTGTTAATAACTCTGTATTGTACGTTCTGGCCTGAATACGTTCGTCAGGGTAGGCTGAAACTCCTGCGCACCCCTTACATGCGCGTGTGGTGTGGTAAGGTGATGCATGAGTTCATGAACAACGCCGAGTATGAGGAGTTCCTGAAGACACCTGACGCCAAGAAGATCACGAAGAAGAAATATCTGAAAGGCCTGGGCGGTAACAGCACTGAAGACTTCAAGCGTATTCTAAACAACCTGGATGCGTATACTACGACAGTCACGCTGGACGACGGCTACCAACAGTCACTGAAGAATGGCTTTGGTGACGAGTCCGCCGACTACCGCAAAACCTGGTTTAGCGACGTTTGCCTGTTTGAAACGGAAGGGGAATAAGATGGTTTTGAATCCATTAGTACACCAAAAACAACCGACAGGCAACACTTGTATGTCTGCGTGTTTGGCCATGATTCTCGACCGCCCTGTACAGAATGTTATTGACGAATTCCATGATTCATTCGAATCATTTGAGATGACTATTGGTGACGCACTGCATCTCAATGGTGTGCCATTTATAGCTGGGCGTGGGGCTAATCAAAATATAACGATTTATCACGATTATGTTTATGTCCTGGTCGCCCCTTCCCTGACTTCCCCTGGCATATTACATCAGATATTGTTGGACACTCGAGATGGTAAATTGGTGGTGTATGACCCGCTTAAAGGGACGGGTAAACCATATTACACTCTTGATGAATCAGATGAATCGGAACAAGCGATTAAACTGGTATCTTGGTTGGTCGATTACCAAGTGGACGTATTTAATTTAGGGGGATACGATAAATGACGACTATTACCGTGACGGATTTCATAAATGGTGATCACAAGGAGTTTTCCGTGGTCAACAGCATCCGTCAAATCCCTCAGCTGATTGACAGCCTGAAGCCAAGCCAGCGCAAGATACTCTTCGCTGCTCTTGAATACAACAAGGAGGAGATTGTTGACCGCCTTGGCATGTTCGCCGCCGCTCGCACGAATTACAAATCCGGTGGTGAGAACATGAGCGGTACGATCGTGAACATGGCTCAGGGGTTCCCAGGTACGAATAACATCCCATACTTTGACCGCGACGGACAGTTTGGTTCAATCATGGGGCGCGAAGCGTCTTCCGCTCGTTATATTTCAGTGGCAGTGTCTGAAGTTATCCGTAAAATCTTCCGAAAGGAGGACGATGGGATATTGGAATACAATTATCTTGGGGAAGAGAAACTGGAGCCGAAATTCTTTTTACCCATCCTGCCCATGTTTCTCGTGAATGGTATCAATGGTATCGGCTCGGGTTATGCCACCGACACCCCATGTCACTGCGTTAAGTCCGTGCTCAGTGCCCTGAGAGCACTTCTCCGTGGCGAAGACCCGAAAGACTTAAAACCGTACTGGAATGGTTTCAAAGGAGAGACAGGCTATACTGAGGAAGGAAGAGCATACAGTCGTGGTTTGTTCACCCGCGTCAATGCAACCACTCTGAACATCACCGAGGTTCCTATTGGTTGGTTCTCTAAAACCTATGAGACCAAAGTGTTGTTGCCGTTGTACAAATCCGGCATACTCACTGAATATGCTAACGATACGACCGAAGATGGTTGGGATATTACTGTTGTATTCAAGCGGGGTGAATTGTCTAAGTTGAATGACGAACAGGTTGAACAGATGTTCCGTCTCTACTCAGCTAATAAGCCCGTGTGGACAGCTTGGGATGAAGATGGTGTTATTCACCGTTATGTTGGTTGGAAAGACATGTTGCTTCCATTTTTCAATTATCGCCTGAGTCGCTATGAAGATAGACGTCAGTATCTTATCAAGGAATTGACCGACAAAATACACCGTTTGAACAATCGTGCCATATTCATTGGGTGGGCTGTCATTACAGATATGCGCCGGAGCCTCACGGAACTGAAAGCGTTATTCCAGACAGACTATCCTGATTTTGATGGCGATCTCGATGATTTATTCAAGATGTCTTTATCATCAATTACACTAGATGCCCGTGAACGTTTGTTGAACCAGATAAAGAATTTAGAAGTTCAACGAGAAGAATTAAATAATAAGCAAGACATCGATCTTTATACTGAAGATTTAGATGATCTTGAAAAGGCATTGGGCCTATAAATCTGGAGGGTGAATTCCCTCCAAACAAGCGAGGGGTTCACCATGTTTGTATATTTCCGCAGTCTCTCATTGCTGACTTTCTTCTATTGGTTGTTCGATATCTTATGCCCTCGTTTTATTAAAGAGGAAGTTGCTTTTGTCAATCATGAAGGTCAACAAGATTTATGGATACCTCTTTGCGCTCTTTCTGATGTAACCGAATCGGATGAAGTGGGTATGGTTGGCACCATGCGTTCATTTAATTTATTTGGATTCGCATTATTCCCTAAGTTAATTGGAGAATTACGCCCATACAATCCTGATGAAGAAGTGGAGGCGTGATATGTCAAAATTATTGACTCCAAAATTATTATCAATGGGTGGTTCCATATATTTTCATTGTCCTGGATGTAATATGCTTCATCCTTATCGCATTTCAGGGCAAACGCCTGGCCCAATATGGCAATGGAATCACGATCTCGAAGCACCGACTTTCACTCCTAGTCTGTTGGTGAATCATTCTGATCCGGCGAGTCGTTGTCATTTGTTCTTGACTGATGGTAAATTACAATTCCTTGGTGACTGTTTCCACGAATTAAAGAATCAAACCGTGGAGATGGTCGATATTCCTGAACCTGAAATATGGATAGATTAGATTATGAAATTACTTGGATATTTTCGTTCTTTGCCTACTGGATCTCCTAATGGGTGTCAATTATACTCTGAAGTGAAAGGGGACGTGAACGACACTCACATCGCCTTGTATGCTCGTGATATACCTGACCCAACCAAGTTTGATCGGCGTGTTGTGGCTGCTGCCAACAAATATGGTGATGTGATCGTTGTAAGCGCCCGACATCACGACAAATTGATGAACACGCAACTCAAACGATTGAAGGAAGCAGGTATTATCGAAACCACCCACACTCGTGAACAAGGGTTTATTGATAACTATGGGCAATGGATGTCCCGTGAAGAGGCTGCTGTGGTCGCTCGTGAAGCCGGACAAACTAATCAGGTCCGTTTGAAGAACACTCCTTTCAAAGAACTCTTTTCCGAAGACCTCTATTGAATAAATTGGCGGTATAATTGCCGCCTAACCCCATAATGAGACAAATAACATGGCAAATGAAATTGGTGATATTGCCCAGTTCCGTGCTATTTCACGCCGCCTGAAATCGTATGGACTCGTCATCGAAGAAATAGATGAAGATGTTCAGGGTGTATTGGAAGGGATGTTTGGGAGTACCGTTGGAACGGAATTATTTGAACTTTTAAAGATGGCAGCTGATAACCAATTCGTTGAATATATTTCTGAACACGCTATTGATGGTCTGAATAAATGAACGAGTTATATGAATTTGAACGCGTGTATGAGTCCGCTTCAGTTTCAGGATACATGAAACGATTATATCAAGAAATCTGTGTTCGTTTGATAATGCGAGGAATATCTGTCAATTGCGTTATGGCACAGACAGACAGTTTTATTATGACACTCACTGACCATCGCCAGAATATGTGTATCATCCAGGTTAGCTGTGTCAACAACGAAATTATACAATGGAGACGTTACGCATGACCACATATGTTATCACAAACGGCGATTTACTGAAAGCCGCTACGAGTTTTAATCTCATCAATGCTTTCGCTCATGGCGCAAATTGTTGGTCTGTGATGGGCGCAGGTATCGCCAACCATGTTCGATTGGATTTCCCAGAAATTTACCGAGCCGACCAATTAGATGAACGTGGTCCGGAACAACGTTTGGGGAACATGTCCTATGCGTTTGATCATGACACTGGTGTCTGGGGATTCAATTTGTATACTCAGTTCTACCCTGGTCCTAACGCACGCATGCCTTCCATTATCAGTTCAGTTCAGATTATGTTTGAACAAGTTCACGATATCATTGAGGCAAAAACCGACGAAACAGTCTATGTTGGTTTACCCGCCATCGGCTGTGGCATCGGTGGATTGAAACTGTTTCATGTGGTGAGTCAGATTAATAAAATCGCGGAGACTATCTTCGAAGATACCAGGCGTCGTGTCGTACCCGTCTTTTATATCCGACAGGGTGACGGGTTTGAACAAGATTTACAAGAACTTTCCCAGATGGTGGACTACGGAATCTCTGTCGTAGCTAGTGAAGAAGATATCATCGAAGAGGAAGGTATTGGATGAAGCGTGAAATAACAGAAGAGATGCTCGCCAAAGCCGTTCTTCATCCCAAGGTGCGTTTTGCATTTATCCCTACACGTTTACACGATGGAAATTGGGTATGGCTGGAGCATTATGTTCGCGCTCCTATCGGCCTATATGCCCAACTCCGTTATGGCGGCGAAGTCGAGTTAAAACAATATCGCGTCGGCGGGGGATTAGGCGGGTTGGATGACGGGGAATATTTCCCACATCGCAATTTCGCCATGAACGATAATTCATATTTCAAAGTCGAGTATGCCACCGCTTGTGGGACATATCCTTTGAAACTCCTTTTAGAGAAAGCAGGGGAAACTGATGTATAAATCTAATTTCTTGGCCGTCGCTGATAGCGAAACTCTCGGTCGTTGGGATGATGCTGTCATGTTGTCTTGGGCACAGACTATCGCCGACCTGACAAAGCGTTATACTCTTCAGCAGCTTGTTGAAGAACGCACGACATTTATCAAACTTAATGTCAAAGAACAGATTGAACTTGGCCGTGTGAAAGACCAGGGTACTGTGGAATGGTGGCTGGGTACAGGTAAACGCAACCCGTGCGACGCCGCCCGAGCTATCAGTCTATATCCGACCGACAAGGATATTTCTATTTTCAAATTGGCCGATGAAATTCGCAAGGGATGCCATCGCCTTGGGATCGACCCGCGATCGGTTGACTGGTGTGATAGGAATCTGTTTGACCTCCGCAAGGCCCAGCACATCATTGAGGTGACGTGTAAGCAAGATTCCAACGAACCTTGGGACTATCACCACACATTTGACATCGTAAGCTGGCTGAAGGGTGTTGGGCAGCAGGATCGATATGCTGGTATCAAGGCGTGGGAACTGGAAGGCATGATCTATCATGACCCTCGTTATGATGCGGCGCTTGACTGGCTACGCATTCAGAAAACCATGGAAGACCTGATGGGGCTGAAGGTGGAAGGATGAATCTTTCCTTGTTTTCATGGTTGTTTACAATCATAGTTTTCTTCATAGTCTATGTTCAATATTTTGGAGGTTCTTAAATGTTCTTTCAAATTGTCGGGGTGATCACGACCATTGTTTTTGTTGTCATAACGCTTTGGATATTGTATTCTTCATTTATCCATCCGATTTTTCAGGCTCTCAGTATTACACGTTGGCTCACAGCGTGTTCTTTGAAATCCGGAAGCGAATGTCCTTCTTTATCGTCCAAATGGAAATTCTTCAAATGGGCGTATGAAGTCGGAGGAGTCCGAACAACCAGATATTCAAATAATGTAGGGGAATGGTTTAGCATCGGCAATTGGCGTTTGTACGAATCTGAAGACAAATAAGCCCCGAAAGGGGCTTTTCTATTTGTATAATGTATTATCATTGTACCATCATATCTTTATGGCGCACAACAAATGAAAGAGCAAGAAATTATCCAGCATTGTATTCGCTTAGGAACATTAAAACCTCTCTATCAGGCTTTGCGTTTCAATGCCATTAAATTCAAACCTTTACCAAGAACTATTGCAACGTTCTTTGCCATGCGTTCTGTTGGAAAAACGATTTTCTTTGAGCATGACATTTATTTTTATACAAAGATTAATGGCGAAGATTTAGATAAAATGATTTTCGTGAACGACGATAAAAATATGAAGATAAAAGTGGAAAACGAATTGCGCAGGATAAATGATTCTTTAAGAGGAATATTTTAATGGAAATTGTTGTCTCAATATCTGATTGTGATTTTGTATACCGTGTTCTTCAAGGGGATGCTCCATTGCCGGAGAATAATCAAGAAGTGACGTTGTTCTGGTCTGGTGGGGTGGATAGCACATACATGTTGATTTGGTTGTTATCGAAAGGATATTCAGTTCATACTGTGTATTGCCACCTCGAAAATAATAAATTTAAATCTAAACGCGAAAATTGGGCGAGGAATAAAATACACAACTGGATTAATAAAAATGCCCCACTTCTCATGTATCGTTGGACACATCATCAAGAACCTATCAGTAGCATCAACGTCCCGAACGGTGGTTTTCGCGCTTGTTTAGCACAAGCCCCGATATGGTTATTAAACACGCAATTTAAAGGCAGTGGCTTGCCTTCCACGTATATCTTGGCATATGTTAACGGCGATGACGCAATACACTGGATACCCGCCTTTAATAAAGTTATTGAAGGATACAACATGATGACCAGAGACGGGGAAAGATCTATTGAAATTTTATATCCATTGATTAGTCTCAAGAAATCTTGGTTCTATCATCACATGTCCCCAATACATGACTTAATGACATGGTGTGAATTGCCAATTTTGAAAAAGAATTGTGATTGTCCTGCGTGTGTTCGACATCGCCATGAGTTATCATAGAGATGAAACGTTCAGTTGTTGTAAATGACATCACGAGATTGATAAATCTTATCAAAGACGTCTTCCCACAACAGGTGGATGTTGAGTATGTTGGGAAGAACGGAAAGTGCTATCAGGTTGCTCTGGTTCTGAAGCATGTGTATCCTCAAGCAGAGATCCATTACAGCCAGATCGAAGGTCATGTGTATACTCTGATTGACGGACATTACTACGACATCGAAGGCATCCACTTCAGTGTCCCACCAGACACGTGTTTGCTCGAATATAATAGAGGTCACAAACCGCATCGTTGGCATAAAGGGTTTGTGAAAGTGCCGATTTTAGAATGGCTGAGGAAACCATAATGGCGGGAATTGTAAAGCACCTTGGTGACACTCATCTTGGGCATAAGAAGGTCTTTAAACCGCGTGGATTTGATACACAGGAAGCCCATGACGCTGCGGTCATTGACAGTATCTTTCAGGGGTTGAAGTCTCGGGACGTTCTTGAACTGGCTGGTGATATATGCTTCATCGGGGCTGAAGGGTTCATTCGCCTGATGCGGGAGGGTGCCAAGCGAAACATTGATGAGTTTAAGCGACGCCCCGTCCCCGATGACTGGCGTCCGAACTTTATCATCAGGGTGGCACAGGGCAACCACGATAGCTTTAAGATGCTGTTGTCTTTGTATATGGACGGCTGGATTAGCTCCTTCGGCGCTATGTACGAACGTGACACGCCTGTTGGCCGTGTGTTGACAACACATGTTCCTTATCAATTAGACCGTTGGGCGTATAATATCCATGGTCATCTTCACGAAAATATTCGTGAAGAGCGCGAATACCTGAACTGCAGTTGGGAACAATTCAAGCGTCCTGTCACCCTGGCTGAGTTGTTATACACAAATTTAGGAATTGTGCTATGAAAATATTCTTTCCTGGTCAGAAAGTACCCGAAGAAATAGAAAAGGTCGAGTTATTTGGTTATAAAAGCGGTGATCCGTTCCTGCGATTTTCTTCACCATGTATCGTAAAGCGCAATAATGAAGGACATTATGTGCGCCCAATCATCCTCATGGGTTCTGTCATGACGCTGAGAGCTAAAACGGATTCGGTTGTTATTACTGGAAGTCCCAACATACCCAATGGAAAGACTACGCTAAATTGCAAGCCTATCCTGTCGTCTTGGGCGTTAATTGGATTTCTGTCTATAATCTTGTTTTATCGTTACCTTACTGACTTGGGGATCTTATGAAAAAGCCACGTATCACAGGACATCAACTCTGTGTCCTTTTAGGAATGTTGAATTTTGAAAAAGGTGAAGCCAGACGCCTTTGTCATTGGTATTTCAATCCCAAATCTTGGACGAACGATAAAGGGAAAACGGTTTGGACTTTTCATGCGCCACCGATATCTGGCGGGTTTCGTTCTGTAAAGGGTGATCCATGGGATACGCGTTCAGGTCAATCCTTGTTGTCTAAAGGTCTGATAGAACCTGCGTTTACAATGGTTCATGACAACTCTGAAGAGTATAAGCATTGGCCGAAGTCTGAAGTAACATTCTATAGGCTTACAGACCTCGGTAAAGCATGTACTGAATAATATTTTAGGTTATTGAAGAAAGGGGAAGGTATACTTCCCCTTAATTTATTGGGAGAGACAAACATGATTTCATTAAAAGAAATGTACGAACGCCTCGAAGAACTGAAATCTAAAGAACGTCTGTATTCAGAAGAGAATGCAGAAATGTCAGATCTTATCGAAAAAATTGCGTTGCGTGAAAAGTATCTTCAACGTTATATCAATCATCCACCTCATATGGTTGAGCGCATGTCTACAATTCTCGAATTGGACAACAGCGGTGTAACAGGCAAAGACCTGATTGTCAAAGAGGTTCATTCCATGGTATCCCTCGGTCAGATCTTTGGCCGCGCCGACCAGGATGACATGATCTTTTTACTTGAAAAGGTGTTGGTGAAATGAAACAATACCATTTGAATTATTCTCTCGTCCGTTCTGAAGACCGGAAAGAGTTGTGGCGTCGGCAGTTTGTGTACACACTAGGGGATAAAAATCAGAACCTTGGACTAAGACTTGCATTGGGTGTGTTAGTCACCGACGTGATTGAAATTTTTGAAAAGGATGTCGTAGGTCCATTATCGTTCGGGCACCAAAGGGTGGTGGACTTGGTCGGTTCTTCTCTAGATTCCGTCGATAGGGCTTTAACGATGTATCCGCTGCCTGGTGAACGGAAAATCATCACAAAGTCCGATTGCGATTTTTCTACAAACTACACACTGACCATTACGGTAGAAGACATCGTTCCCGAGAAGCCGCGCAATCGCATTGTTGAACGCTTCGCTCGTCTTCTGAGAGGTGAATAATGGCTATCAAACCACGTATGATGTTTGCTCATATGCGATCAGCTGCAGCATATGGTGTAACCAGTTATGCTCGGCGTCTGCAAGTCGGTTGTGTTATTGTAAACCCTGAAACTGATCAGCCTGTGGCTATAGGATGGAACGGAACGCCTCCTGGCATGCCGAATGTTTGTGAGATGGAACAACACGGGCAAATTGTTACAAACCCGTGTGTCGTTCATGCGGAGGAAAATGCTCTAATGCGTATCCCCGAAAATGCAGATGATTTCACAGGGTTGGTTATGTTTGTGACACATAGTCCTTGCCCTAATTGCACTCAAAAGATAATAGATAGCGGTAAAATCGATAAAGTATATTATCGTGAGCCATATCGTATTATGGATGGAATCAAAAAATTGATGAACGCTGGAATTGAAGTTTATCGGATGGTAGACGATATGGCGATTCTTCAGCATGTTTTCGACTATCAAGGAGAAGTCGGATACGAACAAATCTTATCTAATCCTGACAAAGTAAGGAATTAAAATGCGTTACGTCGACCGTATGCTGAGCGAAAATGAATATGTGGTTGCATTCACTCGTCCGACTTGGTGGAGTGGATTCTGGATTTATGTTCTCGTCGCTTTAACGATTATTCCAACATTTGGTTTCAGTTTGTTATTCCTGATCCCAACTATCTTGAATGTGATGACCACGGAATTCGCAGTCACCAACAAACGGGTTATCGTAAAACGAGGGTTTATCCGCCGTGATGCTGATGAACTTCGCCTGGGTAAAGTTGAGACCATCAAAGTGGATCAGTCTATTACAGGCCGTATCCTGAAGTTTTCGACCATTAGTGTTATTGGTACGGGCGGTACTCGCCTGTTGGCTACAGGTTGTGCTAAAGGGAACGAATTCCGTCAAAAAATTTATGATCATCTGGGTGACTAAATGATTACTGCAGGATACACCGTCGATTTGTATTGTGAGTGTGTTGAATGCAAATCTTGTAATTGGGCTTGGCAAGAACATCACCCCAGATGTGGGATGAAGTCTTATGCTGGTGAAACTTGGGCTGATTGTGCTAGACAAGCCCGTTCGGAAGGATGGGTGATATGCAGGGACAAACAAACTTGTTTTGCCCCTGGACATCCAAGGAAATCAGGGTAACAACAAACCGTCATCTTCAGGTTTTGTCGTTTGTTTGTTGGAAGTTTCCTTTTTCATCTGCTCTTTCAACGCATTAATTCTTTGAGCGCGGCGTCGATCTTCCATTTCGACCTCGCGCTTTTTCTTAGAACGTAGTGCAAACTGTTTTTTAACTTCAGGATCTTCTCCTGGTACCAAATGCTCTTCCGTCCAAATAATGAATTTCCAACCAACTTTAGCACAATGCTCTTTGGTGGCGGTCCACTTTGCTTGGTTCACCAACCATGTACGCATCGAATTATTGAACGTTGATTCCTTCATCGTTTTTGTTTTTCGGGGTTCTTTAATTTGGTCTTTGGGTTTTATTTCAATAAGGGTTATCTGTAACTCTTCAGAATCTTGTCGGCGAGTCCATACTTTCAAATCCATAAAATAGCGATGAGCGCGACCATCAACTGGAGAGATATATGGGATTACGGTTTCTTCGGACGACCAATAAACAATAGCAGGATTCATATCACAGAATTTGAAGGCGACCAGTTCTAACGATGAACGGAAAACTATTTTGTTCACATCACCTTTATATTTCTTGGGATTTACGGGAACATACTTCCCCTGCAAATACATAGCCATATTCTAGTCCTAAATAGTGTCATTACTCTATTCTAATTAAGGGCTTCAGACCATGGCGAATTTCAAGTCGACCATCGATAAGATCAAAGTTCTGAACACAAAAGGCTTGGCCAAGTCTCAGAAGCAATTGGTCTATCCGTTGGATATAACGGGGGGTAAAACCCTCGGTCATTATGTTTTATTCAATATTAACCGCATATCAGGATCGTCATACGGCGACACAACGACTCAAACCGTTGAGAACCCTATTCAAAATCCACTGGGAAAAACTCCTGTGGTTTATGGTTCTAAATCAGGTTCTATCAGCAAATATGCTTGGGCGCGTCATGTCCGCTCTAACGAGTCCATAGTGTTATGCATGCCTGAATCTATTACAACCAACTATGGCGTTGGTTGGAACGGCTCTGAGTTAGGATTAGCTGGTATGGGTGCCCAATTCTTATCCCGCGCTGCCCAAGATATGAGCCAATTCAAACTTGGCGACGCATTAAACGTGGGAAAAGAAATGGGACGATTCGCCGCCACAAAGGCGATTCAATCTGCTTCGGAAGCAATTCCATTCTTACCAACAATTAATGCTCACGATACATTAGAGTTGTTCACGGGCACAATGACAAACCCATATGTAGAAATGATATTCCAAGGGGTGCGCAACCGCGAAATTCCATTCACCTTTAAATTCACTCCTCGATCTCAAAAAGAGGCGAAAATGGTGAGGGAGATCATTCGTCTGTTCAAGATGCATATGTACCCTGAATACAAATACAACAAGAATTCCAGTGCATTCTACCTACACCCTTCCACATTTGACATCACGTTCATGGTGCAGGGGGAACGCAATAAATGGTTACATCGAATATCGACTTGTGTCTTGTCAAACATGTTTGTCAACGAGACACCAGATTCTTCATACGCCGTACACAAAGATGATAGCATCGTGTCAACCCAGATTGATATGACATTTATTGAACTGGAACCGTTGCACAAAGGCCGCTTTGATACTGAAGGCGACAGCTTCTAAGGGGAAGATGCCATGAAATATTTTGAGAAATTTCCACTCGTGTGGCATCAACTAATTGGTGTCAAAGAAAATGACCAAGTCCTGTTACAAAACTTAACACGACGGGTTATGGTCGTTAAGAAAATTCGGGACATAGAAGGGCTTCTCCTGCCTTATACTGTTTTCGATGGGGAAACCCCAAGGTCTTTTGCAGAACGCGTCTATGGTTCCTTCGAGTTGTTTTGGATACCATGTCTTATCAATGGTATTATGGATATCACAGAAGACTGGCCGAAACCAGAACGCAGAATCATTGAAGAGCTAACTGCTCGCTATGGGCTTGACGGGATGTGGGACGTGAAATACTACGTTGACCAGTTCGGGAATGAAACCGATCCTCGCGCTATTCGTTTGGCATATGGCCTTGGTGCTATGGACGATGCGACAATCATTGCGAATTATGGGCTGACTGGCATTACATATCACGATGATGCAATAAACAAAAACGAAGCCAAACGTAATATCCAAGTGCTTGATCCAGATTATGTTTCTTCCTTTGTTAATCAGCTGGAACAGGAGCTGACCAAATGATCGAAAATAAAGAATCCCAAGACGGCATTTTAACACCGTCCACCACATTTGATTTGAAGTATATGGCGATCCTACCACATACTCCAGAAGGTGGTACGCCAAGACCATATGACCTGTCTTCTTTATTTCAAGAATTCAACGTCTACCAAGATCTTGGTTTGGAAGGTAATGCTTCTCCTTCACTGACAGCCAATATCTTGATAAAAGAAGGTTGGGATATATTGGACACAATGCCGATACTTGGCGGTGAAGAAGTAGTGGTGTCATTCAAATCACCAGCGGCTTCTGATTACACTACTCTCTCATTGCGCGTGAGTCGGGTGGGCAGAGTTGCGGATGAATCCAATTCATCATCTAAAAAAGCATTTTGGCTGCACTTGGTGACAACAGATGCGTACCGTGACAGCATGCTGCGTAAGTCTATCGGTCTGAGCGGTTCTTATTCAGAAATGGCGGCCAAGATTTTTGAGCAGTTAAATTCTCGAACCAAATTTGAAGACATAGATCCGTCGTATGGTGTGCAAGAACGATTCGCAACTCCTCTTTGGCCTGTACTTCGTTCCATCGATTATATGGCCAGCCGCGCATACGACGAATTGTTTATGCCATTTGTTTTCTATGAAGACTTCACAGGCTATCACTTCAAGAGCATGACGACATTGTTCAACCAGGGCAATCAGTCCATGACTGCTGAAGAGAAACAAGAGGCAAGCGCGGAAAAGAAATTCTTCCGTGATCCTCAAGATGCCCCGTTGATGCAAGACAACAACTTCAACTCCGAACGTTTTATGCGGACGATCATCAAGGCTGAAAAGAAACTGGCGCGTGATCAGTACATGGCGAATTATCGGGATATCTTGGCAGTGAACGAGCGCGTGTATGACTTTAGTACAAAATCCACGACAGCGACCCAACGCATTTATTCAGAATGGTTTGACAGCACTGCTCACCTTGATCCATTCCCATTATTTTCTGATCAGTTTGATCGTGAGAATGTTAGGTACATTGAAGCGCAACCCGATGGTGCTGAACAAATAGATTATGCTCGCCGCGTTATAGAATTCAGCCTTGCATCAACGGTTATGCGTTTGCTGGTCGTGGGGGATAATCGTCTGAATGTCGGACAGGTTTATTATATTGAAGATTTGTCTAACCGTCCGAAATCTAATGAAAACATCGCCGAGTTAAGTAAGTTATCAACAGGCCATTATATCGTCACAAAGATACGCCACAAGATTTCACGCCTGACAAATGATTACCAATGCGTCGCCGAGATTGCCAAAGATAGTATGATCCAGAAGGTCTTACCACCTCAGACTGGTCAAACTGTGGCTTCTACACCAACCCCGACGCCAATAGAGAAAGGACAAGCCCAGAAGGTCTGAGAGGTGACAAATGGCAGATAACAATCAACCGACACCAGGGCAGCAAGACATCGTCAAGGTTTTGGATAAAATCAAAAAAGAAATGATGGAGCGCAAGCAATTGCGCGCCCAATCCGAGACGAATAAACAGCTCGCCGATGTCAACAAACAACTGCAATCTCTGAAGACACGACAGGCGTCTAATCAGGAGCAGAAAGTACCGCCAATTAAATTCCCATCGGTGAATGATATTGTTGGTGGGTTCGTCCGTGTCAGCCCCATTTTCACAAGGGATTATAGCACTTGGATGAAGGATACTGTCAGCCTGACAAAGGATGGCAATGAAGAACTGATGCGTATCGCCACCAAGATAGAAAAATTTGGTGAAGCGGCAAATGGCCCCGTTGATGACATGTCAGTTGAATACCTCGACATGATATCAGATCAATTGGGCGCGGCCAACGAAGATAGTCTTGAACGCCTTGATGGATTAAAGGATAAGCTGGCGTTGGTCGGAGGGGAGATCGTAAACCTGACTGACATAATGCTTCAAACGCATAAGGACACTCTTGATTTCAATAAAGATGCCAGTAACGAAACCGTTACCCGCCTAGACAGTATTGATGACAAATTAGGATACATGAACGAAGATCTTAATGATACTCTGACACGTATCTATGAAAGTGATCAAAAATATCGAGAAGAAGAGAAATTCCGTCGCGGAGAAGAAGGTAAAGAGAACAAGGATAATCCTCAAGCCCATTCTATCCCTCCAACGGAACCGAAACAGGATGGGCAATCTTCTGGGTTAGGCGCGGCGCTGGGGGCACTCCTTGGACTGGGCGCGTTAAAACTCCTGATGTCCCCATTAAAACTTGTTGGTGGCTTCATTAAATTATTCATGGGGTTTGGTGCTGGAATCGGCGGGTTGCTTGCGCCCCTGAAAGCAGCAACCAAGATGCTTCGAGTTGGACCTCTGGCGTTAATAACATCTGTATTTGAATTCGGTAAAGGGTTCTTTAATGCTAAAGAAATCCTTGGTAAAGCGCAAGTATCGATCGTTGATCGGGTTCAGGCAGGGATAACAGAGCTGGTCGGTAGTTTCGGGGATCTCGCTGATTGGGTTGCTGAAATATTCGGTTGGAACAATGCTGGGTTTGGAAAGGCGTTCCGTGAACAAGTGCTGAAAATGACCGAAGCGCCCGTGCGTTGGTTGAACTCGATTGTTGATTGGGTCTCCAACGATTTGTTTGCGGGTATTGGGAAGAGCACATCACTGACCGAAATACCTGGTAAACTTGCAGATAACTTACAAGGCCAATTGATAAAATTGGTTGATTGGGTAACGGGTGGAATATCTGGCCTGATAGATGACGGCATGGCGGCTGCAAACAAAGTCGTTGAAGACATGAAGAAAGGATTTGCAGAAAACGTGAAGAAACCTTTCTTCAACATGTTGAATGCCATCACCAATGCGATGTTCGATATAGTGGATAAGTTTGTCAGCATTATCCCAGATGCATTGGGTGGTGAAGCGGCCAGGAATAAGATGGCGGAAGCAAGACAGTCTATGCTGATAAGCCAAGACGATAAGGCTCCTGAGAATGCCTCTGTACCGCCGAACAGTCAATCACCAACACAACCCAATGCAGATATTAGCACGCTGACTCCGATGCCTTCTGGAGTATCTTCGGATGCTGTGAACGTAACAGACCGCACTTCTCAGTTGAAAGATGCATATGCTGGGATTGGGGGAGGTACTCTGGGCGGGGCATATCCGGTTCAGGGTAGAGCAGCCAGCAACATTGAGGAAGTTAAATCTTCCTATGCTAACCCACCAGCCAGTGTGGTCATACCTGTACAACAAAATGTGGACAACTCGAAGAAAGTCAGTACGACAAACAACTTCAACAGTTCACAACTGGAGCCGTCCAACCGTACTGACACAGGTCGTATTCTTTGGGACTGGTAATCAAATTCCGTGGGTAAGGATTAGCTCACGGAGTTTTCCTTTCGTGTATTCCGTGTTTTCATCTGGAACCACAGAATTAGTCTTTTTCAATAAGAACGACTCAGAGTTCCAATAAATATCTTCCTTGAGTATTGTATCATATAAATGAATAAATCCCACCACTTTGTTCAATCCAACCAAAAACCAAATTGGATAACGTTTGATGATAATGTCTGTCAGCAACGGTGGGTGACCATTCCCATTTCCTTTGATGTACTGGATAAAATTCACGCCTCTTTCTTTTATTTCCGGAATCATATAACGTTCAAAATGGTCAAGAAAATTATATGAAAAGTTATCGTACAGGCGGCGATATTCATTATAATTTTCTTGAGCCTGACGGGTGAGTAATGTTGTCACCCATGTTTTTGGTGATTTAACAAAGTTGGCGATGATATAATTTTCCACCACTTCACCCTGGGAAGATTCAAACCGACGAGCAAGTTTAGCAAATTGTTTGGCCACGCCCTGTTTAGAATAGAATGTTTCAAACTTGTAATTGTTCATCGGCCCATATAGACCATAATCAAAATCTTTGGTGGTGAAATGCAACTTGATCGCCATATATATGCAATAAACGTTAAATGCACGTTCATATTGCATTTTCTCCCACTCAGTTATCATGGCGTTTCTCCCTGCTTTTCTGTTTCTGTAATCTACGGCGTTCAGAACAGAACTGATTGAACTCCGACATCAAGCCTTTCTCTTTAATGAAAAGCATGGCGTTCCGGAAAGCGATCCCGATTTTGACATATGACGGCGGATTTTTACCAACCACGTGATCTCTCCTCTGATTTAACGAAACGTTGAAACTCTTCTGTTTTTCCTTGGCGATGAATAAACACCAATGCCAAAATAAAACGACGAAATGATTTTGGAATAAGACGATAACCGTTTGTCCAATTATAGACGACGTCAGAGCAATTCATCATCTTCATCATCTGTAATTCAGAAACTCCCAACTCCCTCATAATGGTTAAGAGATGTAATGAGTCATTATTCTTTCTTGGTTGTTTGTCAACAAGTTTCATAACAATACCGTTGTGATGATTTGTTGGAATTATACTGCCATAGATTTATTGAAAGGGGGGTTACGCCCCCCTTAATTCAATTCTAACCCACAACATCATACGAATTAGATAGGGTTTTACCCTGAGCATCTTTATGGTTATACTTCACAACATGACCATCGCGTATCAAAATGCGAAGGCAACCACTGACCATACTCATGGGGATATTGGCACCTTCAGCGATCTGCGCGTAGGAGCAATTGGGGTTCCGGTGGATGAATTCTTTCACCCTCTCACACATCTGGTTCATCACCACACCTCTTTGTGATTCTTCATTTTGCGAATAATACCGACGAAGCCCATATCCTTCCCGCAATGTGTGCAGATGGCTTGGCATGCGTAGTTCTCACGATAGGTGGGGTGCTTGCAACGCCATTGCTTGATCGCTTTCCGTGTAACGGGTATCATGGCTATCAAGAACAGTAACAAAAACACCGCGCCGGATATTTGAAGTTCAACAAGGAACTTCGCCCACCAGAAACTCATGTACTCACCCATTGTCAGGCTCCTTGTTCATCATATCAACCAGGCGCTGGCGCAATACTTCCTCTCCAGGCAATGGACCTGCTTTCAGGAATTCACGCGCTTCCACAAACTCGGTTTCGGGCAATGTGCTCAAGATTTGTTTCAAGAAGCATATTGACTGCATACGATGACCGTCGAACTGAAGAGCAAGGTCACGCCATTTCAGTTCCGTGCTGGTTTCTTTGCTCACGCGGCCTCCAGCAACACCAGAATGTTTTCAATGTACGCTTTCTGGATAGCATAGACCTCAGCCAGCGTGTTGGCAACTTTCTTGTCTGTGCGCACTTCGACAAGTCGCGGGAGGAACAAGGACTTCATGGCGTCATCTGTTTTATCCTGGACACCGTTAGAGAGCACCGCAGCTATCATGCCAATGTAGTCGCCCTGGTTTTCCCACATCCGGAGTCTCAGCTCATCTGAGATCCCAGAGACGCCAACGACTAATAGGCCGTCGGAAGTCTTACATAACAGAGAACCAAAAGTCTTGGCATGTTTGCCTTTCTTATCCCCTTCGTTAAATCCCACAATTTCAAGGTCGCATTCCACTTCCATCTTCAATTTCAGACCTTCAGAGGACGTGCCGTCTTCCCATGGCATATCAGCCGATTTGCAGATCGTTCCTTCTTCACCACGGGCCAGCGCGTCCTTGAAATGATCAACCGCCTCTTCAAACGAGTGAACAACACGGGTCTCCTGAACCTGAACCAACCCGTCGTCTTCATCAAACAGCTGCTGGATAATATCGAAGCGTCGTTCATACGGGGTGTCAACCCGCTCTGCGTTGAACCATTTGTCGTATGGAACAACATCCCATACACGATAAATCACTCGATAACGATCTTCCAGAGGTTCACCAGTCTGGATGACGCTGTTAAGTTTACCGTTACCGATAGCTCTGGGAAGGACTGTATTCGTCTTCAGATCGATAACAAGGAGTTCACCATGAAAAACGCTTTCCCCAATCCCAGCGTCATAGATGATATCTTTGAAAACCAATGATAGGTTATCAACGGAACCACCCGCAATCAAAGAACCAGAGCGAGAACGAATCTCTGGATCTTTTCCATAGCGACAAATGATGTTGGCGAACATCCCGTCAGACTTCAGCTGACTGAATACGCCGCGCTTGAAGTCCATCGTCTTCAACAAATCAATCGTCATGTTGTCATAACGATGATATGGGAGGATGTTAATCAGGCGACCTGTGCCTCCAGCTGCGTTGAATGCTGCGTTGATACCTTTCTCAGCAATCCCCGCTTTAATGTCTCGGTCGAGAATGATCTGGATGAGGGTGTGATAATCAGGGTGAATATTCGTTGCGGCTTTTGCCAGTTCTTGGTCGGCCTTCATCCCGCCAATACGACGTTCTGACATCATATCAAGAACGTCATAAACCTGATCCCAGCTACCGACAACGCCGCGCGAAAGCATGCGAGGGAATGCATTCAGATTGAATTGGGTGCGATAATAAGAACGCATTGGATCATAAACGTATTGAAGGAAATCAACCAGTTCCGGATTGGTCCTGAACGCTTCGGTCAACACGGCTTTCTTAGCATTAGTGCCTTTGGTATCACGAAGATTTTGGATTATTTCTAAGAGAGGAAGCATCATGTGTCTCCAGGGTTATTCGTCTTGTTATTATAACCCCAGAGACTTCAATAGAATTATTCTAACTTCTTTCCTTGACAGAAGTGAAAGATTCTTTCCATCCTTTGAATTGTTCAGTCAGGGTTTCTTTCTCCATTTCCCCATTGGAAACGCTATGGATATATGCAAATGCGTCATAACCATAACCAGGCATTGCTTCACAAATACGAAGAGAGACCAATGTTTCGCCCACAGAAACCAGATAATGATCACGACGATGGCTCAGAGGATAGTGATTGTCATGGAATTTGTCGATAACAACGCAGTTCTGTGGTTCGGCGTCAATTGCCAGCCCGTTGGCTTCGCTACCGCCGCGCCCAAGGGTGCATCCTGGGAATAATGTTTCTACGAGTGTGGTCATATTACTTCCTCATCATATTCAATAAATTAATTTTGCCCTTTGCTTCTGGGGCATACCAAACGTTCTGAGAGTGCCTCTTACAGCACGGACAATCCTTAATGGCAATTACACAGGGAGCCTTGTCCACGGCATATCCAGCGTCTTCGGCTTCCTTGACGGTGTTAAATGGCAAGTATGCACTTGTGCCTTGCCCTCCGCATGAACATTCCATTAAAAATCCTCCTGAGGTGAATAGAATATATCGATTTTCAACGCAAGGCGCTTAACACGGCGAGCGTGACGATGTTCTTTCTTTATCCCCTCGGAACGTTTAGCTACAGAACGACGATTTTTATATTTTTCTGAAGGATATTTGTCGTGTCCTGGGCAACAAGATCCAGGATCATACACATCCTTAATTTCGCGCTTCATTCATTTCTTCCTCTTAAAGGGGATGATCAGGGCTATGATTAACAGCATAGCTGTGATCACTCCGCATGCGATAAGACCGAATGCAAATGCTTTCAAAACAAATTGTAAAAGAATCATAATTTCCTCAGTTTTGCCCTTGTTACCTGAGTTTGTTTAACATCTTTGAATTCGGTCAATTCTTTGACGCGACCACGAATGATCATATCACCTTCCAGGAATTCGGTTTCCATATAAGAAGTCTTCCATGTAATGGTATTGCCTTCTTTGGTTTTGAAAGTATACAGATACGTGTCACCATAATCAGATGAATACAGGAAAATCCTTGCTTCGAATTTGACTTGCACTTCTAACATTTCACCGACTTCCCCCACCCAATTTGATACAGAACGCATTTGGCGGGGGGTGTGGATATAATCATAATACTTTGCTGCTCCCCAACGAACTGTCGTGGAGTCCTTAACGAGGTGATATCCAGGTTCACACATACGTTTCAGACGAACGTTGAAATCATTGTTCTCAGACAACGCGGCGATGAAAAGCATCATATGGTACATCTCTGATTGAGCATCTTCACGGGCTTTAACTGCCTTGTTATAGAATATCTCAATGTCAGAACCTTTCTCCGGACGAGTCCCGCTAGAAATATGACCAAGAACTCGACCAAAATCATCGCTCTTCATACTCATACCAGACAGCAGAACCTGAAAGCAATTCCGCAAATAACCTTCAGTGTCAACGTAATCAGGTTCGTTCACTCGATAGATGCCTTCAGGGTCATCTTCATCAGGTGAGAACATTTCATGTATCGACATATAATAAGACATCACGGCATCAAGCGATTTCTGATGAGGAACGTAATGGTGCATACAGCTACTACCGACCAACATTTGAGCGCCGGATTGTTCGTTACGAACAACATATGTGTTATGACGACGCACAGATTTATTACAATGCTCACACCAAGACACGTTTTCGGCTTCGAATCTTTGAATGAAATTAGGGTGGATGTCATCTGCTAATTTATTCAAGATGACTTTTGGATATTGGTGATTGAATTGTCCAATAATGCTCCACCCGCCGTAGGAAACAGGGCGGTCGATGCCTTCACCAGTGAGTGTACAATCCTGCCACCACCGATAGAATTTTTCACCAGTGATAGAATCGCGATGCTGGGTTTTGTATGGTTCGCTGTATTCGACAAGAGGGAACTCGAGATTCAGGCGCTTGGCCGTTCTTTCAAGTTTGGCCAGACGTTCCTTGACACGACCAATGTTGTCGATAGGAATACTGAAGGTCTTGGCTTTCATATCTGCCTCTCATGATGTAGTGAAACTTTTCAAAGTAGGTTAAATGATAGCCGTATGTTTTATTGAAGTAAAGGTTTCAAATAAAAAGCCCAACAATTTGTTGGGCTTTCTGGGGGATTTATGGCTGAGGATCGGCTGCGCGATCAGGCGCTGCATTAGGATACAGAGACTCATAGAGATCTTGGTATTTGGCGCTGGTCTCGATGGTCTTGGTGTATGTTCCGCCAGCGCGGTCAGTAACGACTTTGCGCAGATCAACGGCTTTGATGCCTGTTTCTTTTGCCAATTCGGCCAGAGCTTCGGTAACAAATGTCTGTTCAGACTTGATACGGATCTGGGCGGCGCGGCAATTTTCCAATGTCTGCATCATCTTTTGACGCAGCTTGGGATCAGAAGGAAGTTGGTAAAACCCGATTTGTTCAACTGACATAACATATCCTCATTAATGACGAGAACCGAGTGGGCCAATACTGGTCCCCAAACGGCGCAGGAAGAAATAAACGATACTGTGGAAACCAAACTTAGGAATAATGTCGACACCTTCAACTTTATAATATTCCTGAGTATTGGTCTGCACTGGCAACGGGAAAGATGGAAGATCGAGCTGAACCAATTCTCCTGGTTCGCAATGTATCTTAACAGCCTTACCCCAATGCCGTCGATTCTTGTAAAATTCCAATGTCTGCTCTGTAGAGAGACTGAGACTGGTTTGTCCAGACTGGCACACCTGTTGTGCCGCCTGAATCAGGTCAGCTATAAATGCAACATCCGACATGATGTGCTCCTGGGTTAATATTCAGATCATAGAGATTATACCCTATGACCACCATTATTGAAGTTAACCGAAATTCCAACTATTGACGGTCTCGGCTTTTTTAACATCATTTGAGTCCCCCGTTTTATTCAAGTCATGCTTGATATGCACGTTTTCAACATAACGGGCTTCTTCATCAGTCAGGTCTCGTTTGACTTCATTCCAGTCCAAGTCGAACAATATCTGTTTATCTTGGTCCATACCGAACAAGAAAGATTTGAGTTTCTGCTTGTTGGCATAACGATTTTTCAAGATTGATGCTCTGGCTTTCTTAACAGCCGCCAGTTCGTCTGGGGCATAAAACGCCATGATAAAGTCAGCGACCTTCGGGATACCGATAGCGTCTGCCAAGTCACTGATATCACCATCAGTTGCTGATTGCTTTTCACGGTTAAACTGCATGCCTGTCCAAACAGGGCAATCAAACTCAAACCCAAGAGCACGGAATTCCCGCGCCACGGATGTATAATACACGTTGGTGTTTTGCATCAAGTGAGCGGGAAGGCGAGAAGACGCAGATTCCCCCAGGTAGTCAATGATGATAACATCAGGCGTAATTCCTGTTGCAGTCGCATAATCAAGAATATCGCGACGATACAAACCTGTATGCCCCGCGCCCGAAGGATATTCCTTGATAACAATATCACCCTTCATGGAACCGTCTTGACGGGTTCTCAGTTTTTGTATGGTGGCAATATACTCGTGCCGTGAGAGCTTCTCTAAGGACTCGAAGTCCCTGCGCATCATACGGGCATCAAGGCGGTGTCGCCAGACGTTCTCGGCCACTTCGAGGGTGAATACGAACACATTCAACCCTTGCTCGGAGTAACCAGCAGCCAAATCAATCAGAGTTGTTGTCTTACCTGCGTTGATTGCGCCTGTAACGATGTTCAATGTCTTCTTGCCAACACCACCACGAGTTGCTTTGTTGAATATCTCTACGGCGAAAGGGATCTTCGCTTCATTAGAGTTCATGTGGTCGTATTGTTGCTCAGCCATTTCCCAATAGATGTGACCGAGATATGAATCAAACTGAATCGCCAGGGCTTCTTGCAGCAAAGTAGGGATGTTGTTCATCTCATCTTTGCGTTTCTCATCGCCGTATATGTTAACGGCTTGTCTAATTGCGTTATGAACAGCTTTCTGACGCGCCCAACTTTCTGTTTCTTTTACTAACCAGTCCTGATGAAAAGTATTGTCATTAATATTTTCAAGAGCAGAAATGGCCTGATCAAATACGTGTTCGTTGAGCGAAGTCTTTTCCAGCATAATAGACAGCGCTTCAACCGAAGGACGAGCATTATATTCGCAAGTGTAATGGTCTATAAGACCAAATATAATCTTCTCGCCTTCGTTATCGAAATAATCGGCTTTCAAATACGGCTGGATCTTTCTTTGATATTCTTCATTGTAGATTAATTGGGAAAGCACGACAGATTCGAGTAACATATTGTGTTCCTAAATTATTTGGTTTGACAGAGGACAATCACTAGCCTTGATAAAATTCTCCGAACAAATCTTTGTAGACCTTGTCTGCCATTTCCTTTGCTTCTTCGAATTCATTGTAATACCCGAACGATCTATATTTCCCGTCAACTCTGATTTGCACGCACCACCTACCCTTGTATCGAAACACGCCTCTCGCACCTGTGGTATTATGGCTGTACAAATCTGTGTTGACCGCATTCTGACTTTTATTGGATTCTCTCAAGTTCAACCAACGATTGTCGTCCCTTATCCGGTTTTTGTGATCAACTAATTTCTTCGGCCAAGAACCAGTTTTGTAGAGAAATGCTAATCTATGTTCTAAATATTTCTTATCTCCGATTCTTATTGCCCTGTATCCGTCAGGTTTCAAAGAACCCGCTCGAGTTCCGGCTTTAGCAGTACCACCACGGTCCACCAACCATGTAAACCAACCAGTGTCTTCATTATAATGTAGTATTTCTTTAAGAGACTGCTGTGTTAACATAGGACTCCAGACTCACCCCACCAAAATTTTGTTGTAATCCTGAGCATTTTGCTGTATCAGATCAACTAAGATATCCCCAGACACCACAGTGAACAAGTCATTTTCTTTCAAATTAACAAATAACAAACGCCATGGCTTCTTCAATATATCCGTCGTAAAGGATAACCGAGGTTCTCCATTGTCTACATGGACACCCACTTTTCCTATACGAAATTGAACACCGCGGAACTCGCCTTCCGTTATTTCGATAATAGCTAACTGATCAGAACCAGGGTCGATGATTTTGTAATTAACGGGGGAGTCTCCTCCCCCTGCAATATTACTCACTTGTCTTGATAACATCGTCGAATTTCTCCAACATGTCAGCTGGCATCACCGGACCAGTGGAAATGCCGCACATGGAGTGAATATCGTCGCAGAATTGTGGGTTCTCAAGCAGAGGAAACCAGAAGTCGTCGCCAAGCTGGGATTTACGCAGCTTGGTTTCCTTCTCTTGGTTGAAACCACCCTTGGCGGTACGCTGATACCAAGAACCGCTCACCAACTCAACATAGCCGAGGGCGCGGGCGATTTCAAGTAAACCAGACCATTTGTCAATACCACCATCATATAGCACGGTCACAGGGAACTTGGCTTTCTCTTTGACATGACGGCCTTTCATGATGTTGATCACGAACTGCCAACCACGGATCTCTTTATCGCCATCTTCTTTAACCTGGCGGCGAGTGATGAACCAAATAAGATCGCAGGACAGAAATCCCTGCTTGCCACCCTTCAGATTAGGCTCGGCATAATCGTTGCCGATCTCATCATAGTAAGAGTTGATCCACACCATCAGCAGATTCTTCATGTTGAGCTGGACTGTAACAGTACGCCAAAAGCTGTTGAGAGCACGGGCGCGAGTCATGTCCTGCTTGTCTTCGCCTTTGATCGCATCGTTGACTTCTTTGGTGGAAGGCAACTGGCTGATGGAGTCAATAAAGAAGATGATGTGCTCACCGCGCTGGGTGTCGTTCAGCATCTGCATGAACACGATCTGCATGTTCTCCACCGATACAATCGGCACGTGGACAACACGGCTCATATCAATACCCATCGCATCCCAGTATTTCTGGTTAGCACCGAACTCAGAGTCACCAAACACGCAGATCGCGTCAGGATACTTGTCCAGATACGCCTTAACGTCCACCAGGCCAAACATGGTCTTAAATGTACGGGAATCACCAACCAGCTGCTTGGAACCGGAGTGAATACCACCATCAGGGCGGCCTGTCCAGGCAATGTTTAGCAGAGGGATACCAGTTGAGGCGATAACCTGTTTGTCTAGCAACGTTGTCTTGCTCAATACCTCCGCTTCAGGAGAATGCTTCTTCGCAGTCTTGAGCATGCGAGCCATCAATGAATCGGCCATTTCGTTTCCTCTTGCTTGTTGATCGTGATTAATAAATCGGTGCCCAAGACTTTCTTGGACAATATGTTAATTGCTTCTTGAATTGCCATTACCGACGGGAGTTTTTCATCACTGATTCCGGAACCCCCGCGTTCTGTTAAATACATATTGCGCAGACGATTATGCTGTGCCCTATTGACACATGACAAATTTAACGCAATATTCAAAACATACATTAGTTGTTCGGTTGTAACATCTTTTGGTATAGCATGAACATAATATATCGCATCTTCAAAATAGATATGCTGTAATGACTCTGGAATTTCTTCCCCGCCAAAAGCAAAATCTTCAATGCGTTTAAAAAGTGTTTCCGGCTCTTTGGTTGTAATATGTTGTGTTACAGTAGCCGCACCATCTGGCTCTTTCTTGAAATTGGTCGCAATAACGACATGACCGCCTGGTTTAATAAACTCAGCGAAGTTCTCTGCCATGCGCGGGGCATGTTCCGCATAATATGATACGACAACTGTAAACATTAGAACTCCAGGGTCAGAGGGGTTTCTGCGGACTTATCGTAGTTCGCACCGCCAGCAGCACGCAGCCGATTGCGATCATTTTTGCGTTTGTGTGCCAGCATGTAAGTTTCGGCGTCCAGTCCTAGATAACCACAAGCACACGCCAAGAAGGTAGCCAACACGTTACGTTCAGGATGAGACATGAAGTGCGTGAACAGTTCAGTCACTTTCCTGAGGTCATGCGGTTTTTGGATTGGTTGTGTCTGCACGAATTGAACCATTTCTGGAATATCGTGTGGCTTTTCTTCTTCCTGCAGTACGGCGCACAACATGAAGTGAACCACGTCCACTAGTTCATACACCGCATTCACTTGGTGCCATTGCTGGTCATTGCCGTAGATTTTCCAACTGCTGGAAACTTCGTCAAGGAATTCAGCCCACTCACGATAGATAGAATTCACCACCGCAACCTCAGTCCATACATTCTTCCACTCTTCCCCAAAGTAGGCCACGTTGGTGGCCTTTTGAAGTTCGAGCAGACTTTTAATATGCTCTGCTGTGATCATTTCCGATCCCTATAAAATTTGACGAACGGTTGCCAACCTTCAAACGGATTGACAAATTCATAATCAACTTCCATCTTATCAATGAAAGCCTCTATGTCATCCTCTATGATACCACCACGATCCGCCTTTGAAATGCGGGTGATAGGACATTTAGTGCTCAGCGCCCATTCATATTCCTGAGGAGTACGCAAATCACTCACGATATAATGAACATTGGGGTTCTGTTCAACCAAAGGAAGTTGATATCGTTTAAAGAATGACAGGAACAGGTCTGGCTGTACATAACGCAAGCCCGTATCGCTGCCCAGATGAAGCCAGATTTGGCGCGGGGATAAGCCCTTGGGGTTATCAGGGTGTACGAAGGGAACGTCCTTCACAGCATCCTCCACCTCCGCTGGTAGCCATGGATAGATGAAATTAGCGACACGTCGTAGTTCATCCGAGAAAGACAGACGACGAATATCCATATCACCCTGAATATGATGAAAACTGATCAGGGACTCCAAACAGAAGTCCTTACCGGAGCGCTTGCGCCCCGTGAAGAATTCAAGGTTCGGGTACATCATACCACACCTTCCAGGAACTTGGGGTCAATGATCTTGCGGTCAACAGGTGAATGTTGCAGTGCTGCGTTCAACCCGTGGTCTTGGATCATGTCCATGTTGATCTTGTAGTCGTTCAGTTTGCAGTACAAGCAGTATGCCATCTGTGGTATCAGGCCGCGATCAGCGTCGTATTTCTTAAGATGGGCGACGACAGTTTCCCACGGGCTACCAATATCACAGTGATGAAGAACACCAGTGAATAGATCACGGATATGGTTCTGGTTGGTCACGTTCTTGAAGTAGATCAACGAGTTGATGAACCCGGCTTCCACTTTGGTTTCCTTCGTGATCTTACCGAGCTGCTTCTGGCTCATTTCATTGTTGTAGTAATGAAGATTGTTAGAGAAGAGCTTGTACTGGCCGACGTCAACATCCAGCACCTGAGCAATCACTTCCTGAAGGATAGAGAACTCAATGAAGTTGATTGAACTCATACCCCAGAGAACATCCTGCGATCGGTTGATGACTGTCAGGTTCAAGCGACCTTCAACGATAGCGAATAGCAGGGCCAGGTTGCATACCATGTCTTTGGTCTTCGCTTCACCACTCAGGCTGAACTTCGCCAGACCAAAATCTGAGTCTAGAGCCGGATCATAGATGGTGAGGTATGCCTGGCGCGTGTTAGGATTCTTGCGCAGGCGGTTGATGACGCTATCCAGCTGGCCATGGGCATACAGGCGTGGTCCATAGGCGGCTCGCCACGTGTGGCCATTATCGGAGAAGTTAGCGGCGCGGGGTAACACACGAGAAAGGAAGCGAACATCATCGCGCCCCGACAGCACCCAGAAGGTTTCGCCGATGGCTGCTATTGCTGATGAGTTGCGACCTTCAACGGAAAGCCAGCGGTCGCGAATATCACTGACGGTAATAGTCACACCATCGAGGAAGCGGGTGCCGTCGGTGTTGATCTCCGCGTTACCTGGATCAGATTCAATCCCGTGCTCACGGATAGCCAAGACAGCCTGTTTCAGCATGTCGTTGTTGTTTATTGCTTTAATTTCCACAATCAATACTCCCAAAATCACGACAGAGGAATGCCATTACAGCTTGGTCTACTGTTAGACCGTGAGACTTCATCATACCTGCGGGAACGGTAGGGAACAAGCCTTTATGCCGTTGGCGGTGGTCATGAACTCTCTCCCACTTTTCGACAACCAGGCTTTCATTGAAGTCTGCGCCGCCGTTGCGTGATTTCACACGGGAAACACAGGTTTCAAGCGGGGTGTCCATGAAGAGCACGACTAATTCGCGCGGTGGGCGCGTCAGGCGGGGAATCCATGAGCTGAGCAAAGTTGAAGGGATGATTCCTTCAAACAACACGTCATATTTCAGATATTCCGGCTGATCAGCAATGGACAAGGCGAACAACATCTGCTCGGTATCTTTCAGGGAATCAACACCTTTAGACTTAGACTTGTCATATTTACCAATACAGATAATGTTATAGGAAGGGCAAACTGTGAGCATGATCTTGCCATTGTAGGTCACGACATACGCCTGAGGATCATTCTCCGCCAGATAGGAAGGGACAGTGGACTTGCCGCTACCGTTGGAGCCTTTAACGTAATACAACTCTCCTCGTGCCGGATATTCCCCTTCGACAGCAGGTGGTTTTACAAACAGATGTACGGGGCGCTTCAACAACCCTTTGAGCGAATACGACATGGTGTGCTCCAATAAACAAAAGGAGCTGCTATTATAGCAGCCCCTTCATCTATTGAATGCTTCTGAGTTAAATTACGCAGCAGCTTTCGCTTCGGCCAACGCCTGAGGTAGCCATTCGTTGATAGCCTTTACCAGAGATTCAGCGTCAGTTTCTTTGATTTTCTGACGCTTGGTGAATGACTTACCATTCACATACAGACTGAAACCCCAGCCGCCGGAAACGATAGGTGCCAGATCAACATAGGTGTTAGTGCGGGCATGCGGATTGGCTTCGTCTGCCAATTCAGTGACAGGGAACTGGAACCAGCGCATATCAGGGTTCACATAACTCAAATATACTTCAGGAGTAACCCCTGCTTCAACCGCCGCCAGGATTGGACCATAGTTAGAAGCACGAGCGGCTTCAACCATTTCTTCACGTTTGTTATGACGACGCTTGCGTTCTTCAGTAGAAGACGCAGGACGCATTTCAGAAGATTTCTTGGCCAGAACCGCCTTCGCGTTCGCTAAAGCCTGATCATCCTTCGGATTTTCAACGTCGGCGATTGCTTCAGCAACGGTTGTGCCCAGCATACGACGGCGAACTTCTTCAGCACGGGCTTGCGCTTCTTCGTCAAGAACTTCTTCGCCTTCAACTACCAGGGAAATGGAGCCGTCTTTGTTGACTTCAAGAGAACCGTCTTCGACGGTCTGGGAATTTTGATCACCGACAGGTTGCCCAACCGTTTCTTCGGCGTCAATCACCGGATTTGATTCACCGTCGCCCTGTTTAACCCCCGCATCTTCGGTCGGTTTAACTTTTTCGGCTTCAGCGCGGTCAAGAGCTTCGAGAGTCTCTTCTTTCTCTTCCTGGCTCAGACCTTCAATGAGTTCAAAGCCGTTGGCTGACTGGAGGACGCCTTCCATCATACGGCGTAACGTGACGTTGCCGATGATAAGGTCTGCACCTTTGATTTCTGCTTGAAGATCAGCAGCGGTTTTACCATCAATTTCAAATTTCAGGCCGGACTCGATATGAAGAATATAGGACATAATAAAAACCCTTTTGTGTAGTAACCTTCTTTGGCAGTTTAATGTTCAACTGTGCGTCTGGAACATTAATATACTGCCTTTTTAGAAGATGTAAACCACTTTTTATTGAAAAGTTGGTTAACACTTCTGTGTTAGACAACGGAACGCTGGTACAGCGCGGACTGACGTGAATATTAACTTTGTATATCAATATTGAAAACTGTTTCAGGTGGCCACATGGCAGATAACTCGATCTGTGTGAACTTCGGTTGAACGTACTGATCTAACACTTCATCCCAGAGAGCATGCTCAACATTGGCAATCAACAATTCGTCATCCACTATTTCGACGGAATGAACCACTATCCGGTGATCATAAGTCAGAGCGTCGCTCACGTGTTCATTTTCTGCTCTGAGGTGCTGCATTATGAAATATTCTATAACTGATTCAAGTACAGTGTTCAGACGAACATATTTCTTCATACAGCCCCCTGATATCTTTACATGTAGAAGTTTGGAATCTCACCAGACGCGCAATGGAATCCATTAAAATTCTGCTCAACATGTAAGCGAATTTTGTTGACAACAACTTGGCGATGCTCTTCTTCCATACAGCGTTCGATCAATGAATATGAAGTGTACGCCAGGCTGTTAAACAATCTGGAAATGATCAGACACGTCTCTTCATCGTATACAACATCCGGATGAATACCAAAAACATGTTCTTCATCAATCAGAATTTTACATCCCTTCACGATAAACGGTTGACTAAAGAAATGACGAGCGGAAGAAGTACCGGATTCTTCTGTCAATAGGAAATCGCCAGTCTCTCCGAAAACTGCTTTCAAGTTTTCTTCACTGAATTCGGCTTCCATTTGAATACGCTTGTCGGCAAGGTATTTCACAGCAAAATGAAATTTACCAACAGCATCATTGGCGGCGCGACGATTGTTAGCGGCATGGGTATAACCTGTCACGAAGTCTTCAACAAATTCTAAGACTTCAGGCTTACCAAAACGAACCTCATCCCCCAGATCTAAAGCAGCCTCGGATTCAAATTCAATACCCATAGCTGTGAAAAGAGTTTGTTCACTCAGGCGGCGCTCTTCAGTATACCCCAAACGAGATCCAAGTTCGTAACCAGTCTTGCCGCCGGAGTCTTTGTGAGTGCGGTCATAACGAACGCTGTTGGAACTGAATTCAATACCAAAAATTCTGTGTAGATATGACATATATGGAACCTCATGTTTATAGAAAGCCGTTCGCGAATTATCCCATAGAACGGCTTTTAGAACTAACCATTTTTGTGTTTACGACGAGCGTCTTTCCAAACAGACATCTGGCTCTGTTTCTGGAATCGAGCAGTGCGCATAAACAAAACAACTTCCCAGTATTGAGGCTCAATCTCATAAAGCTGTGAACGAAATTGATCAGCGCGGTACAGTTTCACACAATGGTTGTACAGAGGGTGATTGGCGAACCGTTTCAGGGCATCCCAAGTAAGTCTCAAACGAGTTTTAGAACGATACGCTCTTTCGTTCCTCAACTTGATAAGATCTTCAAACACTAATAATCTGAGCTTTGGTGGCAAATAATGAAGGTTGAGACCATAAAGATAGGTCACACCACGTTCCCCAAATTTTACCCCGTCACCCTTCACAAAATTGAAGAAGAATACAAGAGGATACATATCCCAATACGGGAGTTCATCTTTGGTCAGCGCATCATATTTGAAATAGTACATGCGACCAACAATATAGCGCACACCCTGAACAGGACGTTTATTTTCAGCAAACGCCTTCATCATGTGGTTGGGGGATAAATTGGCATCTTTCGATACGCGTTCCATAAACCACACGTGAGACCGACGGATATTACGTTTCGCTTCTGGTCCAAAATGTTGACGATATTTGCGGATGTAACGCTTGACCAATTCTGGGGCGTCCATCTCGGCAGGAAGCAACAACGGGTCTTCTTCACCCATAGCGTTCTTGGCCATTTGTCAACTCCTTATAAATATCAGCAGATATATTATTTAAATGGAGTCCTCATCGTGGAAGACTATCGCAATTTTCTAACGCAACTGCTTCAGCGGGGGATTTCCCGCAAGAACAGATTTCGTGTTACAATCCCGTTGCCACCTGGTATTTTCGATTCTAATGCGACTCTATCCAATGACGGCAACGCATATCCTTCATCTTCATCATTTGGGGATCTGTTCAAACAAAGCGCCCGTATTGTAAACGCTTTCTTTGGAGGGACAAACCAGACGTCTCGTTCCTTACAAATGATGTGTATGGTTGCTTCTTTGCCTGGTACTGGGATTGATACAACGCCAATGACAAATAACGGCAACCATATTAAGATGCCGAACAACAAAACAAACGTTGATCTGGAGTTATCGTTTCTCCTTGCCAACGACTATTATGAAAAGTCGGTCATGGATAAATGGAAGAATTTGATATTCGACCCATATACGACCAAGATGGGTTATTACGAAGATTTCGTGACTGATATTTGTATAGAGCAAATGGATACAGAAGACCAGGTGGTGCACCGTGTTTATGTGACGGAGGCTCATCCTATTAACTTCAGTTCCATCGACCTCGACAAAAGTGCCGCCGACCAATTTAACCAGTACAATATATCGTTCTCTTACAATAAAGTATTATCGGAGACTGAATATGAAACGCGCAGCCTCGCCAGCGACTTTCTTCCTTTGGGCATTGCTGATGCTCTTGCTTCCGGAGATTGGGAAACCGCAGCGTCAAAAGCCGGACAGCTGTATAAAAAGATTAAGGAAGGGAACTTTACAGGTGAAGCCCTACTGGCCTACAAGCAACTCGATCAGCTTGTAAATAATTTGGCGGGTATCAGCCTGGCAGACTTCGAAAGGATCTCTATCGGCATCCAGAGGGATATATTAGGCAATGATAACCTGACGGCGTCTGAGAAGAGTAGTTTACTCGGTTTGTTACAAGACGTCGTTAAAAACTAAAAAGCCCCCGAAGGGGCTTTAGTGAAATTAGTCTTGCTTCAGGAACTGCTCGAACTCATCAATGGAAGCCGTCTGTTTCGCATCGGCACCCGCACCACCATTATTGGCTGGAACAGATTGCTGTGCATTAGAAGGCTGAGATTGTTGTTGGTTCAGACTTTCCTGCGCTGTCGGGCGCTGGGGTTCCTGAGACTGGGTAGGCGCATGTGCCATAGTAGAAGCACCACCTTCAACCAGAGGCTGATTATCAGGGATGGCCAGAACTTTGCGCAAACGTTTTTCCAGATCTTCGTACGATTTGAAGTTGGCCGGATTAAAGAACTCAAACAAGCTGTGCTCTTTTTCCCAGATCTCTTCAATGTATTCGTCGGTTCCCAGCGGTGCCGGACTATCCCACTTCACGTTGGTGAAGTTGGCAACCAGGCCTTTCCAGTTTCCGAACTCTTTCTCTTCGCCGAACAGGTTAAGAATCAGATTCGCACCTTCCCACATATCGAACGGGTCGAATTTCGGGTCGGTTGAGAACTTAGGATTCTGAGCCGAATCCAGGATTTTCTTGACGGCATTACCGAATTCCAGCAAGAAGACCTTGCCGTTATTTTCCGGATTATTGCCATCTTTGATCACCAGGATATTGGCGTAGTATTTGGTGTCTGGCAGACGTTTTTTCAGGACTGTCTTCAGTTTTTCATCGTTCGTTTCTTTCTGTTGTGCCCACAGAGGACGATCGTGGTCACGAACCGGATCATCATTACCGAAAGTCTGAGGTGAGTTTTCGATATACCAGCCGCCAGCACCCTGGAAAGCGTGTTTCATGATCATGGCGCATGGAGTTAACACAGCATCTTCAGGGATGGTGCCTTCTTCTTGAGCCTTCATGTCCACTAAAGGGATAGGCAGGAAACGAATAATGTTTTCGGAAGTGCCTTTTTCATTCCAAGTCCACTTCCAGATGCGCGGGTCACGACCGCCACCAACACGCTGACCTTGCTGAGCGAGACGCTGTTGCATAGCTTCGGCTTGTTGGCCACGAGATTGTTTAAGACGATCAAATAAGTTACCCATTTTATATTCCTCTATAATCCGCCCCTTCGGGCTATTCTGTAAATGTATTTGTCTATTATTCCGACGATGTAATTATACTGCCTTTTGCTATTGAGTTAACCCGCAATCATTTGTTTTGCTGGGTCTATCTCAATAATATCGTACACATCCGAGAAGGTTTTGTGACCTTCCAAGAATGTATGGTACTCAATGACATAGGATTTACCTTCCGGCGTTGTGAAACGAACGCGATCCATATCATCAGCATGTTCATTGAGGCTACCGTGACGCCAGCGGATAGAACCTGGCAGATACTCTTGCGCCTTCAACAATTTATAAATTTGCTCTTTGCTCATGTTACAACCTTAAATGAGTTTTTTAGATTTCAATTCACCCTTCAACAACCGAGCATCAGAACATTCAGCTGTTAGCCTTGACAGGAGAGGTGGTGTAATCAGTTTCTTAACTTTCGCCTCTTCGATGTCGTACTCTTCACAAACACTAGCCATCGTTTCAAGAATAGACTCCTTGCGTTGGCTCGCTCGCATCAACACCAATTCTGAGAATGAATCAGGTGTAAGGACTTGTGCTATTTGTTGGTCAGACATCGATTGTATTCCCCTTCCCAGACTGCTTCTTAATATGACGCAATACGTCTTTGAAGCCATCAGGTGCGGATTGTGGGCCACGGACACCAGATACGATCTTTGGTGCTCCAATGACCATTTTGATTTCACCGCCACATTCAGCGCATGGATCTAATTCAGGCGTATGGCGTTCAGCACAAGACCTTCTGGTACTGAAAGAATTACCACAACCTGTACAGGCATAATCATAAAACGGCATGAGTTGCCTCCAAGACGTGTTGTATGAATATAATAACCGCCCCCGCCAGTGTAGAAAACAGGACGATCCTGGTTGCTTTATCACGCATCATGACGTATTCAGCCAACATGTCAGATTGATTTGCCGCTCGTACATTGACGTCACTATGGGGGGACACAGCATAGAAAGATATCATGGCGCTCAACGAGTGTAGGAATGTCAGAAATCCCTTAACCCAAATAAATGCCGTTATCAACAGCAAGGCGAAAAGCAGTATATCTGCCAACAGCCAGTAATTAATCATTTCTTACACCTCTATTGAAATCGGGATAATTTTCTATGAAGTAAGGTCCAGACACCATGTTTGCGAATGAGTCTACAAGATCATCGATAGGCTTTGGATCCTTCACGTCCAACATGTCCATTATACCACGCATCTTAACGTTGAACAGCTTCTCGAAATGATCGATCATTACCAATTTATCGGCGTTTCCTTTACCACAGAAATGCTTTTTAACGAAAGAAGGAGTAACGATCTGGAATTCCATATTATTCCGGCGCATTGCTTGCTTCAATAAAGATGTATTTTCAGCAGTCTGGCATATGTTATTGGAATTCTTCGAGTTGCCCATTGCGTACCCCTCAAGGGTGATGAAATCAGGCTTCTCGGTTAGAAGAACAGCTTCGGCCCATTTGGAGATATTGTAGAAGCGTTCTTCTGGGGATTCATATTTCGGCTGGCGTAAAATGAGGATGTTATGCCGTACCTGACGACAATGTTTTTCTACAGTATGATGCGCATAGAAATGAAGATGGTCAAAATCCAAAGGATCTTTATCATCCCAGAAGCACATGGCAGGACAGCCATAAGAATAGTCGATTCCGCAAAATTTCATAAAAATACCCATAACGAAGTTTCATTGTGTTATGGGTATTTAGACCGGATTATCTTGTCATGATTTTACTATCTGGCAAAATCAGGCGGGGTTTGGAATCCATATTGTCTTGCATCTGACGGATCTGCTGCAGAACCGCCGCAGTATCTACATGACGTTTGATTCCCCGCGCTTCATCACCATATGACACATGGCCGTTGGCGTCCACATAATGCGCGGTGCAAACCATCAAAACATAACCCAACTCACCAACAGCAACCGTTAAATCAACCACTTCGGAAGCCAAAGATTCTCCGTCAACACTGAGATTGGGAGAATAATGGATTTTACCATCGGCCATAAATTCGCTATTCAGCATAATCATGCCAGCGATCGTTTGTACAACGGGGTTCCCCTGATCATCGGCAACGAAACCGTCGAATGCGCCTTCAAACCCTGGCGCAATTTCTCCCTTTTCATTTGTGATCACGGCGCGGAGGCGTTGAAGGATGACGTCTTGTACCTGCTGAATATCAGCGCGTTCTACGTTTGGCATTATTGTTCTCCAGTTCATAATCCCGTTCTTTAACATATTCATAAAGACGGGAAGTAATTCGGTCGGCATTGCCTGTGGTATTCTTCACAACCCAACCGCTCGTAAGGACATCCATTTTATATCCGTCATCGCTATCTTGAAAATAACTTTTAATTGATTCAAGCCGACGACGTTTATGAAAATATGGTATTAATTCGCCAATGATGACACAATCGGGATAATGTTTATCCAGAGTGTTTATGTCTCGTTGAACCCAAACTGGAATAACATCTTCCTCGTCAATTGGGCTGTATGTCTGATCGACGATGATTACGTTGAATCCGTAATTCAATAAATCTTTTACACCCAGACGACCAAATTTCATATCGTCCACAGTCATGGCGATATTCTTGATCCCCAATTTATTTGCGAAATCCGTTAGCAATACAAAGAAATCCGTATTTGTATCCGGATAATTAATGGTAAGTTGTTCTCCAACTTTACTGAAACAGAACGCGTGCATTTTCGGTCCTCATTATAAATATGGTTACAATATACCGTGGAGATACATTATGAATTTACCATCATTGCCCAAAACTGAGAGAACACACAAAAGTGATTTCTGGCCGACGGTGATTAAATACCGCGCTTTCACAGCAGGGCAACAGACCATGTTACTTCAGGTTGCTGATCCGAACACTCCTATGAGTGAACGTGTAGCGACGCTGGAGCAACTGTTTGATAGTTGTGTTGACGCTGGGGTTCCCTTTAGTAAACTGCCAATCGGTGTTACTGAAGAAGTATTTTTAAAGATGCGCTGTATATCTATCGGCGAGGTCATGAAGATACGATACAAATGTAACAACAAAGTACCATCCGACACAAATGAAGGTGAAGAACCAGTTTCTGGCCTTAAAGAATGTGGTCAAGAACTTGTTTTACCGATCCCCCTCAACCAAGTGAAATGCGTGTCCCCAGAAGGCTTCAGGGAAACATTTGACCTCCCTGGTGGCTATCACATCAAGATGCGTCAACCGTCCTTCTCGGACGCCTCAGTGCTCAACGAAGCATCATCTGTGGAGCAAATGATCGCGACATTTATTGATTGTTTGTATGACGATGATGGTCAGGTTTGGAAAGTAGAGAATCCGGCAGAGCCTGGCATAGCACCTGATGTTGCTAAAGAACGTCAACGTGTCAAAGATGAATTTGTTAAATGGGTGGGGGAAAATATTGAATCTGAGATTGTTCAAGATATATCCGACGATTTCTTTAAAAAGATTCCTCGTATCCGTTACGCGACGAAAATTAAATGTCCTTCGTGTGGGAAAGAACATGAAGTCAAATTTAACAGTGTCACTGAAATTTTCATTTAATTTTTGAAATTGATTTACTCTCCTACTTTGTGATGTGTGACGAATTAAAGGCACATGGCTATAGCATATTTGAAATAAGCGAGTCGATGCCTTGGCATCTTGATTTGCTAACAGAGACACTAAAGATACGTTTGTCCAAGAAATCTTCCAACCCCACGTAATGTGGGGTTTTCTTTGCTTACCTGTTTTATAGGTTAAGACAGGAACGTTTAACCTTAAATTGCTATAACACCGTTGTTGCTGAAGTAAGTGTTGTGTAAATTGGGGTTTGAATTTGTTTTGAAGCAAAAATAATCCTTTTCTACGCATGTTCTGAGGTGTACAGTATTTTCCTCGCCTTTATGCCTCCATGGCATTGGAATGGGACTGCCTGTCAAGGCGGTGTTACGAGCTTCAGCGAGTAGAAACGAAAAGAATAAAGTTGAACGGAAGCAGAGCTTCCTATAATATTACTATTCGACAGATTTCAAATCCCCGCCATAAATAACCCATGATTCTAATTGACTAATGGGTTTCAATATGTTAGACAACTTGCGTTGGTTTTACGGGCGCGTTGAAGACGTGAATGATCCCGACCAGAACGGGCGCGTCGCTGTGCGCATCTATGGTGTACACACGGAAGATACCACTCTCTTACCTACCGAATTATTGCCTTGGGGTAAAATGCTCATGCCAGCATCCAACGCCTCCTCGGCAGGTTTAGGCTGGTCTCCAACGGGTATTACAGTCGGGTCGGATGTTATGGGATTTGCTTTGGATGAAGCATACCAAAATATTCGTATCGCCTGGGTTTGGCCAGCGGCGACACCAACGGATGGTTCAGACACAAACCCGTTGGCGCTGGGCCAGGTTGTTCAATCTATAGAAAGACAGAAATATAACGCCGTTGAAAATGTTCCTGTCAAGATTGAAGACGACCCACAACCAGAACCTCAACCGCCTGTGGACGGTTATGATCCCGAGAAATGGATGACAGTGGCTCGTGGTGAATTAGGTGTCAAAGAATATTCTGGCAAATTCAATAATAACCCAAGGATTTTGGAATATCACAAGACAACATCTTTGGGCGCTTCGGAAGATGAAGTCAGCTGGTGCGCTTCATTTGTGGGATGGGTGTTGATCCAAGCAGGATACACTTCAACGCGCTCGGCTTTGGCTCGTTCATATTTGCAATGGGGTTCCCCTTTGTCGGAACCCCGCTACGGCGCTGTTGTTGTATTCCGGCGTGGCAACAACCCAACATTCGGACACGTTGCGTTCGTGCAGAAATTCGATGCCAATTATGTTTGGTGTATTGGAGGCAACCAATCAGATTCTGTGAAGGTGAGTCGCTTCAGCCGCTCATCTGTGTTGGGTTATCGTTGGCCTGGTCCTGCTACGACAGCATCGGCGGCTCCTGCGCAACAAAATGGTAAATGGTCTGAGCCAATCCCTGATCGTACACCAAAAGTTCAGGAAACTCCGCCTCCTTCTGGGCGTGTTCAAGATATTGATAACACAGGAGAGGTGTCGGTTCCTTCTGCTGGCGGGTCTCGTTATCCTTACAACAATGTCATGGCATCTCGGTCAGGGCATATCATGGAGGTTGATGACACACCAGGCGGGGAACGTCTCCATTGGATGCACTCCTCGGGGTCTTATAAGCAGATGCTTCCTGACGGGGACGTGGTCAATAAATCAGTCAAAGATCATTATGATCTGACGATGTTTGACAAACGTTACTATGTTGGTCGTGATCACAACCTGACCATTGGTGGGACTGAAGTTCAGCGCAAGACAGGTGAGGTCTATCATCTACATTCATCGAACTACTCCAATGTGGTTGCTGGCACGGCGTTGATGAAATTTTCACAGCTGGCCGAAATTCAGGCGCAAAACGTGATGCGTATCATCTGCGAGATGTTGGAAGTTTCCAATACTTTAAAAGTGCCTAAAATACTGGCTAGTGAAATAGTTTGTGATAAGTTGTCGGTGGCGCAGACTATTGAAGGCAACATCAAATATGCTGAAGGTGCTGGTCGTGCTGCATCACGCGCTGGGGCAACTCCAGTATCTACTTCTGGTCCTGGTCCAATTGATATAAAACCGGAACTGGAGGATAATGGCGGCAACTTTGGTGGTAAAGACGCATGATTACACTGGCGAGGGTAGATAATGCCCTCTCGTGCCGGAGAGGCAATATCCAAAGGGGTTTAACATGAAAGAGTACAAGGACATTGACCTGAAGTTTGGCATGCATCCGGTCACCAAAGATGTCACAAAGAAAACAGGTGTCTATGCCGTGTTGCAATCCGTACGAAATATCGTGATGACAACAGTTGGGGATTGGCCGACATACCCAAGTATCGGGGCTGGGCTGTATACCATGCTGGGGGAAAATACGAATCCCACAATTCAGGTTGATGTTAAAAACAAAGTTGAAGACGCGATTGCTTTATTTGAACCGAGAGCGGAGATACAATCAGTTGATGTGTCATTGTCTGAAGATTATCATTCTCTGGGTGTAACCATAACGTTTTATGTGGTCAACAACCCAGAGCCGATAACAGACACCATATGGTTGAAACGGACAAATTGATTAAAGAACGTCCGTGGCAGAGCATTTTGTCACCAACTCAAAATGAGTTAATAAACGATATAATATTTTCCCACCCGTTCTGTGGACTATGGTGGTTGGTTTCAGATTAACCACCATACCGTCCAGATTACCTGTCAACACAAATGTTAGACGGATGCGTAAGACGTCGGTGCCTTCAGAACGCATTATTTGGCAGTCATGGCTATATCCTATTTGCTTTCCCTTTAGAACCAGAGGGATACGGACATTTTCCTTTAACAGAATATCCAAATTTTCAAATAATGGACCTTCCTTTTTGTGAACAGAGTACACTGTTTCTAATATCGGGAATTTGTACATATCACGGCACCAAAGTAATGACGATCATATTGAGTACTGTATCAACCGCGATACCAGAATCTTCTTCATGGATAGTTGATGCACGTAAATGAATGTCGGAAATATAATTGTCTATATGCATCGACGTCAAATAAGGACGGTGTTGATACACAGGACGGTTGACCTGAACATATTCACGCAGAATGCTGAATGAAATGTCTTCACATTGAGTGGTGTCAATGCGCAAAAATCTTTGAGCATGGCAGGTCTTTAACTCGGTCACTTTCCCCAAATAATGAAGGTCTCCGGATGAACCGATGCGGAACATCACGTCTACTTCAGATTTGAAAATTTCGCGTTCAATAAGGGTCGCTGGTGCCCAACAAACTTCTTCCTTGTCTTCAGCAAACAACGTGTCTATCACTTCTGGTAATTGGATATAACCAAAGTTGTGGCGGGGGTTGGTGAGTAATTTGTTGGACATATTATGCTCCTATTACGTGCTGTTTGGCTTGTTCATAGGCCGTGCGGAGTTCAAGATAAGAATCTGCCAACAACGGTGATTTGTCGTTTTTCCGATTCATGATTATTTGGTGGTTAACGACGGCACGGCGTAATCTGAGTTCTGCCACCCAGAATGCTTTTTGTTTGGCGTGTCCTGGACGGGCGCGTAGGTCATGATAATGCATAGAAGCATGATATATTTCAGAATTGGTCATGATATAGTACCTGCTGTTCAATTTGTGGCGTTTGCCAATGAATTACTGGGAAGTATAGGCGGGAAGGTTTCAAAAGTAAAGCCCCTAGATCAGGGGCTTTGAAATATCAACGTTTTAAACTTGCGGCGAGTCCAGTAACATCGGTCACGGTTTGATCAGCCAGGACAATCACGGGCATAGACATGCGCTGTTTACCAGTGATTTTCTGTAATTCTTCCAGCTTGTAATCTTTATCAAGTTTCAGAATCTTGTGTTCAATACCGCGAATGCGGCAGATGTTTTCGGCTTGTAAACACTGCGCACAACCTTGTTTGGAATAGATCGTAATCATTTCTCACCTTTAAACAAATTTCAGACCGTCGGAGACTGATCCAGTAAGGACACCAGTCAGATAATCAGGGGCTTCCGCTTCCTGTAATGCGTATTGCATTGTTTTATTATCTAGCCACTCATTTATCCATGGAACCGGATTGTCTTTACGGGCTTGCCCAGGGTACGGGTGGCCAATCGCGCCCATACGATGTGTTGCTAGCCAATCAACCATTTGGTGTAAGATATTTGCGTTCAGACCCAGCATGGATCCGTCTTTGAACAGATAGTTCGCCCACTCTTTCTCTTGGTTGACCACATCCACATACATCTGGGTCATTTCGCCACGCAGTTCTTCACGGATGATACCAAAATCAGGGTCTAACAACGGAAGACGATTCAGGAAAGTCTGTGTCAGAATGAGGTGATCTTGCTCGTCACGAGCGATCTGGCGAATAATCTTGGCATTGCCTTCCATTTTGTTGAGGAATTGCATGAATGCCCAAGAACACGCAAATGAAACATAGAAACGGACGCCTTCGAGGGAGTTAGCAGCAAACAGAGCACGCCAGAATGCACGCTTGGCGTTCATGATGTCTTCACGGGTGAACGCGCGTCCAGCCATACGCATCCCGCTGTAACGCACCATGTCGTCGTAGTATACGCTGATCTGTCCGGCGCAATCGACGATCTCCTGAACGTCCAGAACATGGTCAAAAACGATACCAGGATCATTCACTGTGTTACGAAGGATATGCGTGTAAGATAGTGAGTGGATGGCTTCTTGGCGCGTCCATTCCAGAATAGCAAATTGCGCTTCTGGTGTTGATGCCCACGGGCCAAACGCTTCGAACGGAGCAGCGCCCTGAATAGAGTCCAGCATGGTTTGGCGTTTCAGGTTGCTGAAGTAGATGTGTTGTTCCGCAGCGGATAGAGTGGCAAAGTCCGCTTTGTCTTTGGTGACATCCACTTCTTCCGGACGCCAGAATTGGCTGAGGCCTTTTTCATACCATTTTTGAACAAAAGGCCAAGCCACTTTGTCATAACGCTGGATACTTACAGGGTCGCCAAAGAATGGCAGTCCTGCATTATTTGAAGATGGATCGAATACTGAGAATTGCTTTTGTTCGTTCATGTTTCTTTCCTGATGAATAAGGGGTGACGAATCACCCCTGATATTAAACGATTGTGTGGTATAGACCTAATCAGACAACACAGGTGTCACAGTGATTCGGATCTTCAATTTGTTTCAACTCTTCATCTTCCTTAGAGTCTTTGTTGGTGTTGTAATACAGAGTTTTACCACCCCACATGTAGAAAGACAGAATATCCTGCATCATGAGAGAGCGCGGGATCTTCCCGTCTGGGAATTTCTCTGGATCATAATGTGTATTAACGCTGATGGATTGGTCTACCCAACGCTGGGCGACCGCCGCTGTTTTCAAATAGTCGATACAAGACAGATTCCATTTCAGGTCATATAGAGGACCAAGGGTTTCAACGTCCGGAACGATCTGCTTGTAAACGCCATCCTTGCTGCCTTTGATACTGATGAGGCCTTTGGGTGGCTCTATACCATTCGTGGCGTTCAGCACCTGAGAGGAGCTTTCAGTTGGTGCTATCGCCAAGAGAGTAGCATTGCGGATACCATGGCAACGCAGAGAGTCTTTCAAACCGTCCCAGTCAAGGCCGTATGCCATACCTTCCGGCTTTTTACCATTGGGGAGGATATCCAGCGGCAACGGTTGAAGGTCGGCTGTTATCTTACCAGAACGATGAATGGTTTCCTTCTTACATGCCCCAAACTTCATGGCCAGACGATTCGAAGCCTTTACCAGATAGAAATGCAGGTGCGCCATCCACTTGTCCAGGAGTTCTAACCCAACAGGAGATCCATACCCCGTGAAGTTCTTGGCGAAGAAATGTGCAACGTTGACGACACCGATACCCAGAGGACGATATTCTTCCACAGCCAGACGGGCTTGACGTGCTGGATAATCTTGGTATTCCAGCAGCATATCCAAAGCCGAAACCAAGACATATGCAACGTCTTCCATTTCTGTCGGGTCTTCAAACGCCGTCAGGTTAAAAGAGGCCAAAGTACACAGAGCGATCCGACCTTCTTCATCGTCGTACTGTTGGAATTCACGAGTAGGAAGCGCAATCTCCAGACACAGATTAGAACTATAGATTGTGTCTAGATTGAATGGGCTGTACTGGTTCATGTGGTCGACAAACGCGATGTAGATGCGGCCTGTATCTGAACGCTGATCCAACAACATCTGGAATACTTCTTCCGCATTCATCTTCTTGGCACGAACCAAACCAGCATCAGCAGCTTTGACCATGTTGTCGTACAGGGTACGGAACTTATCGACATCTGCGAAAAACGCTTCGTACATATCGCGGTTGTCTTTCGGATCGAACAAATACAGGGGTTGTTTGTTCACCAGACGTTCGAACATGACGCGGTTGATCTGAATACCATAGTCGATACGGCGTTCACGGTTCTCTTCAAGACCACGGTTGTTCTTCAGGACCACAACATCATCAAATTGATAATGCCAGATAGGGATATAGCAAGTTGCTGATCCGCCACGAATACCGCCTTGAGAGCAAGACTTTAATGCCCCAGTCAGATATTTTATGAAAGGAACCAGACCTGTGTGCACCATTTCACCTTTTCGGATAGGGCTACCGATGCCACGAATTGCTCCGACATCAAATCCGATCCCAGCGCGTTTGGATACATAATCAACAATACTTTTGGCTGTAGCATTGATTGAGTCCAAAGTGTCACCGGTTTTGATAAGAACACAAGAACTGAATTGGCGGGTTGGGGTACGAACGCCGGACATGATGGGTGTTGGAAGACTGAATTTACCTGTACTGGCGTATTCATAAAATTTCTTCACCATCGTCAGGCGAGTTTCTTTATCCCATGCAGAGAACAGAGCCATCGCGATCGCCATATACATGACTTGAGGCGTTTCGTAATATACTTTGCTGTCTGCTGAGCGATCGCGCAAAAGATATTTTTGCGTGAGCTGGCCCATAGCCGCCCAAGTAAAATTCTTGTCGCGTTTGTGATTGATGACCGTGTTCAGTTCTTCAAATTCTTCTTTCGTATAGAGTTCGAGGAATTCACGATCATAAACGCCCTGCTTGATGTTTTTAGCGAATATATCAAGCAAGTGAGGTGGCTTGTATCGCCCATAGACGACTTTGCGCAGGTCATACGATTTCAGACGGGCAGCAACATATTGGTAGTTGGGTTTTTCTACAGAAATCAATGTAGCCGCCGCTTGGATGATAATATCCTGAATGCGTTCGGTTTTCATATTGTCTGTGAACTGAATCTTCGATGCTGCTTCCACCTCAGACACCGAAACTCCTTCTAATCCTTCACAGGCACGTTCAAGAACAGTGTGGAGTTTTTCAATGTCAAAGGGGACAGAAGATCCGTCCCGCTTTATGATGTTAATCATAGCGATCCTCGGTTTGTGTTAATGCAGGCTGTTATTATACGTCGCCTCCATGGATTGAAGGCGACGGGGAAGTTCGTGTGGTATTTAAATGTTGTACAGGTCGTTAATTTCTAACATCAGGCGGGTGAAGTTACCGCGACCATTACGATCAGACTTATCGAATTCGATGATGCTGAATGGCTGAACCCACTCAGGATATTCATCTCCGATTTCTACACCGTCAATTTGCAAAGAACCTGTTTCCAGCTTGTTGTTGAAGTCTTTAAAGGAATCCACATACGTCTGTAACGCACTATCACGCAGTCGCTTGTTAGACTGTTTGATATCTCCATTTACGAAGATGTACGAAGAATCTGAAGCACGGGTCAGTAAGTTCTTCAGCTGCTCCATATCGCATTCCTGCGCCTCTTCGATAATCAGGAAACAATCATCGAAAGTCATCCCTTTTACAGTTTCAAGGTCTTGAATTTCTATGATGCGTTTCTCCCACAGATAGTTGAAGAAACCGTCGGAACCCGTATCTGTTTTGAGAACCTTTTTGAATGTCTGTATGAGCGGCATCAAATAAGGCATCAGCTTTTCATATGTGTCACCAGGCCGGAACCCCGCTGTGGTTCCAGTCGGTAAAGGAGAACGCGTGATGATAATCTTGTTGATGGTTTTGTCAATCAGATGCTTGGCAGCAGCGGACGCACCACAATAGGATTTGCCTGTACCTGCCGGACCGATAGCGATAGTGAGATGTTCATTGAGTGCGGATTGATATGCGAGGTTCTGATTTTCTGAGAGGCCATTGAACGGAGCAATTTTGAAATCGCCTTTGGAAAACTTCATCCAGTCTTCTTCCTTCTGGATGGTGTCTTTCTTACGAGCAGATTTTGTCTTCGCTGGCTTCATGGATACAACTTTAGACGCAGATTGCATGTTGAACCTTCCTATATCTACAGGGGTTGTCGACACCTTTAATTAAGCGACGCGCCCAGCATACCTGTATGTTAGATAAAGAAAAAGGCCGTTTCCGGCCTTTTGTTAACAGAAACTCTTGTATGCCGCCGCTAGTTTGGTGTCATACTGGTTCTTGGCATATGCTGGACCATTGTACCGACGGGCGAATTCAGCCCAATTTTTGTTCTTCAATGCTTTCCACATATTGGCGTCAGCTTTGATGAATTTCACAAATGCCAGAAGATGTGCACGTTCACCAGTCAGAAAATCTGTGAACATTTCTTTGGCGTTCGGATAACCACATATCTGGCAATTGAACCCCATGATCTGGAATAAGCCGTAGGACGCACTCTCGTACGCGCAGTCCTCATCAAGGGCGATTGCACCCTGAAGGCGTTCCAACTCCGCGTCTCCGCCGATATAGCCACCAGAATTGGGGTTAACCAATGTTGGGTAGAGTTGGTACAGAGCATTGGCTCTTGCTTGTCCGAATTTAGCCGCCACTTTCTTATACATGATGTGGCGCTCGAACAGAGTTTTGATCTTACCTGTTTTGGTGAAACCCGTTCCCCGAGATTCGACCTGGTTAACAGCTTTCATGCTGGCCAGTTCGACACCAAGTTCACGCGCTGCGTCAACTAAGTCGGCTTCGGTAAGATGTTCCTGATGAGCGTCTCCGGCATTACGGATAGCATAGAAGGTTTTTGGACCTGCAATACCATCAATCACCAGTCCGGCACCTGCCTGAACGGATTTGACGGCATTCTCGGTCGCTTTGCCAAATATGCCATCAGCTACAAGAGAGAACCCGATTTTATTGAGGCTTTGCTGAAGTGATTTGACTTCAGAACCTCGGTTGCCAAGTTTTAGAATGGCCATAAGAAAATACCTCCGCAGTGATTGCAGAGGTATTTAAAGTGAAAGTGAACTGACTTGAGGAACTGTTATGTTAGATAGTTGACAAAAGAGTGTTCAGACTAACGATCTGCATTTGAATGCCTCTCTTCAGACTTTCATATGCCTCCACTGGTGAAGGCACGAAGTTAGATTGCTTATTCCCACCATAAGTCTGAGCCGACCAGCGGCCAGTATCTTGCCAGTAGAAGAGGACGGCTGTTGACTCTTCGCTATCAATCATGATCGCCCCTACGTCATCAGGGTGATCTTTGAACAACTGATGCTTCCACTGCTTGCCTGTCTTTTCCTTCAGGAGTTGGCATGTTGCTTCGCCGATTTGTTCGAGGGTCAGTTTCATCGCGCAACCACCACAGGCATAATTTCGTTGAAGGATTCACGGACTTCAGTGTCGTACCCGTATTTTTCCAGGATCGTTAGCATTGCTTGCTCGATTTCTTCTTGAAACTGAGGGAAATGAACGTTAGGAATGCGGGTCATAACCCAGATAGCACCTTCCGAAACATGGATAATCGGACGTCCCATGATAATCTCCTACCAAAAATCTGAATAAGGAGGGGAGTTGCCTCCCCTTGTGGATTATGCCAGTTTGCTCACCAGAGTTTCAACGGCGTCTGCGCTCAGTTTACCCATTTTGACATATTGGGATTTTGCTTCACCGCCAGCGGCTTTCACGATATCACTGTTGTCGTAACCTTTTTTCGGGAATACCATCACAGAGAAGGTTCCGTTGTTCAGCGGGTTCAGCTGGATGCGCCCTTTTCCGACAGTGATGGTGCCGTAAGTTTCGGTCGTAGCTTCAACAACGTGGATGTCGTGTCCCAGGTCTTTCAGCATGCCAACTTTGTCAGCGGTTTTTGCGACGACTGCTTTATCAACCACAACCTGCTCAACCAGGGTGAAGCCGTTGGTCGCTTTGACTTTGCCGTTCAGCAGGTTCATGAAGGAAGTTTTGCCACCAGTGAAGCCAGCTGCCTGAGCGATGCGGAACATTTCAACTTTTGCAACTTCAGTGTTCAGTTCAAAAGAGATGGTGCCGTTGGTGATCAGAGTTTTGGTAGTAGCCATGATGTAATTCCTCATAATGTAGTTGGTTCGTTTCACTTTTCATTCGGCGGGGTGTTGTGTACCGCCCTATGTGAACTATAATAGTGCATCATTATTGAAGAGTAAAGTCTTTTTCAATAAATTTTTAAAATATTTTTGAAGTATTTTAAGAGGCCTCATAGAACGAGGCCTGGAGGGAAATATTTTGAGTTAAAAAGTTTTAGGTCAGTTCTTATATCTTCCTCAAATCTGAAAACCTCAGGGACGCTGCCAACCCCTGATACACGTTCTTGGCTATGATCTGAAGCAAATCACGAATAGGGATGTTCCCCTTATCCGGATGGACCATATCGTTGATATCCTTCCATGGGATTTCTGGTGGGAACAGAACGACTTTGACTCCGCTGTCTATCATTTTCTGTATACCATCACAAACTTGTTTGTTTCGATATTGGTTGTCAGGGATATAGATATCCCCCTTGGCGCTCAGAAGGTCAGCATCCGCAGTTGCTAAACAATTCGGGAGGAACAGGCTATCAATTGGACCTTCAACGACCAATTTGGTCTTATTCCATATGATGCGCTCTTCCCCATAGATTTTAGTATCCTCGTTTTTGGGCTTGACAGTGGCGTACCGCAACACATTATCAGGAAGGTTATCACCGAATGCGCGCCCCTGAACGATCTTCATGCGACCGTCTTGAGTCCAGAATGGGATAACCAACCGTTCATCTTCAGGGATCTTCTTCTGTTTTTCAACGTCTGTTTCAAAATTCAAAAGATCCTTGCGGAAGTTCTTGCTGTAATACAAAAGAGATAACGCGCTCTCCGGCATTCCCCTGCCTTCCACGTAACGACGAGCAATATGGTCACGATCAAGTAAATCTAATCGTATCATGTTGCCGAGGTGCTCTTCATCTCTTTTGGCAACTTGGGAGCCGATACGCGCTGTTTGGGTGAGGCGCTGTAATGGCTTGAGTTTTTGTAGGGGGCGTGAATTGGTGTCCCCCATGATTCTGAATTTTTCAAGATTATATTCGTTGTACAATCTTTCATCAAACTTCTTCAACCAAAACTCAAACGACCAACCACTCATCTCGTTACAGTTGTGACACTTAAAACGAAACACATCTTCATCGCGATCATAAAAGAAGTGACCACGACGTTTGTTGGCACTCTTCTTAGAGTCCCCGCATAGAGGGCAACGGAACTTGGCGACAGCGCCTACGCGTTCCCAGCTGAACTTGTCAAGTCGAGGGGCGAGGAAATTGATGTAGTGTTCGTCTAAGAATTTCATCAGATATTTGGCCTTTGGAATACTTCTGTCACATTATAATTTACACCGCGACTTTGAGCTATGCAAAGCTGTCTCCATGCACCATATAGAATATTCTGCTCGGCGACTTGATTTCGTTCAAAGTGGGCGAATTCCTCCAACATCTGCTTGTATCCCAACAGATAGGGGGGAATATCTGTCGACCGCTTTTTGTCTAATGCTGTAGACAAATATTTTGCATAATGTTCCGGAGAAGACAAAGAAGAGTATTGCATATTCGGAACGTGGACGGGCTTCAATGATTTCCGAGGAGTGAAATATAATAATCCCCACTTTGGTGGGAGATCTTCAACTTTGATCACATCGGCGGGACAAACATAAAATCGGTATGCCCCCATTCCTGTTGAAGGATCCATTCTGTGCGGTTTCTTTTTATCGGTTAGGAAATCAGAACGAGAAACTTTCACTTCCATGAGGATAGAGCAACCGCCAGGCCTGAAACCGATGGCGTCTGGGGACTCACGATTATCAAAAGAATTTGGTTCTACAAACACAGCACCACAGTTCATTTGCTTGTGAAGATATTTTGCTGCGATTTGACAACCTTCTGAATGTGAAGGGATGAATATTTTGCCCATTGTTATCTGTATCCTATTGATGACGAATGGGCAAATTATAACCTGAAGGATGTTCTATTGAGTTAAGACAATTGCTTCAGTTTGTAGATGGTCTGATAGCACAGGGTTTTGATTTCATCGAGCGTATTTTGAAGATGGCTGTCACATTGACCGTAAATTCCGTTTACGTCGATAACAACGCTATTGACATACGATATAGGATCTGGGTTGTATAGTTTAATATTCTCAAACCCTGGGACATATACACCACCCGCGCCGATATATGCCTCTGTAAAGGTATCCAGCAAGTCCTCCAGTTCCCCGTAGAACTCCCCGAGTGCCTTGTGCTTGGCATAGGACGTTGTAACGAAGTGGAGGGCATGAGAGTGGGCTATAGCAAGCAGTCCACGGTTGATGAAAATACTCGCGTTAACCATGATTGTTTCCTCAGAAAAAGAAATCCCCCTGTATTTAGGGGGATTGTAATCACGGCTTGATCAGAGTCAGCTTGATACTTTCACCAGTACTGGTGTTGGTCAGGGTCATGATGTTCTGTGCGTTCACAGACTTGACTTTCCCCTGATGCTTATCTCCGTTGCGATCATAGTAGTCGACCAGATCACCTTTCTTGGGAATCCCAGTATCGGTGACATCAAATCTACCTTGTTGCCCCAGTTTGCGGTGATCAACCTTCGCTTCCTTCAGGAGGAAGTCTTGGAACCCTTTCATGCTGCCTCCTTAGACAGGTTTAACGCCGATGTACTTGGCGATATCCGCGGCCAGGGTTTTCCCCTTACTGATATCTTGTTGCTTGCCACCAACAGTAACGATCACATATGGGTCATCTTCACCGCCGAAGTCGATTGCCACGGCCTTGCCAATACCAGGGATGCCGGAATATTCATATTCAGTGCGACCGCTTTTGCGAGACTTGCCGACACCCAGCGCTTTACCGATCATCTTATCCATGTTCGCTAGTTCTTGAGCATAGGATTCTGTGACCTGGCCTTTGCTGGCGTCTTTACCAAAGAAGAATTCGTATCCGTCATGAACGGCAACAACATCTTTGCCCACAGAAACCGCATGAACCTGGTCCGGCGTCAGTTTCACTTTAGTAGTATTGCCATTAGTCAATTCCAGATTATAGACATCGGCCTGATTGTCAGGAGTGATCTGGGTCACGGTAGCGCCGGAGCACCATTGTGTTCCATCGGCTTGTTTGGTGATGGTTACACTTTTGCCTTGTATACCGCCATGAGTTTGCGGCTGCTGGGCTTGTTCTTTAAAATATTCGATAAACGGTTTCATCATGGATCTCCTAAGGATTTTGATGTATTTAGCCCCCGAAGGGGCTATGGTTTATTTCAGACGGATCTGGAGATTACCACCCAGTGATTGTTCATATTCACTGTAAGCACTGTCACCATTGCTCATAGCCCATTCGTCCGACTGACGGGCGCTATCCAAAGTCATGAGATTCGGTTCGGTCGGGTTGTATCCCTTCGCCTTCGCATCGTTGTATACCGTTTGCAGGTACTGGTTGGCACGGTTAATCTGATCTTTGAACTCACGATATGCACCTTCGGTTGTGTTGCGACGGAAGGTGATACTCCAATCGACGTTAAGAACTGCGCCGCTATTGGTCACGTATACCTGCCAATCAAGATCTCGTCCGTTGGGAGCACTGTTGCGGATGGAATCGGAATATGTGGCCAGATCGCTGCTGTTCTTGCCCCCAGCAGCTTGGTCTTTGGCGCGAGCCAGGGCATCAATGACTGCAGTGCGGTTTCTGGACTGCGCCAGATCTTTGTCTTGGAACATAATTGCACCAAACTTACTGACGGTGATATCATTCAGGAACAGCTTGTTCGGGTTATAGTTTGATGAACTGAGATGGCTCAATTGAGCCGCAGCGTCTTTCAGGCGTTGTGAAGTCTCATTCAACGCATCTTGCACAGACTTGACAGATAACTGAATGTCATATCCGCTGCTATTGACTACATTTCGGCCATTTTCGGTCAGCATGGTCGTGATGTTGGCCTTATTACGATCGAAGTCGTAAGTCACGTTCGTAACGAACCGTGCGGCTTGCAGCTGGCTACCCGCAGGGAACTGGAAGTCCCAAGCCACAGAGAACCCATGAACGGTTTCACCAAATATCTTCGCATTGCTTGGGGCTTTCAGGTTCGCAGTGATGACAGCGTTATCACTGGAATTTGTGTTGATTTCGCCGAAGATAGTCTTCCCATCAGAAGACTGGACCATCAGAGTATCTTTGCTGCGCCAGTCATAACGAACAATAAACGTCGTTCGAGGGAACTCTTTTATCAGATCGAGTTTGACTGCCTTACCCAGAGTAAAACGATTTAACAATGCATCGGCGATCTTCAAGGTAAACGAAATACAATCGACATAAGAATAACCCTGGGAACGGGAAACCTTTTGAATCGGGTATGGGGCACCGTTGATCGGAACAACACGACATTCCACTTCACCTTTGAACTGAGAATCAGCAGCACGGGATATCGCACTGACGATTTCAAAAGCAGCGTTTTTCACGTCGCCTTCCAGCAGCAGCTGTTCATTGCCAGATAAATCAGAAACCACTTCTACAGAGAGTTTGCTGTTGACAATCCCCCAAAAATAGACTTGAATATCCAACCCGCCAGAAGTTCGATATTTGCCAGCACCAACCCGAGTCAATTTTTCACCAGCATACATGCCGACTTGCTGAGGAGCATATGTATCGACGATGCCCAAGATGCGGGCGATATAACCCTGGTTGCGCAGATCATCCATAGAACCGGTTTTTGGAAGAGTTTTCATGTCGACGGGGGCAGTAGCCCCTATTCCAAATTCAACATATGCCACAATCTTGCCGCCGGACTTCAGTTCCCATCCCATTCCCTGACGGTCAGAAGCTGCCATGATTTTGCGATCCACTTCACCACGACCGACATATTCTTTGTTGAATACGGTCACCTGAGCGATCGACTGAGTGCGGGCAATCTTCGCCATCGCGCCATCTTTGACCATGATGGCCAGATCATTGGAACTTAGAGTCACATCGTTCGCACCGACTACCTTCACAACAGAACTGAAGATGCCGTTGGACTTCGCCATGACGGAGATATTCCAATCTGTGTTTGGGGAAGGCGTTGCTCCTACATCAGAAGGATTGCTCTGAACCGGAACGTCACCGACTTTGTCTGGGTCGTCCCAAGTCACGCCTTTCATTTTCGGACCATCGAATACCTGAGCAGGATCCTTGCCTTTGCGTACAACCCATACGAAGGCACGGTCAGGGATTGGGGTATAAGTCAGATCCATGACGTTGAGTTTCTGCTTCAGACCAGATTGACGAATAATTTTTGGGAGTAACGTCGTTCCGCGTTCTAGAGCTTTCTTGGAGAAGTTAATCGCAAACCCATCAATGGTTTTACCCAGCGGTGTCGCCATGAATTGTTTAGTCGCTTCGATCATGGATGCGATGACACGCATTGGGTTTTTGAAACGACCGATTGCGTCTGGATAGGTTGAACCACGTTTCTGGCCTATGAAGACCTGACGAACGTTCTTGCCCAGCCCCTGCGGGGTATAAAATTGGATGCGGAATTCTTTTTCATCTTCGTCTACGAACGTGAAGAAAATGTCACCAGCATTTTTCTTGCCGAAAGTCAATTCGTATGGAGCGGAGTTAAACGCTTCGTCCAATTGTTTGGACTCGTCAAGGAAATTTAAGAAAGATTGGATGGCCATTGTAATTCTCCTGATTATAAAATCGGTGCGGTTTCCCTTAATTAGCGAAAAGAAAGGGATGCTAACACCCCTTTATTCTTAACGACGGAACGGGCGAGACGCGTTTTGGCGATTGTTGTAATTCTTATCAAATTGTGCCAACGCCGCCGGACTCCATTCGCGTTCCCATTCTTTGTCAACTTCGGTTTGGTTGGCAGGTTCAATCATTTCAACAGTAGGAAAATCGCGTTTCATAATTTCACGCAATTGTTCAGAAGGGGCGGTTTGGGCGTGGACTAATTCTTCACCGTCGTAAACTTTGGCCATCAACCATTTGCTGCCGTAACGGATATATGCGTCGAGGATGATTTTCATAATGTAGTTCCTGCTTTTCAAGTTGGTGTCGTACTGCTTATGTTTAGAATTATACGTGGGTTATTGAAGAAGTAAAGGGGCTTTTGCCCCTTTTATTGAATATTTTAAGGTGTTGGATTGACAACGGGAATATGGAACCTGATTCCAGAGACAATGTCCTTCAGCTGAGGCTTCCAGCCGTCCACCAGGCGGGACAACGCGTTAGAACCAGGATAGACAATAATGATATCGCTTCCGGTTACATTATGTTGAGGGAATTGTGACATGTATTGCTCCATCGTCACCCCTGGGTCTATCAACACAGGACCGACATCCGAAGATGCATATGTTGCCCCCAAACCGTCGACGCCCCATGCTAGTATTCCATAATCAGGAATATTGGCTTCAGAAGTTATGGTGAATCCGAAGATACGATTCAACGCCGAGAAGTCATAGACATTGTGAGCACTATCATATGCCAGATAACCTTTGGCCAACATATCAGCAAAGATCGCGTCTGTGTCGCCAGCGGCTGGGGTCGGAACGGTAAACAGTAGCTCACCTGCCGGAGGAGTAGGATACGTGCCGAGAGCATAAAGGCACCATGCGTCGATACATTTCTTGATGAATGCTTCAGGCGCGACATAATCCGCAAGGCGCATTGTACCGGAATATTCTGAAGTAATGATCCCTTCCTTCGCGCCCTGAATAGCCAGAAATACCATTATGTGTTCATATCCGGTCTGAGATGGAGTGATATTCATTATCTGGTCCTCTTGAGTTTCTCAATCGTGCGCTTATTCATGGCGATCACTCCTGGGTCGACCTTTGGGTTTATTGCCATGCCTTTGAAAGACACACATCGTTGAAGATATTTAGCCTTCTTCACGACGTCGGCTGCATAAGAATTGGATTTCTGGTTACGATTGAACCCAGCATTGTAAGAGGAAAGGGATTTGCGGATGTTTTGGTTATGATATTCTAGCCAGAAATTCATTTCATCAAGGGCAGCATTGGCAGCATATTCTTGATTGACCAGTAATTTGATCGCAACATTGGCGTAACACTTCTGTGTTTTGCATCCCTCCCGTTTCCCGACGGTTTGGACGCGATTTTGAAATGCCCCCATATTAGCCGATTTCAGGTTATTCCGCATGGATACAACATCTTCTCCGGCGCGGCTTTCCCTCCATGATATTGCGGCGAGGGTGAAACCAAGGTCTTGTTGTTTGCCCACGTGATAGGCTGTGGCCATGGTTGAAAGTTGTTGATCAGAAAACTCATAATCACATTGGGTGGTACTTTGGGAAGCGTGCACACTCCCGCTGGCAATGGTAAAGGTCACGGACAAGGCCATGGCCTTCAACGTTGTCATCGTCATGATGGCGTTCCTTATGTGTTTGTCGACTTGCAGCTCGCTGGAGCCTCCTGACAGGGTTAAAAGATAAAGGGCACGTGATATTTAGTGCCCTTCACCTTATTCGTAGATCAGATGGTATGATTCCTCGATGCATTCCAACCAACCGTAGACAAATTCCATAGGATCATCCCAAGCTGATTTTGATGCCACTATGAAATCCCCTTGGAGGATTTGCATATCTGTGTACTTGTTGAAACCCAAGACGGCGTCAACAACGATCAACCCACCTTGCTCTAGGTAACGTTTTGGTGTCAACGTCACCTGATAATGTTTGTTTCGCTGATTCCATAACTCGACAGCGATATCGCAAGCAATCTGAATTTCATCTCGGCTCATCAAAAGAACTCCATAAGTTCAGATGGTGATTACATTGGTTATACAGACTCTCTAACAGGTAGGCAAATGCTTCCGTGGTGTGAGTGTTAGCTACCATATTGACGGCTTCAAATATGTTTATTACCGCATGGCTCAGTTCATGTACCAACACACCTGAATCTGAAATGAATACTCCGACCACCATCTTTCCACGACTTTCATCGGAACTAACCATACCGATAGTATCTTCTAAATCATGTATGATACCTTCATCCCTTATTTTAGATAATTGTTGTAAAAAGAGTATGCGACTGTTAGTGAACCAAATGTCTGGGAAATATGGATGGCAATCAAGTTTTACAAGAACTTTTCGCATATGTTTGTCTCAAATATTCAGTAAAAGATTTACCCAACTTACGGAATAGTTTAATACGACCGATCACTTTGACATAAACATCTCCATGACATGGGCGCGGCTTACACCAGCATCCCAAGGTCTTTCCATCTAATTCAAGGAGTTCATCTTCGGCGATATCCCCTTCAATCAGGCGCACATACAAGTCGTCTTCAAACAACTCAATACAGTTTCCCCGCCCGTGGTCTTTGACCTCGAACGGGTTTCCCCATTTACCAGGGCGACCAATGTAGACGTCGTATGGCTCCTTCTTGAAGTGGACAACTTTCATTCTAACGTAAACCCAGAGAAGCCGAACGCCAGAAATGAACCCAGCGCGATATACATCAGGCCAGTGATAATATCAGCCTGAAATACACGCCTGTAACCTAAGATGAACGTGGTTATAGAAGCAATTAGAAAAACGGTGGCAATCAGAACATTAGTCATGATCAATCCTTCTTAATCACTTCGGTCATGCCATTACGCAGACCATAACGAATGTTATGTTGGAAATATTCTTGGAACTCCTGTTCACGCTGACTGATGACAAACAGATTGTTCCCACCAAATTTATGTTTCAACATCTCGACGGATTCTTGAACCCCACGCTCACTCATGTTTTCGAGTATCTCATCTAACACGAAGAGGTTACATTGTACAGACGCCTTCAGGTTAGCGACGTCCCGCAGGGCTAATGTCACCGCCAGATTGAGTCGGCTGCGTTGTCCTGTAGACAGGGAGAATATGCTTTGCCCTTTACGACCAGCAGCGCTCATAGTGATTTCAAATGTATCATCAACCGCAATATCCAAGAACATATTGAGTGCTTCAAGATACTCGTTTATCTTGCTATTGAGGAAAGGCAAGTACAGACTGATAATGCGCGCTTTGGTCTGGTCATCTTTCAGGAAGAACAACAGATGGTTCAGATCTTGCAATTTTTCATCCAATTCCACACGTCTTGTGTTCAAGCCATCCATTAACTCCGTGATGCGGGTGATCTCTTCTTCGAGAGCATCGGTAGGCGTCGGCTTAACAGCCAATTTACGTTCTAAATCGGCAATAGATGCCTCCAGAGGAGCACGACGCGATTTCATGCTCGTGAGTTTATCAGCAGTGTCATTGATGCTCTTAGAGAGCTGCTCACGGGCTTGGCGAATAGAAGTTGTGATATCTTCATAACGGACATCTACTGCTCTGAGGATATCATTAACTTTAGATTGTTGTTCTCGCTGTAAAGATGCTTTCTCAACCGCCGCAACCTCGTAGAACCCCTGGATATCGCGCTTTAAAGCCGCGATCGCTGATTCCGCTTCTCGGATTTCATTGCGCAAAGCATCCAGTTCTTTGTCAATAACCGAAATCTGAGAAGATAATTCTGAATCTCTGACATTGTAATTCTCAATCAGGGAATTCACTTCTTCTAGGGCTGTATCAACCTGAAGAATCTTGTCAGTCAGTTCACTGATTTGTGGATAATATTGACTTTCAATGCGTGATTTGGTATCGTCCGACACTAATTGCGTACACGTAGGGCAAGTGCCCATATCGTGGAAACGTTTGATGGCAGATTCATGGCCTTCCATTTCTGTGACGAATTTGAAACGGAAGTTCTCTCCCTGTTGACGCCGCGCCAACGCTTTATTCAGTTCGTCGAGATTAGCATTCCGTTGGCTGACCAGATCGTTTTTGCGTTCTGCGACCACCGCCATTCTTTCGCGGATTTCTTGTAACGACCTTTCGCCGTCGGATACTTCTATGCGTTCATAATCTTCAGCCTTGGTATCGGCTTCATCCTGAACTGCTTGGATTTTGGCCGCATACTCTTCATTGATGGCATCGATATCCCCTTTCATTTCGGCATTCAGGCGATTACGGACTTCTGATAATTCTGATTCCAATTTAGAGTCTTGAGCACGGGACTCTGTCAGTTGTTCCTGCACTGCGCCGATATCTGAATTCAAACTATTCAGACGTTCCTTCTCTTGGACAAGGATATCAGCAGATTGTTGCTGGATCATCGCATTGGAATTATTGATCTGTTCCAACTGCGCTTGCTGGCCTTTTAAATTTACATCATGAAAGGCGTAATCATTGGTGACCGTCGTGAGTTCATTTGTTACTGTCTTGATAGATGCTTTTACATCTTCATTCATCAGACTGAAGAACCCCAAATCCCAGATTGTCTCTACCATAGCGCGACGGTCGGCAGTGTACATTTCCGTGAATGGGATGAACTTCTCTTTGCCTAGAACCAGGGAGTTCTCAAACATCTTCTGGTCCACGCCGATGAGATTCACGATGTACTTGTTCATATCAGCTTTGGCCGCATCGTTCACGACTTGCTTCCACTCTCCTTCCACCATCTGATAAACTTCTACAAAATCTGGTTTGATACCGCGACGGACTTTCCATTCACTACCGCGAGTTGAGAACTCAACTTCACCCACGCATTCTTTTTTGTTTTGAGAGTTAACCAATCCGGCTTTCTTCTCTTTCTTGCTGTACGTGTCGTTGTACAGAACGAAGAACAGCAGCCAGACAAGCATGGTGGATTTACCAGCGCCATTGTCATCGGATGTAACCAAGGTTGCCGAATTGCGTTGGTAATCAATTTCCATGAATTCATTACCGATAGAACGGAAGTTTTTAGCGCGACCGCGATGGAAAGTCAGTTTGTGGGTAATTTCCCCACGAATTTCAAATGGTACTTCAACAGAAACAGGAGTGTCCGCTTCTTTCAACAGCGAACCAAATTTTGATAATAGGTCTACATTGCTCATTATTATGCATCCAATGTGTTCAGGCGTTGTTGGGCAGCATTATAGAATTGTTCTGCTAATTTGCAAACATTTTCAGGGCGCTGGATATTATTGGCGGCGCGGATATCTTTCTTCAAGACTTCCACCGCATCAGTAGCCACCATCTCTTCAGTGACTTCTACCTTCTCGGAAGCAACAGTAATCGTCCGATCGATGAAGTTGTAATCGATGCATTTACAGCGCTTCAATGCGTCGCAGAACTTTTCATAATGCTTGGCATTATCGCGGTTCTGTACAATCACTTTAACGATTTGCCCTTCAATACCCAAACCATTGTTTAGCCAATCTGGGTCAATCCAGTTTCCTTCAGTGTCGGAAGACATTTGGGTGTAGTCGTATTCGATGAATCGGAACAACGTTTGTTGCTCGTTGTTGGGAATAAACAATTCCCCGCCTTTCATGTCGTCTACATAGAATCCTCGGTTCGTCCCGTCTTTATGGTCTTCCCAGGTAAGGTGATAAGGAGTCCCAATATACTGAATGTTACCTTCCATCGAACGGGTATGGAAATGTCCGGTATCCACGCGTTCGAACTTGGAAAGGAGCGCCACGTCGATCTGACCTTTATCACAAACAGAGGACTGGTACATTTTGAACCCTGCCAACTCCAGATGCGCAAAACAGTACTTGGCGTCTGTATCTTGTATCGCTTTAACAGATGCATCATAATTCTCTTTATTGATCCATGGGAGAAGCAATACCTTTTCGCCTTCAATCGAAACTTCAGTGGGTTCACTGTAATAATGATAGACGTCTGGCGCTAATTCATTCAGATAGGATGGCCAGTTGATACGGTTAGATTCTTCTAAGGTGATATCATGGTTTCCAACGATGCCATTCCATTTGATACCCGCCTTTCTCAGGGCTGGAGTCAGTTCATCTTTCAACCAATCTTTGTCGCGCCCGTACATAAATTTACGAACATCAAATGTGTCGCCGAATTGCCAAACTTCTTTAATGTCTGCATCTACCAATTCGGGAATAAAATAGTTGATGAGATAATTCTTTATGAATTCACGAACGTAACGGGAACCATTGCGGCTCCCGATGTGTAAATCGCCAATTTTAGCAATCGCCATTATTCTTTTTCTCCCGTTCTTCTAATCTTTGTTTGAGGGCTTCCCAATCTGGTTCCATCGCACAGATATCATCTTCCAGATTGAATTGGGTTTTGCCAAAGTCCTGATCTGAATTGTCTTCGGCCTGCGCTGTTACCGTATTCTTAGCCTGCGCCATGTATTGAAGTATGCCTTTCGCAATCTTTTTATTCGATTCTGCGAGACGAGCTGCCTCCACCTTCTCTCGCTCCTTCTGTCTTTGAGCGTCCTTTTTGTTCTCAAAGTTGCCGATACGTTCACGGAAGTCCATGCCAATCCCTGTCGCGTCAACAAAGATCTCTTGTTGGAAGTCAGGATCGTCTGCCAGGCCTGCGAACCCACCCGCCTCTTCAAATGAGCGCAATTTGATGTACGTGTGTTCTTCTTCGATATTCAGTTTACGAGCGAATGATCGATCAGCACACATGGTCACCCAAGAAAAGAAGTTGATCTTCCCTTTCTTTCCAATATGGTCGACGTCAAAGGTGTGGAGGTAACGCAGGATGTTGACGATTGCTTCAGATACCATGTCCTCACGGAAGGGATAGTCACGATAATTGTAGCGGGTGCTCATCTTGGTGATGATGCGCTGGACTTGGACAGCAACATAGTTGGGGATCTTGGGGAGCGGTGTGCCTTCAGTTAATGCCTTCTTGCGAGCGGGGATCCAATCACGAAGGATACTGATGACACGCTCGTTATCTTCGTCCGTAAAATATTTGACGACATTCTCCCCTCTGTCCACGAAGTTCATAGCACACATTGTACACCACCTTTAAAATTAAGCCACCGAGGGTCTTGTGAAGGTATCCAACCAGAACGGAATTTACCGACCATAGTTTCAATGGTCTTTATGCTAATTCCATATTTTCTTGACAAGTCACATTGCCTTCCGCCAGCAACCCACTCCAATCTTATTTCTTCTGCATACAACCAATGTTTGAAAGTCCCCAATTTCTTGCTTATGGGAACATCCCAGGGCGGGGTGCCGTAATGGTGGTGTAATTCCCCACGTTTCCCAAACATACCGTTCTTGGCACCTGAACGATCCACACCATAGGCTGGATGGTCTTTCCCTGTAATACCTTTCATGGCTCCTTGTTTGCCGTACATGGGATTGTTTTTACCAGCGCGGAGGTGTCCCTTACCAAACAAATACTGTTTGTCCCCCTTTCTACCCAATTGAGTCCATGGTTTAGTTCCGGCAGATTGATAATGTTTGTTTAGCAGCATGGGGTTGCCGTAAAAGGACTCTATCAATTGTTGTTCTTTCCAAAACGCTTCTTCTGGTTGGCCGGGGAATATTTCTATACCCACAACCTTGAAATAATCATTTCCGTTTGATTTCATCAAATCTTTGACATATTTTGATGAAGTGAAATATGTTTCCATAAGCTGTTTTGGGTTAGACCCTTCACCAATCTTGGAGCCAAAATACAAATGGCCGTCCTTGCTTTCCAAACAGTAAACGAATGGGATACTCATTTCAATAGCCCTCAGATACCGATAAATTCATCAAAAGATCCAACAACCTTCTTCACTGAGATATTGTCATTCTCAATCAGGAAGTTGCTGTCGTTTTTGGCTGCTGTGGCCCAGTCATCGGCAAGTTCGTTGCCTTCGTGCCCCGCATGACCCTTAACCCATTTTAGTTCAACATCACAAATTGAACAAACGAGATCATAGATTCTGAACAGATCTTTGATGAGTTCAACGTTCTTGTCTGGGAAACCCTGATACTCCCACTTCGCTCGCCATTCGGTGACGCTCTTGATGACGTATTGGCTGTCAGACCAAATTGTTGCCTTTGGTATTCTGCGCTCACCCTTTCCTGAGAATGCCCACAGCAGCTTCAATGCGTTGGTCACACCCAACAACTCGGCGATGTTGTTAGTGGACGGGGGAGGTAGATGACCGAAGAACACCTTCCATTGCATACCCGTTATTGGCCTGATGACAAATGCCCAGCCTGCGGCCTGGTTGGTCTTCGGGTTAGAACCCCCGTCAGAATAAATTTCTATCATGATATAAATATCCCAAACTGGTTTTATAGAAAGAGGAATGAAACTATGGCACCCCGCGCATATCGTTTCAGTCTCACCGCCCCGCAGATTGAGCAATTGCTCCTCTCTATCTATGATGCTATCAAGTCAGAAGATATCATCTATGATTATGCTGCAGGTGGGACTGCTGGACAAGTCGCAGCAGCTTCTGCTGTCAAGAACATGTGGTTGAAGCTCAACGAGATGGTGACAGGCCAAGGTCTCAAAGATGCCATCAACGATGCAGAAGACAGCAACGTGTTCACCGACTATTATAAGTCTTTATTGGATCGCGAAGGCTGGAAATTTATTGGATCTCCAGCAGATGAACTTCAGCGAGGTGACATCGATACATCGAACTTCAAAGGTGGTGAGGTCATTCTACTTCAGAAGAACGCTTCAGGCAACCCCGAATTCCAATACTGGAAGCGAACCCCTGTTGCTGGGGGAGATCCTACCTTTGCATGGGCTTCGGTCTATGAAGGGAACTCCAATGATTCCAGCATAGAGATTCCCGTGGTTGGCACCAGCGTACTCAAGGACATCCCCAAGGCACTCTTCCATATGATCGAGTTCAGAGTGCATGTCTACGATGAGACACTGGGTCATTGGCAAGACACAGACGGGAAGGTAGGGTATCGTGGCGAGGATCTGATCTACAGTGTATACAACCATATTCAGACCAAACCTCTCGCCACCATTGACTTCAGCCAAGATACGGACAATATGACGGTTTCTGTGACGTCGTTGGAACCGAATGTCAAGTGCCATCTGTCCTTCGTTGCGGGTTACTAAACCTCGAACACGGCATCAGTGAACCAAGCGGGGAAGAACTCTGGGTTGCGCATCATCAGTGATTCAAAAGAAGAATCAAGGATGTACGTCGCAGCCCAGTCATTCACGCCCCTGACCGAACGCCCACACATCTGAACGATACGCAGTACCGCCATCCTGAAGTACGCCGATGGGTCCACACTGTTCACGTGAGCCACCAGAGGATCACCAAGGTAATCGTATGGCACCTTGATCAAGATCTGAAATCGACTATAATCGCCTTTGAAGTCATACCCCTCTTCCATGGCCGGACTGGCGATGACACAAGGCGTCTTCGTCCTGAACGCGTGTTCCATGATGTCCATCAGAGCCTTACGAGTACGAGGAACGTGAATTATATTCCGGTACTTACTGAACTTTTGTAGAGCCAGGGCGCGGTCATAACTGACTGTGTGAATGATGCCAGACTGTCCAGGGTGGAACGCGATAATTTCATCCACGTATTCAGCCAGCTTCTTCATCTCGTAGTCACCCATGTTCGCTGTCATCTTCATGATGGGCATGTAGTTGACTTTCCGGTTCTCAATCGGGATAGGGTTGCCGATCTGTATCTTGTGGTACTCACCCTCGCGGATACCCAGTGACCGGGCGTACGAGTCAATCCCACAAATGGTAGCCGACATGTGGACGTGGTAGTCACCCTTGCGGAACAGGCCGAACTGGGATACATCAGAGGCGATGACAGGCTTGAACTGAATCATACCCTTGTCCTTCTCCTGTACGATGAAAGTGCTGGCGTTGGTCTGCCCCATGATACCACAGTAGTCGCTGAGGTTGTGAAGAGTATCAATAATATCAGACAGCTTCATCACCTGGGCTTCAGTCAGGCGCTCGTCCTGCACCAGTTCCTCAAGAGTTTCCAACAGGGCTTCAACCTTGCCGTGCAGTTCATCAAATATCGCATGCATCTCACCAGACAGGGAATACAGCTTGCCCAATTCATAGTTCTCTGTGCGGATGATGATATCCTTGATGGTCTCCACGATAGGCACTCCCTCGGGGATCGTAAGTAGCCCTTCCACAGCCTTTGTGTTGTATTCCATGATAGTATGCTCTAGGAGCGTAGAGGGCATTTTATGACACTCGTCAAGGATCAGCATATCGGCGCGGTTTTCCGGCTTCATACAGATCGTCGTACACATCTCCACCATCATGGCGGCGTTGGTGCAGCGCAGGGAGGAGACGTCGGTCCACTGTCGACGCGCCTGAACATATGGGCAACGATTCTTACTACAGTGGCCATCACGGCATGCCATACGGCACTGAATGGCGTTGTAGTATAGGTCGGGACTGATGTGGCAACGGTAGTTCTTCTTGCCCTTCAGGATGTCTATCGCCACGGCTTTCTCTGCTGCATACTGATCCTGTAAACCTTTGGTCGGCGTCGTGATAGACGTGCGGAACTGACCATACGGGTTGTGCTCAAGAACCAAATGGCGAAGCACGTTATGGATGGTAGTGCCGATGAGGGATTTACCTACACCAGTCGGAGCCTCGATGATCACGTGTTTGAATTTCTTATTCACAAGGGCATCAATGGCTTCAACGATGCATTCCATCTGGCCGGGGTTGGCGGTGTCATACGGGAAGAACTCAGTGGCAAGAGACTTGATGCGGTCTATGCTGACTGGTCCGACGCCGTCAAGTGCCTTGGTATATTGGTTGAATGCTGTCACTTTCTTCCTCCTATGGGATTCGCCTATAGTTTACCCGATCCCCAAGAACGAAAAAGCCGGAGTACAATGCTCCGGCTTTCTCTTTTGCCATGCCCTGATTGCAGAGCCTGGCCGCGCGTCAGATAGAATTACTTGCCGTTGGCAGCGTTCTTCAGACCTTCGCCCACTTTGAATTTCACAACGTTTTTCGCCGCGATCTGAATGGTCTGGCCGTTCAGAGGGTTGCGACCTTCACGCGCTTCTTGGTGTTTCACTTCGAACGCACCGAAGCCGACCAGCTGTACAGATGCGCCTGCAGCAACTGCAGTTTTAACACCGTCGATAAAGGATGCCACCACTTTCTCCGCTTCGCCTTTGGTGATATTCTGGGTCGAAGCAATGTGGGCAACAAATTCAGTACGATTCATCTGGATTTCTCCGTTGGGTTAATGTTTACTTTCATGTTCACTACAAGAGGACTACAGTTTAACTGACAAATTTTATTGAATAAAGCGGAATTAATAGCCTTTCACCACGATTACAGTCTTTGTGCTCATATTTGCTCCGTTTGTTTCTCAACGCCCAGTGCGGCATAGATACCACGAGCCATGCGATCATCACAAAATCCATGCGTGAATAATCCGTCAGGATCAGGACCGACGATAATAGAATAAAGTTTTTCCATGATATAGTCACTCAAATGAAAGGGCAGCTTTATGATAAGCCGCCCGAGGTTATTGATTATTGGAAATCGCCAACATACATGTTCAGCTTGTCGTCCCAATTCAGAACGACACGGATCGTTCCAGTATCTTCTGGGAAGGTCAGTTTGTCACACATGGCGCGATTAACATAAGTCCCACTCTGGTTCACGTTGTAGTCCTTGCCTTGCATGATACCAAAACGCTTGAAGTCGCGAGTGACCATCATGTTCAGAGTTGTCCAAGGGATTGCATCGCGCAGGGCTTTGCACAGGACGATCTTGCCATCCGACCTGAACGACACAAACAGCTCGTTGGCGATACGACGGCGAGTAGGCGGTTCAAGTTCACGCAGGGAAATGAATTGTGAATTCTTTACCTTTTCTGCCAGCGCCTGTACTTCTGCTGGATCCGGCTTGAACGGCTCCACTGAAGAGTCAGACTTCATCACAACGTCACCCTTGCGCTTCTCAACCAATTGCTCCACAGCCTTTTGACTCACGGGTGGGAGATATTTGGACTTAGGAACAACCGCTGGCTTGATGACAGGGCTTGCATCTGGTTTCGCCTTTGGGGTACTCCGAGCCGCACGCAGCTTTTCCTGGGCTTCCAGAATGCGCTCTTGACGAGAAAGCGGAGCCTTTGGGGTGATCTTCGTACTGAAGTCAGAAACGCCGACCCAGTCACCCTGGTCATTACGCTTGGCGACCAGAGTCAGTTTGTGGATGATACCCTGAAGTTTACTCTCACGCAAGTTGTCGGCATACCAGAACTTCGCGCCCATCTCGAACTTCTCGGCGAAGATCACGCGAGCGTCTTCGTGTACCAACATAACTTTGGCTGCGTTGGGGGCAAAAGCCTTATTCTTTTCGATAATCGCTGCAGCGATTGTTTTGGTCAGGAGCATCACAGTGTATTCCTTCAGTTCACAATGTAGGGCTAAATTTTAACCCGAAACTTTATTTTGAAATCCGACAAAGTCCTGGGCAATCCCCCGGCAATACATCAGGTCTTTCTTCGTTTGTGGACTGTTATCAGCCGCAGTCAGCATCATGGGAAGATCCAGCGCGTTCTCTATCTGATCAACACTGAACAGATCAAGGCGCTTCAGCTCTCCCTCGAAGTCAGACAGGAGGATAGATGTATCTTTGTCATCTGGGTGGAACTGCTGATACGTCTCCATCCATGCCACACATGTGTTCAGTTTGGACGGTGGCGCAGCGTTTACACACCCGGCTATCAGTACCATCAAGAGCAGGATTTTACATTTCATCACTCGTTCTCCTTCATCATATTGTCGCAGTCAACACGAGTCTGCTGGAGTTCGCGCAACATGCGAGGATCATCAAGGTTCACGCTCAGATTCGTGGCCAGGTCTTTCAGACCGTTCTGAACACGATCCTCAAAATAATAATCGTTCTCAACCAGCCAGGCTCTGAGACCAAGAGCGCGGGTGCGCCATTCCTTCTTCAGGACGCGATCAGAGGTCTGCGTGGCGCTGTATTCGAATACTTTGACGCACTGGTTGCCATCGTTGATGAGGTTCAGGTGGTGGCGACCAACCTGAACACCCTTCTGTAATGCCGGAGAAGGGAGCGAACGGCACTGTCTGACTGTCATTCGGCCTTGGGTGCCCATACGCCCAGTCATGATTAAATCGCCAGCCTCCATGCCTCCACGGTTAAATTCGTCGTCATTGAGGTAGCCCTTGAGGTTATAGGCTCCCTGTTTGTAACGGTTGAACTCAATTCCGGCATTGACGACAGCGGTGGAGACGTTGCCTGTGTTCCAGAGTTCAGCGAAGTTCTCTATGGAACCAGACTTGTCGATGGCAACCGCCTGGGAGAACCCAGCACAATAGGAAAGGTCGGACCACAGTTTATCACCTGTGGAGTTCAGCTTGGCAGCGGCGGGTAATGCCAGACCAGCCAGCACGACCCCGAGGATTAAACGTTTCATGGTGATTCTCCTTATTTCATTGGATGAAATGATAGGCGGCTCACCATGTTGAGTAAAGGGTTTCAATAAACTATCGTATTCAGATTAGTACCGACTATCACTGACTGTCCGGTACTTCACGCCCTTGAACTGCTTGGCGACCTTGACGAACTCCAGGGCGGGTATGTCCACTTTGTAGACCTTGATGCGCTGGCGATCATCCATGTTCAGGGCGGCGACATAGCGGTGTGAGCCGTCGACCACATAGTTATCAGAAGACACCCAAACCCGACCCATGGGCTTCTTGTTTCTGATGTTCCTCATGATCTTCCAGACCTTCATCTTGTTGATTTCGTTCTGGGTGAGACGGAGCGATTTGATAGGAACCTGGCCAGCATCGATAGTGATGCCGAGTTCCTCCAGGTAGTCATGGAACGCCTGCTGCTTGTCATCGTCGATCTGTGGCATAGAAGAACGAGAAAGCCCGAGGTTTCCAACAGGAATCCTCAGGCCATTGATAATGTTCAACCAGTCTATGAAGGAAGACATGAACATGAGATTCACCTCGGGATATGGATTATCCCTTAGTTAGCGCATCCATCGATCCTTTCTCTCTTTCTCCTTGCGTTCTCGACGTTTCTGGTCGGATCGGAATAACCAATAGAAGAAGTTCCCACCCAAGATGAAAACCACCGCGATTATTACTAGGACACCCTTCACAATTTCCCAAACCAATTCTTTATCCAAATTATACCTCGTCTTCTTCAAGTCCACCGTCAATCAGGATACGAGCGGTGTCGAAAGTTTCCCCGCCCGTGTTCAGCAGCTTGGTCAGATCATCAAGAGTATAGACAGGACCAAGATCAGCCTGGCGAAGAACGAACTCGAGAAGCCCGTAGAGCGCCGATTGGAATCGGGAGTTGTCGATGTCGTTCTTGACTTCCATCAGGCGGACAACATTGGCAGACTGGACATAACTCAGCTGAGTCTTACCTTTCACCATGACTTTCACGGAACGGCGTTGTTCAGGCGTCATAATGTTCCACCCCCGACAGAGATCAAGAACTCTTCTTGCATGGTCTTGACGCCAAAGGACTTCGTCCCGTTGGAGCAGGAATAGATGTCCAGGACGTATGGGCTACCCTGATTGTCGATCCCACGATTCACGTCGTCTGATACGCAGCGCTCAATCATCTTCCCGTTCTTATACAGAACGAGGTCTTGGCCATACGCCTTGAAAGCATAAACACCGTTGGTAGACACTCCGGTGATGACAGGAGGGGCGGAAACAGCAGCAAAGGAAGCGCCCAGCAGGGCAACAGAGAGGATTAACTTTTTCATGATATAGTCTCTTGGTTTCAAATAGGCGGGGTAATCATACCCCGCCCAAAGTTATAGAATTAGCTGATGTGCTTCAGAAGAGCGAAGAGGATCGCGGCCTTGGCCTTTACCTTTCCCACGACGCCTGTCTCGACATCGACTTCTTCAGCAACCCACTCTTTGCCCTTCTTGCTGATGATAACGTCACGGCGCTGGGCATATACCTCTTTGGTCGCATACACACGACGGAACCCTTTAGCGCGGAGCAATCCCCAATTGCGATCAATCTCTACTGAAGTTTCGACCATTTTGTTCTTCATGATATAATCTTACCTTTCAACCCGGTGAACCCATCGTTCGCCAGTTATTGAATAATACGCATTTACATTATAGAAGTAAACCCCTAAAAGTAAAATCCCCAACAAACGTTGGGGATTTCTGTTATTTGCGCAGGGCAACTACGAGTTCAGCGAGTTCACCCATGGTCGGGTCATCGCCTTTACTACCTAGCCACCCGTCGTCGATTTCGACCTGAAACTCTTCTTCCAGGACCATCACGATTTCGATGGTATCGAGTTCGTCACCACCGAGGTCTTTCTTGGTACGGAGGCCTGCAAACTTGTCCAACGCATCGTCTGTGGCAACTTCGCCGTCAATCATTTTCTTGACGTTTGGGTATTTCACCTCGTCTGCATCCATATTCAGATTGTCAGTGGCGTACTGAGCCAGATGACGCATGACTTCAACATATGTTGGTTTACTGCTCATGTTATTACTCCAAAGAAAGGCGGGTTGCCCCGCCCGTTGGATTAGATTTTGATTTCTTTCTCTGCCAGTTCGGCAGTGACCTTGTACTTCACGCCATCCACTTCAACTTCCATGGTGGACTCTTCCAGGTCGAGGTCGGTGAACCAGCCATGGCCAGCAACGATACCATACACCACTTTAGACAGCGTCTTGTTCAGGGCGCGGACTTCAGTGATGGCCGCCTTGGCAGCAGCGTCGATCCAGTTTTCGATCAGCTGTTTCTGTACGGCTTCAGGCACAGCAGTAATAGCCGGGGACTTCACGAATGCGTCGTATTCTTTCAGTGCATTGGCGATGAACAAGTCACCCACATTGAGTTTCTTGTTCTCGGCAATCTTCTTCTGCACAGCAGCGATGCTCGGCAGAGAAGATGCCCCGGCGATCTTCACGTTCAGTTCACGGCTCATATAGACATCCGTGGAATCCTTCAGCTCGGTCTTCGGTGAGAAGCCATAATCACGGATGCCGTAGGATGAAAGGAACTCAGCTGCCTCGGCACCGTACTGCACTGCCAGGCCTTTAGCGTTGCCTTTACCAACCAGCCCATCACGGTAGAACTTCAGCACCTTCTGCTTGCCTTTCAGGGCTTCCAGGCGAACGTTGTCAGCAAAGAACTGAGCAGCGCTGATGTTCTTAACCATGGCACGGTTGACCAACGGTACGCTTTCCAGGTTCAGGATGAACACTTCTGGACCACCAAACACATGGACGCCCATCTCGATCAGCTTCTGTACAACTTCTGCACCCCGCACAGGAGATTCGGTGTGTTTGAACGGCAGGGTCTTCACGTTGATGATACCATCTTTGACGATGGTGTAATTGCGCCACTGGAAGGTGTCCAGTTCTTCGGGCAGACCAAACTTCTTCTGTGCGAACTCGGGCACCGCCACAGTGCCGTGCTGGATTGTACGCACACTGATGTTCGGGCGCTCAGAGTTATAGACCAGGTCGCTGATTGAGATCACGCCCAGATCGTTAGCAGGCTCAAACGACGGTGTCCACTCTTCGTGTTCAGCCAGCTTGAGAGCGAGGGCTTTACGCTCTTCTTTGGACTTGGCGTTCGCGATTTCTTCCGCCAGCTTGTCTTCGGTATCATCAGCTTTCTGCACAGTACCGCGACCAATGCTCTTGTAGGAGAACATAGGATGTTTGGTGGCGACAGATACGCCAGCTTCGGCCAGGTACGTCAGCACGTCAACGACGGTTGTCGCGTCTTCAGCCGGGACCAGATCGTAATCGATACCATCAACGCCGCGCAGCTGGTCATCAACAATCGCCTGAACCAGATCAACTTTGATGTTGGAATAGTCCTGCTTGGTGAAGCAGTTGCTGTACTGTTTGATGAAGCGAACATCGCCCGTCTTCTTCAGCGCAGCCCATACCAGGTCGGCGTCCATAGTGTACACACCGTAGAACGCCAGCACGTATGCCGCCTGGATATCCGTCAGCGCATCAAGCTGGTCGATCATGTTAGGGTTTACAACCCACAGCTTCGTGACGCTCTCAGGGATGCTCACGTGGCCGATAGGATGATCTTCATCCGGCTGTACCGCCAGCACGGTCGCCGCGCCGTTTTCAACATAGATGGCGTGGGTGTATAGCAGGGGTACATCAACAACCACTTTCGGTACAGAAGACTTCAGCACGTTTTCCAGCTCGGTCTGATATTCAGTCTGGCCTTCGGCGAAAACGTGGGTTGCGCCAGAGCGTTCGGCCATCTGCGCCAGCAGTTCACGGTTACAGTGCCAGCCGTATTCGATGAATGTAACGTTGTCGAACGCGGAAGGAAGTTTTTCGGCGGTATCCAGGATTTCATTGGAGCGCCAACAGTTGTCATAACCATCAGTCATGAATGCCAGGTTGTTGACGTAGCCGGGTTTCTTCAAGTCGCGCGCAGTATCCATCGCCAGTTTCAACGGCTCAACAAAGCCAGTACATCCGGACGGTTGCAGGAAGCGGTCGATCAGCTTATTCAGCTCGCTCAGGTCAGATGCGACACCGATCTGACGCCCGGCAAATACCGTTCCGAAATCACCGCGAGATGAAAAGTAAAGGATGCTCACAGTATCTTCGGGTTTCACCAGGGAAGGCAGGTTCTCCTTCAGATGCTTACGGACTTCTGGAAGTGAACGATACATGGAACCGGAGATATCCACAACGATTACATGGTTAGACGGCGCGACAGTCGCAACCGCATTCTTAAATGTTAATGATTCAATCATCGTTTTGACCTTTTTGGGCTTTGGAGTGTTTGGAGTTCGCGTCGGCGTTCTCCAGCATAGTTTCAATGAAATCCCGGTTGTTTTCCATTTGGGCGACCAGAACATCACTGGGGCGGAATGATTTGTCAAGACAATCAAATCCGGCACGTTTTAATTTGTTGTCGGTCATCAGGCTCTCGTGAGTTATATTTCCCAACTATTTCAACATGGGACTATTATATTACGACAGACGGTATTGATGCCAATTAATATAATAAAAATGCCCGATTGAATATAACCGGGCATTATATTATTGACAGGTTGAAATATTATTCAGAGCTTATTTAAAGGAGTCTACAATGGATTTGAAAATATAATCTTTGGAGCGTTGTTGTACCGGGAGTTCTCCATACGGAACCATGCAAGGGTGTTGCTTGGTCTGAGGGTCTTTGACTGGGCCATACACCCATCCCTCAGCCTCCTTCTCCGCCATCCAGCTCTCATGCGATTCGCTGGGCTTACGATCACCAGTGAGATGGAAGATAACACCTTTGCAAGCGCTCTCACGCTGCCAGGCCGGAGATTGTTCCCAAGGCAGTTGAGAGTCGTCACCAATAGACTTACAGTATGCGCGGTTGGCTTCATGACAAATCTTGGCGATGCGCAGAACCAATGGCGAATAAGTGAGATCGAGTTTGGAGTTGGCGCGCAGGAAATCAATAACAGCCTTACGAGATTTGGCGTTGTGAGATTCAACAACAAGTTCCATGTCATCCGGCCCACAAATGAAAGACGCCAAGAAGCACTCGCCATTTTCCGCTCTGAACATCACTTCCTGAATCATCACATTGAAGCCAAGGTGATAGGCCGGACAGAGGGCGCTACGTTCAACAGCGTATTGATCGATCCGGATCTCTGCCGTTTCCGTGGCTTTGGCCAACAGATCTTGTTCAACAAGCGCCCGGTACGCCTCCAGCTGCCACAGCTGGTCGAAGGTGTTATTGTAGGAAATCTCTTTGCCCAGGGCTTCATCGAAGTTGGCCGGGTCTATGGATGTGCTGGGCTTGGTGCCGTGAACAACGAAGCCGTTATCCATCTTGAAATGACAAGTGATAGCCCGGTGACCGCCGACTTCGCGGTCTTCGTAAATCACCTCAGCGATATGTGACTTCAGGACTTCAGGAGTGAGTTTGATACCAGTACGAGTTGTCATGTGTTCTCCTATGATATTTGTTTACAGACCTCCACTACTTTACGGCACATGTCGATATCGAACAAGCCAATATGACACTCACGCTTCTTAATCCCCAGCTTATGCGCCAGCCAACTGTAAGCGTCGCTCCGGCTCCTCTCCCCGCTTTTCCATAGTGGGTCAAACGATCTATGGGCTTCCTGCTTAGCAGCACGGAGAGCGGCATTCGCCATCCTTCCCAGAGGCTGTTTGCCGTCGCCATGGGTATGACAACCGACACGAGCGTCGCATGGAGTGCATACCCAGAACTTCAGATTGCGAAGGTCAGGGCGATGGGGGTAGAGGACATCACCACCGACGAATTCGGCAGGGAGACCACAGTAATCACAGATGACAGGTTTCATATTCTTTGTCCAAAAGAAACCCCGCACAAGGCGGGGTTGCTCAGGCCGAGGCCAACAGGGTTATTTCAGCAGCGCTTCCAGTTCTTCAACAGATTTGCCTTCCAGCTCCTGCTGTTTCTTACGCTGGATCAGCTCCAGGATAACCTGGTTGTTCGCCTTACGCTCTGCCGCGTCTTTGCTGTCGTCACGTTCTTTCAGCTTAACGCCGATGATGTGCTTGACAACGTCGAAGCGCAGCTGCAGTTCGGAGTCAACGTTGCTTTTGGTGCCGATGAAATCTTCTTCATCGGTTTCCGCTGCCTTCACCTGACGGCTCAGGCTTTTCGCCATTTCGTTCAGAGCGGTCAGGCTCAGGTCCCAGACCTGCTCAACAGACAGCAGACCTTTGTTGGATTCGAAGCGCAGTTTCAGACGGGTTGCTTTATCAAACATTTTACTATCCTCAATGATGAATGGGTTACAATTTCAAATCAGGTTTAGAACATAACTTTCACAGTGCGGTTGAACGAGCCGCTCACCTTCACGAACACGTGGTTGCGTTGGGTGGTAGAGAAGCCCAGACCGGACAGCTGCTCAGTGCTTGGCTGTACTTTAATCTTACCGCCTAACATTTCAAAAACCTTGCGGTGTTTATCAAGTTCCGGCTTCAGATATTCGTTGTAGAAGCCACGAGTGCCGACAGGGTTGGTGCAACCTTCCAGGATGAAGAACACGTGCTTGTTGCCAGTCTGCTCGCCGTCCCAATGGTTTGGTGAGTTCAGAACCAGCTGTACCTTCTGGAAGACCGAGGTCTTGATGCCCCAGATTTCCTGGGAGCGATCATCGTCTTTCAGGGTAGAACTGATGTCGACCACCTGACCAGCGCGTACCTGAACCACAACAGCCAACGTGCGATCTTTGTTACCCAGACCAGGATGCGAGAAGCGCTTGGTCTGGCCTTTGTATTCAACTTCGATTTCGAAGCCCACATCGCAGGTTTCACGCTTGTTGTAGTTGGTGACATAGAACTCATAATTCCCGTCACGTAGCTTGCGTTCATCGCTGAAGAAGATGTTCTCCACCGGACGGCGATTTGGGTCAATGCCATCCATACCGTTCATATCGATGTCCAGGGTTGCACCCGTTGACGAACGACGGTTGCGGAAGTACACGTGGTTGTGAAGAGGATCGTTCAGGCTCAGATCCAGGTCGTCGTTGTTATGCCAAGCCAGTGACACCCGGAGGAAGCTGTCAACGTTGCCACCAGCGGTCTTCACGCGCTCTTTGATGGAGTCGGCCACTTCGCCATTGTACGACCAGCTGAAGCCGTTGTTCCACTTGAACAGGTTAGGAGCGCCTGCGGTAGCCGGAGCGATCAGGGACATCAGGTTGCCAATGTGAGAGTTTTCGACCAGCACTTCCAGGGAATGCGCCTTTGGCAACACGTTGGTCAGGAAGTCGTCGATCGTGATCTCTTCAACCTTGTCCAGGGACTTGGTCGGAGTCTTCACTTCAGACGCCAGCTGAGCAAACGGGTCCATCTTCTTCTGAGCTGCCAGATCGGCGAACAGAACGTTGTTGATGGTCAGATCGTCATACACGGCATAACGGCGACCCAGTGAATCAGTCAGACCCAGCGCTTCGACTTCTTTCTGCGCGTTTTCAATCATGGACTTCGTGACCAGCGCGGTTGGGCGCTTGTAGTTCGTCGGAGCGACTTTGGCTTCAAAGGACTTCACGGCGGTTTCCAGATCCCGGCCTTCATTGAGGTCTACCAGCAGAGAGCCAATCACGGTATTACGAATGCCGTGAGGGGTATGACCGTTTGCACGGTAGCCAGTGCGCCAAGCCCACAGAGCGCGTTTCTCTTCTGCAGTTTGTTCGTACAGGGTCTTGTTCGCCACGAACGCCTGCACTGCCGCTTTGTGCTCTTCACCGCGATACAGAGAATTCTGGTCGATCAATTCCAGAACGATTTCAGCCGATTCCAGAGACAGTTCACGCAGGCCGCGCTCAAACACTTCAATCGCCTGGCGGATTTCGCCCTTCTTAGAAGCGATGGTATCTGCCCGCAGAACATAGCTGCCCAGCAGGTCGGTGTGGAAGTGGTTGTAGGTGCGGACAATACCTTCTTTCATTTCGTGATTCGACTCAACACCAACTTTCTTGGTGTCGTTGAAGTACACGTCGACGATTGCGTGCTGCTTAACATATGCTGACAGCGCCGCAGCGACAACGTCGTATTCGTTACCCAACTGAATGTTATCCCAGATAGAGATCACGTTCAGGTCGGAGTCGATGGTGACCACACCGCCGATATTACGGATGAATTGTTTACAGCAGGTACAGTCGTGCTCGGTACGCTCACGATAAAGCGGGTTAGTGCCAGCAGGGAAAGAAGACAGATACAGATCCCACAGAGCATCTTTATCGATGTTGGTCATGAACAGACCAGTTGCTGACATGGCCAGCACGTTATTGTTGACAGCTACTGCGAAGGGCTTAAATTCTGACATGATGTAGTCTTCCTGTTTCAGTTCAAATGTGCGCCCCGTTTGTCAGGGCGCTTCGTTTAAGTGAGGTTAATATACGCTGGATTGAGTTATTGAAGAACGAAGTAAAGGGAATCTTTATTCAGGTTTCTTCAAACGGTCCAGCAAATTGACGGAACCACGTTTGAGCACGACTTCATCACAGCGCTTCTTGTAATCGCCACTTCCATCATAACCGACCTTCCCGCGCGGTTTTTTGCCTTGGTTAACAGCTTCTACACAACGAGTATATTTCGACAATTCACAAAAGTGGTTTTCTAATTGTTGAACATTCATACACTGATCCCAAGGCTCTTCCGCAGACCAAAATTCTTCCCTATTATATCCAAGAGGGCCATAAACTGCGTCCTGATTGTCCCGCAACCAGAAGATGCATTCTTCGTGGGTCATACCATCCTTGTCAAGGAATAGCAAGTCAATACCCGCACGGCAGCCTGGTCCAGCAACCGTGAAGTGGTTTTCACTAAACGGATATTCAGGAATGTATGTGAAATCAACCCAGATCTGATAAGCCAGGAATGGACCAAGCCCTTCGATGTCGTCGTACATGCGCTGGTATACTTCCAAAGGCGTATCAAGACGCAGCAGGTCATGGAAGTAATTTGGATGCTTGTTGACGAATGCCTTCAGAGAACGAATAACACGCATCGGCATGTACGGTTCCCATCCTTCTATGGTGTAGAAGTCCGGCTCTGCTTCGGCTATCGCCTTGGCTTCTTTATAATCCATGTTCTGGGTTGAACCGTCTTTACAGATCAGATTCACCATCATCCCACCGAAGCGCTGCTCTTTGTGGTTGACAACCAGCTCAGGGAAAGCCAGGCATTGCTTCAGGCCACCCGTGTTGAAGGCATTGGTGAACACCTTACCACCGTCGGCCTCGAACTTCTGAAGTCGTTCGCGAGTTGCGTCAAGGTTGATCTTGGCGAATTCTTTGATCGTCATCGCGCCGCCAATAGCCTGGATTGGATCCCAGAGGTTGAACATGCGGAACAACACGCAGTTGAACATCTTGTCGGCCATACCCAGAGCATCGTTGTTGACGATGTTGTTGATCAGGTTGAGAGACTGCCTGTCGTGCTCTCTCCGGACGTTACAGAACTTCACGACTCTGAGTATTTTATTATCGGTCCAAGGCGCTTCTAAACCGAGAACATCTTTCTTAATGTGGATTTCGTATCTTTCTCTCATCCATTCATAAGAATAACCCAATATGACAGGATTCAATTTAGGCTGTGCGAATTTAATTTTTTCTTCGCGTACCCCACAATAAGGTATGTCTAAGGTTTTATCTTTCATAATTCTTACTCCAATTTAACCATTCTTTATCAGTTCTTGGATCCCAACCATTCTTGAACAGTTTGATCATACTTTCAGCCGTTCTCCAGCTTAAACTGTATTTGTCAGACAAAGGTTTTGGCGTCGGTTTGTTTTGGACCCAAAATTCGTAGGCGATACCAGCCAAAAGCCACATTGAATGATTAGCTCTCGGATGCAACCAAGGCTTGACTTTAAAAAGAGGATTTCTTTCGGCCTTTTTAGAAACAGAATAACGTTGTTTGGAAACGTCCGTTCTTACCTTTCCTCTATTCTTCTCGGAAATTTTAGCATAAACTTCTTCACCAAGAGGATTATTCTTACGATATTCAGAACTCTGCAAAGCCCACCTTCTCCTTTCTTCGCCGTATTGGAATTTGTCAACTCTACCAGCGAACCAGCTAAACATACCAGTGTTTGGATACATTAAGTCCAACCACTCATGGGCAGTATAATGGTCTTCTGGCGTTAGAAGTATCAAATTATCTTCATCATCAGAACCGCCGAGTGAACGAGGAACTATATGATGTTTCTCAAGATACGAGCCTTCAGGATAATTCTTGTCCTTACATTCTGTAATGAAATCATAATACCCTTTCATGGTATCCTCACAGAATAAGAAAACAGAGGCCATTTTAGCCTCTGTTGTTTAGTGAATAACTGTATATCTTAATCGATACGGGTCAACTGGGTGATAGATGATTGTACTGGGCTAGACACATAGATACGGACGTTGGCTTTCCATTCACCCCAGATCAACGGCAGAGTTGGGAAGTTGTCTTCATTGAAAACAAACACGGGAATGTAGCTCTCGACTGTTTCGCCAGAGAACGCCTGGAAGCCCATCTTGGTGTATCCCATGATCTCGTCAATAAAATCGAACGGAGCGAAGGCAACACCAGCATGTTCGTTGCATCCGAGTCGACCTGGGGTAGCCGTGCCCGTCAGAATGATTTCGGTGATCTGGCGCTTAGGCTCGGTTGTCAACATATCAGAGAAGTCAGGCTCTTTGAAGGTTGCCATGTTCTTCAGGAACTTGCCAGCCGGGTATTCTTTGCCGTCGACGGTGATGGTGTCCACCACTTTGATGCATGCCTGAGGGAATTCCCCTTCGATGCGTAGACTTTCGCGTGGGAAGCCTTTGTTGTAGTAATACTCCAGCGCTGGAACAACTTCACCTTCATTGCGGACGAACTTGCTCATGTTAGAGGCATACACGCGCTGTAGGCATTCGTCGCCGTCGAAACCAGCAATATGAGCCACACCGTCGTTGACTGTTGTGATGTCGCCCTGGGCATCCATGATCTGGCGCATAATGCCTTGGATGTCGACAACAACAGGTTCTTTCAGGACTCGTGGAGTTGCAGTGAATTCCACCTTCACATCATGGTCAAAGAACGCCGCTTCCAGCAGTTCGCGGGTCTCTTCCAGCACCAGTTTCGCCTGATTGCGGATCTTACCAAAGTCAGGCGATGTGACGTCGCCCTTTGCATTACCGAAAGCCAGATTCAGATTCACGTTCTTAGAAAATGTAGTTGTCATGATTTAGAGACTCCAGTTATTCGCTTTTTGCCCGACTCGGGCGGATGGTATATTTTGGAACCAGTTTCCAATCAGAAACTTGGTCATGTTTTACAACTTTGATTCGAGACATATCAGCAACTTCGGTAATCTGTTCCGGATGCAGTATTTTAACCATATTCCACTGCTCCAAAAGCCGAATAATCCGATTCATACGCAGGACATCTTCACGCGTAAAGCCGTTGTAATGCCCATCCAGCATGAAAAGATGCTTGAAGTGCACGATGTGATATCTGCCAAATTTATGCAGGATATGACATGTTTGATACAGGGTATTCGGCTCTTGACGAGTGTTAACCCCTATCCGGCTCAGAGTTTCCTTGATACCCAGAAAAATTCCTGGTTTATCTTGGTTTAATTGAACTTCAACCATACAATCAACGATGCTGGCCTCATCGTTAACGGCTGAAAGTTTCAAGATGTCCAGCGTATTACGCGCCATGACTCGTACCCCTTTAACAATAATTTGAATTACTTAGCCTTGCGCGGTTTAGCTTTTTCGTTGCTGTTAGAACGTTCGACCTTCGCCTTGATTTCAGCCAGGACTTCTTTCGGCAGGAATCGAACATATTCAGAAGCCTTTTCAGGACTGATGTAGTAATACTCGGAAATCAATTTTACATCAGGGTCCATGGCTCCTTTCTTAGACCATTTATCATAACGGCGTTTCGCCGGAATGCTATGAAACGCAAGGTTCCATTGCATCCAAGGAGTAATGGCATGGAAGCGGTTCATTCGTTCTGCAACCACCAACGTGTCTTTACTCTGGGCAAGGCCGCGCCGAGTCATGAAAGGATCAAATGCCTTTCTGATTTCGGGGTCTTCGGTCAACAACAGATTCTCTTTGGTGCTGTTCAGAGCACCCAGGTAATCGAACAGTGACGGAGCGGCCATAATATCACTTCCACTTGATGTTGAGCATGACGTTGGTCAGGAAGTAAACGCCGTGTAACCAGACGTCTCCAACTGAACGATGTTCAATCTGTGACTGACCACAAACGCAGACCAAATCTGGGATAGATTCGTTCTGAATCAAAGGAGTCTTCTCTTTGTTCTGTGGGACACAGAAATGGAAGAAACGAGAGTAGAAGTCCTCTGTAATATAGTTTTGGTTGTCAGTCACCCATTGCTTCATGCCAGCCCAATCATTGGCCTTTAAGAAATCGACCAGCGCCTGGAATTCACCTGCTTTCACCTGAGCCAAAGCACGTTCATCGATTTTACCAAACGTGGTGGCATTATCCTGAAGGGTTCCCATAATCTTGCGGTTGTCAGGGAAATAAGATTTGACAATCGATGCAATAACACCAGCTTCGTATGGGATACCTTCTTCCGTCAGGATAGTGGCGCAACGACGCATGAATTGAAGTTTAACTTCGTCGGCTTCTTTTTCAGACCAGATAAAATCAATTTCACGACAACGAGAACGCAGAGGCTCATTGACACGCTGTTTTGCATTGGTGGTCAAGATAAACGAACAGTTCTTGGATACCTTTTCCACGATACCTTTCAACGATTCCTGCGCTGCCATAGAAAGACGCTCAACTTCGTCCAGGATGACGACTTTCCGGCCACCGAAAACGCTGACGCCAGTAGCATATTGAATAACACGATCGCGAATCACATCAATGCTGTTGTCAAGCGATGCGTTGATCATCAGAGGTTTCACACAACCGATTTCGTTGCACACTGCCAGAGCAGAAGTAGTTTTACCCGTACCAGGCTGAGGGGAGTAGAACAGCATAGAGGGGATGTTTCCGTTACCAGAGGTAACATAACCATGGATCTTGGCACGGACGTCTGAGGGGAGAACGATCTCGTCTAAATTATCAGGACGATATTTGTTTTCCCACGCGTATTGGTCTGTAACGATAGTGATGTTGGACATTGCAGCCTCTTTAGATAAACCATTTCAAAGGGCGGGATAATAACCCCGCCGCCGATAATAAAGCGCCGAAGCGTTATTGATTAATCCAGCTGCATACCAACGTAGTAGTTGATGGTGCCATCGGCCGACTGGAAGTTGACAAGCTGCATTTCAGCACAGGCGCGGATCACATAGTTGCCTTCGATCATTTTCAGGTTAACAACGTCGACAGGCATAGCGAAATCAGCCAGAGCAGTTTCACCCAATTCAACGGTGTAATCGTTGGAATTATCGATAGTCGTAGTCGTACCAACCAGACGAGTTTTACCGCCGCTGGCGACCAGACGAACAGTTTTGTGTCCCAGAGTAGAACAGGCGCGGGTCAGCTCTTTCATTTTTTCAGGAGTGACCGTCGCTTCGAATTCAACGGACGGGAGATCAATGCTGTCGGCAGGAACGACAGTCAATTCTTTTGCTGAGCGCCAGAATTGCAGCTGTGAGTTTTCACCTTTCAGTAAAATATGATCTTCCGACATTTCGATTTTACCGCCTTTGAAACTAGGCAGACGCTGAATGGCCAGAAGTTTGGTCAGATCCAAAATAGGGAATTCAAACGGGAAGTCTTCGTCGATGTCAGCGATAGCGATGACGGTGCTGGAGTCGTTAACAGTGCGCAGCTTTTTACCAGGTGCCAGAACGATAGAAGGGCAAATGGTTTCAAAGTTGGCCAGCAGTTGTAAAGTGCGTTCGGAGAGAGTGATCTCTTGCATTGTTTATATCCTCAAAATATAGTGGGGTTCAAGTCATGTTTGACGCAAATTAGTATCGCGTGTTTGCAGTTATAGAACAAGTGTTAAAATGCCCTACGCGCGGTAAATAAATGCCTGACGGCATTTATAGTATTCTGTTTTAATAAACCTTTCTTTATTAGTCTACTCGCTTCGCTCGTGATAATACTCGTTGCTCGCAAAGCTCACAACTCGTATATTACGCACGGTTTGTTCAACAAGAAAGCGATTTTTATTCAACTAGCAAAATAATTTATTTGGTCTAAACACAGCATGAAATTATTATGTAGTCATGTTTACTAACAAGAGAGTAATATATGAAACAATTCGTGGGTTTATATGCAGTGGGGGAAGAACAAGAAGCATGTCCGGCATTGAAAGGTGTTTACTTACACAGCCTCTATTGCACTTCTAAGTTTGTTGTGACACCAATGATGGTGATCCCGTTACTGCCAGACACCAAAGGTCTATATGTCGGCATTATTCAACAAGGGCAGGCGCGGGAAGTGAAAGTTGTCCCATTGCTGGAATGTAATGAACAACTGTTGTGCCAGCTTCTGGATCCAGAAGTTCTACAACAATGCATCAGCACGATGGGTTGTTTATTCGGTTCTGACAAAGAAGGCGAGGCGACCCCCGCCTATGTGAACCAAGACAAATGAATTACTGGAGCGACACTTTCTTCATTTGTACAGGGTGTCGCTCCATAAGATAAAATTTATATCTCTCATGCGAATGTCTGAGAGCATGGTTGTACGAGAATCCATTGTAACGCAAGTTGTCTACTAAATCCCAGATCTTGGCGACATCCTTTGAAGAGTGCTGGCGCATGAGACGCCCTAAAGTCTGTATGACACGGATATAGGATTTACTTGGGTGTGCTAATATCAGATGATGAAGTTTTTTGATTGACACGCCTTGCTGCATGGTTCCATATGACGCCAACAGTGTTATGTCTTCGCCTTCTTCCATCGCCGCCTGAATTTGTTTACGAACTTCTGTTTTGACTTCACCATTGATGACAAATACGTTTTTCTTGACAGCAGAAAGCATTTCATAAACGATCATCATATGAGCGTCAATACGTTCGAACATAACAGCCACGTTGCCTTTCAAAGACAACGCCATTCTGGCTATCAATTCGTTTCGACGTTCATTCGCTATGAGGAATTCTATTTCCTTTTGATACTCGGCTCCGTGCATTTCTATACAATCTGCCATTGGATGTATAACTTCAATCATGTTGACATGGATATCTGCGGCATAACCAAGATTTATTAAATCACGTGCTGTAATAATTTTATGGTATGCTCCAAAATGGGCAACGACCTGCAACCCTGCAACCTTTGTATTCGCGAGGGTTCCGGTTACTCCCAATCTTTGGTCAGCATTAATGCAGTTGTTCAGGATATAAGATAGCTTTTCAGATTTAGATGTGTGTACTTCGTCGACAACAATATCCCCAAATTGATGGAACCATTCTTTGGGCTGATTCTGAATACCCTGCCAAGTGGAAATGACTATGGGCTTGAATATATCCTTTGTTGCACCTTCACATATCATTTGGACATTCATCATCGGATTCCAATCTGTCCCGTGGCTGTATTCCTCAAAGTTGTCATACAACTGAGTCACCAAGTGAATGGAAGGTACAACGATCAACGTCTTGAGATTGCTTTCCAGTGCCTCTCTGCGTTGCCTGTAGTAACGCGCCATGATGTACAAAATAAACGATTTACCCGCGCTCGTAGCCGCTTCTAGCACGCATCTGGATTGGCGTATTGCTGTGGCCACTGAGTCGAATTGATAGTCACGCACTGTTGCGATTTGGTATTGCTTGTTTTCATCACGGTAAACAGCGTTCAGGGAATTGATAAATGTATGTATCTCTTCGTCTGGTATATCTTGGATATATTTTAAGGCGGGATCTAATTTGATGGTGTAACCATTCATCTTACAGAACTTAAACACCTCAAACAACAGACCGATGTCTATAAGGCCAGAACTCTTTGTGAACAAACGTACCACGCCATCCCATTTACTGAAGGGATTCGGTTGGAAATTAGGATCTTCAAATTTGAAGTAATCATTGAGTTCTTCGCGGATATAGTCCTCCGCCAAGATTCGCATGCGCACTTCGTTAACTTTGATTATTTGAATTTCTGACATCACTAATTCCCCCAATATTATGGAGTATTTAGCGATCCGCCCAGATCCCGTTCTGTTCTTTATCCATTTTATGATACAGGCGAACACGATCAAACATTTTAGAAATAACGTCTTTTCGATTAAATTCGATTATAGTCGGGACAAGAGAATTTTCGTTAGATATAATATTGACCAAACGTTCGATCTTAACATTAAACATCTGTTGAAACATGACTGAGTACAGGCATAGTTGAATGCTGTAATCTTCTATCATGCTCCGAGTTTTCAGGGTGTTGGATGTTTTGAAATCGATAATGCTAGGGATTCCCTCGTAAACGCCGATGAGATCAACACGACCAGCAAGACCAAGGACTTCGCTATATAACGGAATCTCCTGTGCGTATATCTTGCTCATTTTGTTCAGGTAGGGGAAGACCTGTTTAAACATAAACACGTATTCCCCTGCGGCTTCTAACACTTCCTTCATCGGCCTGTTTTTGAGATATAATTCACAGGCCAAATGAAGTTTTTCCCCACGGTCTGCGCAACGCTCTGTTTCGGTATCGGCGGCTTCGTGTCCCAACTTGTCCCGCCATGCTTCTAACCACGTGTGATCTCCGGTACGCCCCAACATCGTTGTTACAGATGTGAGTTTGACGCCTGTTGGAGACACATAATGTCGTCCGTTTTCCGTTGTTACACAAGTCAGTTCCTTAAATGGCAAGGCATATTGCTGAAATGTGTAATGGCGGTTCTCAAAATCGTTGAGTTTACGCAAAGCCTGCAGGGAAACCATCACATGCCGTCCAAGTATTTTCGCCAATCAATCGCATTTTTCACTTCATAACCGAGTTTATTCAAACGATCTAAACTACTTTCGATCAATTTGACTTTGGCTTTTTGTTCTTGCAACATGCTTGACAATTCAATGTAATCGTCATCAGCCTTTACCCAAACGTCTATATCAGATTTCAGGGGGCGAACTTTCAGGGGACGTTCGACATAAATATTGGGTGGTAATTCCCCTGCATAATACCGACGTAAATAAAGATCGATTTGACGGAATTTCCCAGTCAAAAACTCTAGATAACGCCCTTCGCGAATGTAATGCCGTTGTATAGCCATCCATGAACGACCAATTTTCAATGATATTTGGTCTAAATTCATGTCTTCAGGATTCACCGAAATAAGAGGATCTAATTCCGCCATTATATCTTCGGTCTTCATTGTTTCAAATTTTGTTTCACTCATAATTTATTTCCTGCTGTTTCAACTCTCTGTATTATAACTTATTGTTTATCAATTTCACGGGTAACGCGGGTCGGAGTCAGTTTCAAATATTTGAATGTCACCGTTGTGACCAATTGAGGCACTGATGCATCCACGTCAACCAACACGTTGTCTAGCGCTGTTGGTCGCCCTTCTTCTAGAAGCAACTGAAGCCCAACAGGACGGTTCATGTTGTCTAAAAGTTCAATCGTAATATCTCTACTGACGGCTAAATCCGAACCCGCATTCGAAGCGATCCAATTGTATATCTGTTCCCAGTTATACCAACTCTCGTCGATAACGAACGTAAATACGATGGGGTCATACGTGAGACGTTCTGAAGGTATAGAGTTTAGGACATCGCCAGGGGATGGTCCTTCAATACCTTCGGAATACACGCCAGGGATACTAAAGTCGTGTATTGATCGGGTTAGTAGTACCAGGTCTCCGATGGTTAAGCGCCATTTATCGGAAGCCGCGAAATTAGGATTTTCGTTTTTGAATTGTACACCTGTCATGATAGCACCTTTGCTGTGGAGAACTTTTTAGTGTTCCTGATACGCGGATTCAGAAAATGGATCGTGACGATGATAATGGTGCTTGCACTTACAAGCTGCCGTATCTTTGTCACGTCTGTCATTTCTGTCACCGACCTTTGGGATCCTGAAATCAGAACCATACCAGTCAACATTTCTGCTGATGTTGACAAATGTAATAAAAAGTTATTGGGTCAAGTTGTAACCGATTTCCAGAATTTTCAAAACATACAAGCTATCGGTTGTTTTGACGATAACAATCAGGCATTAAGACCGTACTGGAAAACTACCATCCCTCTATTGAGGAAAGGTGATGAGGGGAAAATCCCTTATCTGTCTGCCAGTATTTACTACTCACAAAACAACAGCATCATAGCCACATTCAATCCATCTTTCTTTGAAAAATTGAGGAGATATACAACAAGAAATGTGGAATTGACAAGGGATATCACGATATCTTTTCAGATAATCAACAACACCAAAACGCCTATTCGGATTGCTACTCAAGGCGTTTTTGTGAATGGTTCTGCTGTTGGGAACGAAATGAACATTTATGAGATAAGGTCAGGGGGTAAGGTTTGGATTCGCCTGAGCGATGTTGGGGTGGACTCCCTGATGATCGAAGGCATCGAACCAGTGGGAGTCCTCCCTGCTCGTCATTGATTCATTTCAGGGATTCTTTTAATGCTGGAGTCCCTATTTTGTCAATAACACCTCCGGCGCACAGATCTTTAGCCCATTCCCCGAGCACGTTAGCAAAAGAGAAATTCAAGCACTCTTTGATCATGCTTTCAATGTGTGCAAGTTCTGCGGCTATACCATCTGTAATATCACTTATAACCCCGTTGACTGCGGTTATCGCAGTATTGATGTGTCCCGTTACTTCTGCAGCCAATTCCTGCAGCTTTGCCATTCCTTCTGAGGCACCTTCCATGATCATCTCATACAATTCCGATATCTTGTTTGTTACGGTCTGTAGAGCGCCTTCCATAGCGTTTAACCATTGGCGGCCTAGATCCTGAACAACACCGAATGCTTTGTTGATCAGGTCACAATTGTTTGGTTCCCGTGATATACTTTTCAAACCTGATTTATATGAAACGGAAGTACCGATGCGAGAATACGCGTCATTGATACTTTGGTCGCCATATGTGTTCAGAGTTGTTATCCCTGTGTTGGCGGTGCTATACATGGTGCTGGCTGCTGTAAGTTTATCTGGTGTTAATCCACCTGCTGACATAGCCAACTGCATTTCCGGAGTCGCGTTGGCAGTTATCAATGGTATATTGATACTACCACTGGTGATTAAATCCTGTGAGGGACCGGAGAGGGACGGAAGCGGGTTGCTAAATGCGTTACCAGAGGAAAGGACATCGTAGATTTGTGCGTTCATAAAATACCCCCAATTTTGGGGGTATTTATAATCATGGAAGATGATAGATAAAATTCTCGCAGAACTTTTTGGTGTATTTCTTTAGAAATATAAATTTAGGTTCGCGTGGTGTATTTTTCAGATCATTTAGTGTGATATAACTGATTCGCGCCAGAAAGTACATGGTAAAAGCGACGCAAAGAATCAAAATTAATTGCAGCATAGCTAACTCCATATGGGTGTGAAGGCAAACATATTTATAACAATCGTTTGGTTTTGGGTTTGCCCATGAGAGTGATATTGACATTGACTCCTGCTTTTTTCATGCGGGTAATCATGTCTTGCGTCCCAGTAGACGAACCATCCCATAACGCAATTCCAAAGACCTCAAGACCTTTTTGTTTGGCCAGGGTTGTAGCTTTGTCTAACATATCTTTGTTACGTTGGTTTCCTGCGCCTTTCCCATATATCGTGTGATAATCCTTAGGGATCCCCATTGGCGTAACATGGACATAATTGATTTCACACCAATCACGAGATATCAAGTCCACACCAACCGCTTCACCTTCTATAAAAGTTTCGATCTCGTGCGGATCTAACAGTTCATCCAGTTTGGCAAATATTTTGTCCCGCTCGGTTATAGAACGGGAACCCGTTATAAGAACGATATACTTCTTCATAGAACTCACAGCGCCCCAAGATTGCTGATGACGTACAGGCTGCATAGCGGGGTTCCTGACGAACGCGGTTCTATGTTCATCCCTGATAGGCGGATCAGTTCCAGCAAACCGTCGGTGGTCTGATACGCTCGAGTCGAACCGTTCGGACGATATAGCTCCAACTCGGTTCGCCCTTCCTTTAATGCGTTGCGGATACGGGTAAACACACTGTGGCCGCCGAACTTCTGTTTCAGAAGATCCAGCTTGGTGGTCAAATGACGCCCCGCGCGGGGTTTACGGGTTCCTCGACGAGGTTCGATATTGACGACCTTCGAGATTTCAATCGACTGCGGTGGGATTCTTGTAGTCATGATAAAGTCCTCTATTTGTATGGGATAGGGTATGGATTAACCATACCCCGTTCAAAGGTTTAGAACAAACGTCTGTTAGAGGCTATTCAGACGCGCAAGTTCTTTGATAGCGGCGAGGATGTCGCCAGATTCGAACACAGGGCGGGAATCGCCTTTCCTGACCACATAGTGAGTGAGGTCTTCAGACCCGCTGAAAAGTTCGTACACAGGTTCTTCAGTAAAATGCACAGACACAGTAAAGCCGTCAGCATCGTAAATTCTAGTCTTGCCAGACAGTTTGCGAGGGGTGCCGTCTTTCTTGAGTAAGGAAGTGCGAATGGTTTCGGCGTCAAAGTGACCTTCAAGAGATTTCATGAACTCTGTCAGGGATAAACTCAGGTTGGCAAACTTGCCGAGTCCACCACAGAAAGTTTTCTCTGCTTCAACTTCTTTGATACCAAATGCGGAGGAGACGAATGCGTCGAATTTAGAGAAAGCGTCGAAAGCGTAGATGGTAACTTTTGCTGTGGTCATGGTGTAGTTCCTTCATTTCAGAGTCAGTGTTGTGCTGCTTATGGAATGAAGTATACGGGGTTTATTGAAGAAGTAAACCCCGTTTATTGAATTCTTTTAACTATTTGAATTCGTCAGGGAGGGTGTCATACACCTGAGCAGACAACACTAAGAACTTGCCGTCGGTTGTCGGCCAGCAGTATTTCTTTTTAATGTGGCGCAAGTGTTCGGCCGTGGCCGCTACACAGTCCTCGGTCACATCAGTCTTCTCACCGACCCACATACTGGTCTTGGTGTTCAAAGTACCCTGGAAGATTGTTCCCGTCAATGGGCTTGCACCTATCTTTTTGATTTTCATAATTTCTCCCAAGTCCATGTTTGCGCCTTAGCCTTTCCGACTACTGGAACATTCCGGTGCATATTCCTGAAACTACCTGTCTGATAGAAACAGATTCTGATGCGTTCATTTTCGGTATGCTGTGCCCAAACATGATGGCCGTCAGGGTATGGATCATGACCAGTGCTACCGCCTTGTAGGGCTGTTTTGGTAACGACATAATGCCCTTGCATGTAACCGAAGAATCCCTCAGGGGTGATATAACCAGAGTCCGTTTGCCAATCTCCCTTGCAATTAGAATACAAGAAATGCTTAGGCACCTGAGTTTCAATGGTCATTTCTTCTGTGAGAATGAATACGTCACCGACTTGAAGCAGTGGTAAATTGCTCATAATTGACCTCAGTTAATACGGAACAGATGTGGGTATCCACCAGGATGACCCTGGCCAGTAACGAACACGTCGAATTTTGAACCCTTGATCAGGCCAGGCAGATTACCGGAGTCCAGCAATTCACGGATCTGATCCATCGCCAACATCCAGGTTTTGGCAGGTTCGGCTTCTGCTTCTCCTCGATTGAGTACGAGTTCACCTTCGGAATAGAACTTCCCGCTGTCCTTCATATAGTACAACGTGATATGAATGTACTGAGGGGACGGAACTAAACGCCAACCGTCGTCGATCAGATCTTGGCGATCATTGTCCAGTGACTGATAATCAATATCACCGGATGCCAGACCATAGCTGCGCATGTAGCGGAACTTCTCAACACGATCTTTCACGTCAGAGATGAAGAACTCTTTCGTAGCGGGGCTGATGAATATGTATTTTTCTTTTGACATAATATAGATCTCTCAGTGATAGACAATATCATGATAGCACTGAGGGTAGATAAAGAAAAACTACATGAAATCTTTTACCCATTCAGGGTCTTCCATAGGAACCCAATTTTCGTATTTGAACATTTTGTACATGTTATAGAACACTCGAATATTATTCCCGTCGTTCATCCGGTTACAAAATCGTTCATGCCCCCAACCTTCATTCTTCCATAATTGATAGAATTGGTCGGCCATAGCCCAAACGTGTTGTAATGGTTTGGCTCTATTCGTTTGCCAAATGCTCAGAGAAGAGTTTCTTACTTTATTGGTGGCTGATACCTTTTCCCCAAATCCAGCGGGCTTCTTACGTCCTCTCAGGGAAGCTGAAATGGAAGCCAACTCTTCGGGAGTTTTTGTTCTATTCTTATTGGTTGTATTGATTTTGTTTCTTAATTGTTGGTACGCTTCTGTTTGTTGGAAAGCCTTGACACCATCCCTTTGTGCTTCAGACCAAGTGGTTCCTGTTTTCCCTAACTTAATTCTTTCTCTTGTCTCCTTTGTCCTCTTTTTACCTTTGTTTGACGAAGAAATTTTCTGTCGTACCTTTTCAGAAGGAGTGCCATATGTACCCAGGTGGACAGGCGTCCCATCTTTACGACAAAGGAATTGATTCAAACAGCCAGGAAACTTATGAGTCTTTGATATTAATAATCCTTCTACGCGCAGAGCATCTTCTGGAGTTTCACATACCATAACAATCTTGGTGTCAAAGAATTCTAACCCATTTTCTTCTATTAAAGATTTAACCAGGGAGGAAGAAGTGAAATATGTTGCCCACAAATCATCGGGATGGCAATCTTTGGAATAACGACATCCGTAATAGAAATGTCCTTGTTTAGATTTTATTCTGTACACATACGGGGTCATAATGATCTCCTTTCTGAGTAATATAACCCCATATCTTAGAAAAGAAAACCCCGCATATGGCGGGGTTTGATTATAGCGTAAGTCTTTGTTTTAGCTATTAAAACAGCGACTTTATCAGACCTTTCCTGAAATACGGGTTGCTGTCTTGAGCAATACCGTCAGCAGTCACGTAAACCTGCGGGTCTTGGTTAGCCGGAATCTGAACGAACGGGTTAGCACAGATGCCGTAACGGGTTTTGAACGCCATACGCGGAGCGAAGGTGGTTTCACCCTGGGTGCGGTACATTTCCAGCGGCACATACGGCGCGAAGAAGATACCAGCATCCAGCGCGGTCGCGCCTTTGTACGCCAGGGTGATATATTCTGCTACAGCATACGGGTCAACATAGACGCGCATACCGTTGGACAGAACACCCGCGAAGGTCTGGCCAGTCGGATCAACAGCCAGCTTGGTGTTTTCCTGCAGAACCGGAGCATAGTCCAGCATGCCAGACATCGCCAGAGCGGATGCCACGTTCGGAGAACACAGAACACGGTTGCCTTTACCACGACGGGTGTCAACACCGATACCGTTCGCTTCGACTTCCAGCATGAAAGTCAGGAATTTCCATTTTTCCAGCGCCCAACGACCGGAGATGTCCTGCGCGATATCAACAACACCGTTGGTGCCGAATTTTTTGAAGCGAACAGCACTGAAGTTCATGGTACGGATGAATTCACGGTTCATTTCCGCCTGAATTTCAGTTACCATCACGTCAGACAGGATATTGTCCACGTCTTCGCCGTGAATTGCCATCATATCCTGACGCAGTTCATGGCTGTAATCAGCATACAGACCACGAGACTTGGCAGTAACGGTCGCTTTCTGAACGGTGATACCAACACGCGCCCACGGATTGGTGGTAGTACCCAGCAGTTCCGCGTCGGATGACGGCATACCTTTACCGATAGTGGTCACAGCAGAGCCAGAACCTTCGATCTCAGCCTGACTGAAGCCTGACGGGTCACCAGCCTGTACAGTGCCATCACCAGAGTAGCCAGAATCGGCTTCGTTCATGAACAGTTCTTTACGCGCCTGTGCGGTGGTGGAACCGTCACCAATACCTTGGCGAGCACGCAGCGCAAAGATCTGACCGTCAGGACCAGACAGCGGCTGAACTCCGAAGAAGTCCATTGCGATGTTGATCGGCGCCAGACGTTTTGCCATGTCGATCAGGACTGGCTGCCATTTACCGACAGTGCTGTTTACAGAACCAGGAGCGTCGGATTCGCCCAGGTTTTTAGCGTTCCACTCGGCCTGGTTTTGCATCAGACGGATGGTTACGTTTTCGGCAGACAGAGGTTGGATGGCTTCAGATTCTTTTTGGAGAACTGGCAGCCACTGTTTGCGCATTTCTTCGGTTACAAGTTTCTTAGTCATGATGCTCGTTCCTTACATTGATATTCAGTTAAGTTGAAATTACTTAGTAGTTCAAAATCAAGCCCCCTTTCGAGGGCTGTGGCTGCTAAAATTAGCCGTTCAGCAAGGCGCTGATCTGGCGACGGACGGATTCGTTGACTTCTTTACCAACTTCGTCTCTGTCGTCGTCGTCTTTATCGTCGTCAACATCATCACCTTCTTTTTTCTGTTTCTTACCTTCTTTGATGTCTTTTTCAGCATTGTCGCCATCTGGCTTACCCTTTTCATTGTCTTTACCGACTTTGTCAGAGAAGTCATCTTTACCTTCTACCAGATTACGGAAGGTGCGAACACGCGATTCGAATTCAGACTCGGTCTGGAATTCAATACCTTCCAGCAGGTTGACAACAGTGTCTTTCTTGGTGTCAACCATGCCTTCACAAATGCGATCAATTACGTCGGTGCGCTGGCGTTTAGTCTCGCTTTCTTTGAGTTGGCTCAACTCTGTATTAGCCATGTTGGCGCGTTGTTCTGCTTCAGCAAGGCGACTGGTGAGGGCGGCAATCTGACCGTCTGGGTCAGTAGCGAAACTCACACCTGCTTCTTTCAGCACGTTGGAGAAACCAGTGAGGAAGCGTTCAGCAGCTTCAGTTTTGATCTGAGCGTCAATAGCTGGGGCATTTTTGTTAGCCCATTCTTCAACCACCGCGTTGAGGAATGAGTCAACTTTCCCAGCCAATTGCAGAATGAAATTTTCTTTCAGGTCGGCGATTTCTTTCTGGTGAGATTCTACCAGATTCAGGCGCTCGACGTTGCCAGCTGCTTCGGTTTCTTGGATAGCTTTCAGACGAGCCGCTTCAACTTTCGATTCCAGCAAATTGGATACTTTATCCAGGAAATCTGGGCTGATGCCGTTAACGCCTTCAAACAGATTTTGCAATTCAGGTTTCATGATAGTTTCCTTCTGAACGATTTTTCAGTATTTAGTGAGCTGAAATTCAGCCCAGATGATTCAATGCTGCATCAAGGCGGCGCAGGAAATCGTCTTCAACCTGGATATTGGCTTTCACCAACTGGTCTACAACTTTCCCTTTAACATCACGAGGCATCCAAATACCCGAAGCCTCGTCCAGCTGCCATTCAACAGATTCACTCACAGCCTTAACATAACAAACTTGTCCAGAAGGACGGTCAACTGCGTCAACGGCGGTAAGCATAAAGCCAGGCTGAACATCATCATAACCGCTTACCGACTTAGTCTCACCCAGGCCACGAGTAGATACGGCCAGATTGAAGTCTGCTTCGGCCAATGCACGGATGATTTGGCCTTTTGGTGTGTTTAAAATTCGCGCCCGACCGATGGCATTAGTGCCTTCCCAGAGAAGGGATTCGGTTTTGAGCGCAGCTTCCACTAAATTAGGGAAAGGATAGTCAGGATGTGTGACTTCACCGATTGCGCGACGATCTTGGATATACTCTTTGTCGTATGCTTCGACAGCAGGAATACCCACTTTCTGTAGATCATAGTTACGCCCGTTACGGTTGACTTGGTTACACATCACAAACGGACCTTCGATGAACATGGCCTTCCCACCAGTTGAGGTTGTGGCCTCACCGATTTGAAGATCCTTCCCTATCGCTGTGATCTCACGCAACAGTTTCATCATAAACTCCTTACTTGTTCTTACTCAGTCCCATCATTTTGCGGAACTTCATAGCCTTTTTCTTGCGGCGCTCGATTTTACGTTGATAGCCCATTCCCATACGCTTTTTAGAGCGGAGGGCTTTGCGGTTGCCGATCTTGCGAACACGACGTTCGCTGGCGTCCATAACTTCACAACGTGAACCATCAGCCGACAATTTGAACCCAGGGGCACATTTCAAGCGGCGGCGGCGTTTACCACGAGCGTTCACTTTATCGATGACTCGCTGCTCGTCCATACGAGAGGCCAGGAAATCAGCGAACGTGGCGATCTCTGTGATTTCCATCATGCATCTCCTTACTGGCCGTTGTTGTTTGAATTCATATCTGCTGCGATAGAATCCAGAACATATGCTGTGCCTTGGTTCAATAGTTCTTGACTACGTGCATCAAGTTCCATGTTGCATTCTGCAACAGCAGTTTCAGTGTCACCGTCAATTACTGCACGAACGATATCAATTGCGCTCATGATTTTGATCTCCGAATTAATTTTCTATATTTAGTTGAACTTTAAATACTATCGTCTGTTGAACCGGAGAATGGGAGAGTCTCAGGTTTAAACTTCAACGGACTAACATCTGAACCACTATAATTGCCAGTTTCATCTGCTTGAACCTTCGGATAGAGACCTTTCTTCTTCTCTTCCGCGATCTTAGCCTGTTGTTCTTTAACTTCTTCGTCTGACATACGCAGAACATTCCGCATGACATAATCGATGGAGAATATAGAACCAACAAAAGGCTCAACAGTGTTCAGAGAAGCCAGGCGATCATTTAATATGGCGTTTTCTTGTTGCTCACGAATATAGCTATCAGAAGTGAATTCAAACTTAATAAACGGCTTGATTTTTTCATTCCAATCTTTTTCGTCAGTCACGCCTTTTAAAATTAATTGGCGACGTAAAAACTCCATAAAGAAATGGGAGTAACGACGACGTAACCCAGCACAGAACTTGCTGAAACGCAGCTCTTCCTGTGTAATCTCCGCAAGGTTAGAACCCCCAATGTTAATAGATCCTTCCTCTTGGAGGCGGCTCTTAGGGATCATTAGAGCATCATAGAGTTTTTCACGGAAATAGTTCACGTGATCCATTTCGCCCAATTGATTCCCACCACCAACAGTCGCGATCTCTGTAGCATTCTGACCTTCGCGGCGCGGCAACCAATAATCCTCTGCAATACCCATAAGATGGGCATTACCTGTTATCTTACCAGTGGTGCGGTCATATGCGTTGCGGTTTTTGAATTTACCCATCATCATGGTCATGTATTCTTCAGCAGATTTCTTACCGAGAGTACCGACGTCAAGATAGAATGCGCGTTTCTCAGGGGCGCGAGTGATGGCATAAATTACAGTCGCATCTTCAGTCGTAACCAGGTTGTTCAACGGACGGATAGCAGGATTTAAAAGGCCTGGGACAATACCATTGGCCAATGGCTCTTCACCACTATCGATGTAAACAATGCTTTCGTCATCGAATACGAGTTCTTGCTGTGAAGGCTGGAAGTTCTGGGAAGTACCAGATTGGCCAGTGAATTGGTTCCGGTTGTAATTCGGGTTGTAATAATACTTCAATGTTACAGATTCTATTGCTTCAATACCGCCTTCACGCATCGCCTTCTCAACGATATAGACAGGGCGAATGCAACGAGAATCAAGCATAACCAATTTCTTGATCCCGCCTTTTTTATTCGTGGGATCAACGATGACATGATATGCTTGTCGACCGTCAACATACCATTTCCGGATCTTCTGATATGCCGTATTGTCAAAGTCCATCAAGTGCATAACTTCTTTGAAGCATTCAGTGATAGATTCTTTAACAGTATCAGATATCCCTTCAACTTTGTCAAGGTTTACTGTCACTGGAGTTTCATCTTCCTCACAGGTGACAACATCATTGACAATAATGTCCACCGCTTTGCGAATTTCAGGCTGTTGAGCCATGGACTGATATTCTTCCACAACTGTTTTAACGCTGAGAAGTTCACTTTCAACGCCAACATAATTGTAGGTGTTCGCACCACCCTGAAGGATTATAGAACCGTCTTGAGCGTCGTCCAGAGCAACAACTGTCGCTTTGGTTAGCAACCGTTCATCTTGTTTTTGGGATAACTTATCGGTGTCGACTTTAGCGTTCACCAAACCGCCGCCGCCAAACAAACCGAAGAACCCTCTGCCGTATCCAGCCATGATCTAAGTCCTCAACATTTTCTTGTAATTAGTGAGGGGGAATATGATTCCCCCAGCACCGAGGACATTATAAAGATTTGTCTGACACGGCTTGGAAATAACGCAGATCGACGGTGAACTGTGTATAAGAGTCCATCGCAGACATATCGAGTTCCAATTGGCCGAGGTTTTGAGGCCAGCCACCCTGCAAAGTCCATGTCTTGGTGACATTGTCATTCGCATCCAGAAGCTCCATGATGATATCACGGAAATAATCATCTGGATTCGCGCTGGCGCGGTTGTTTTCACTACCATTGATGAATTGCTGCCACACTTCAAATGCGTTGTACGGCGCGTTGTTCACAACGTTAATGAATGTTACAGGCAGTGCTTCGAAACGACGGTCGCCTGGGAATGGAAGTTCACGACCACCCCAGGGCACCAGAATTTCACCCAGCTGACCTGTCGGGGTGTTGGTAGTTACAGCCAGCAAGGACACGTCGCGAATTGTGTCGGAACCAGCAACAAAAGAAGGAAAGTTTACAGTCACACGCCAGCGGTGTTGGCGTTGTACGCCGCCCCCTCGTGACATGGCTGCGCGAAACTCATTGACTGTCGCCATTTTTATATCTCCAAATAAGAGTACACAATTCTAATTAGTCGTCAATCTTTTAATCTTCATAGAAGAAAGATCGAAACCATGGTGAACATTACTTGAAACAGGTTCGATTTCACACAATTCCCAACGGGGATCTATGAGAGAAACAAGACCAATGTGTTCACCTGTGGATGTCAATTTTGCTGCAGTTTTACCCAGCATATGACTTCCATCATTACCGCCTTTATTCATGTTGTAACCCATCTCATAAGAATTATATTGAGCGATGAGTTGCTTCTCTAATTCCCATTTATGGACTTCATCGGTCTGAGCAATTACAACGAAAGTAAATCCAGATGTTCCATACTTACGCATGGCGTCATACAATTCACTTTGGACTCCATGATGAAAGGCATTCGCAAAATGCTGATCATATCTTCGTTGTGGGTCATTGGTCACACCGATGTAGACCTTTCCATTACAAACCATTTCAATTTTGTATGCGTATATCATTCAATAACTCAAATATGTGGGATAAAGGAAAACCCCGCCGAAGCGGGGTTGATCTTTTAAGAAGCAGCAACGATGCCGCCGCCGGATTCAATTTCAGAGAACTCCATATCCGGACGAACTGCAGCAAAGTCAAGATACACCCAATTGATGCTGTATTCCGGTTTCAGCCAGATACCAGCGACCATCTGATTTGCCGCGATGACGTCAGCAGTGTTGTTATCTTCGTCACACTTGACTTTACCATCGTAGATCGCACCCATATTTGCCAGCTGGCGAATATAAGGACGAACAGCGTTGCTGAACAGACTGCGAGTGAACGCATCATTGTTCTCACCAAGGTAATATTTGGCGATTGCAGCGATGTTCTGTTCTGCCATAATAAACAGACCGCGAACATTGATACGATCGAAAGCAGACGGACGAGTCAGACCAGTTTTGTCACCATACAACACGATACCTTCATTGGAGAAGGTCACGATGCTGTTAATCTGGTTGCGGTACAACACGGCACGTTCATCGGAAGACGCAGACCACGCCATTCGATTGTAGTTGTTGTATTTGCCACGGTTGTGGAACGCAGGAGATTTGTAGATACCCGCGATTTCAATACTACGTGCCCAAACACCCGCTGTACCGCCGCAAGCAGGGATCCAGCGCATCTTATCGTTGTATTTATCGTACACGTATGCCCAGTTGTCGTCCATGAAGAAATAGGAGGAGTCGCGCACCAGACTTTCACGCCAAGCGACCACATCATCCATCTCACGGCCACGGTTGCCGACCACAGTATCACGCAAAGGCGACACGAAGGAAACGGTGTCTTTTCGCTCGGTAGACAAGTCGATTAATGCCTGTTGTTCAATCAACTCTTCACAGTATGCAAATACTGGCTTCGCATCATATGCTTCGGCGTTGTTCAGAACTTGGATAGCCGCGACACGGTTGATATTGTAGTCGTCTACGCCGCCTTCTAATTCAACAACACCTGCGGCCAGAGCGGTAGCGAAGGTGTACACCCAATTTGATGTATCATTGATGACATCTTTGAAGTACGCATTCGCGCCATCGGACTTTTTGGAACCCTGTGTGTTCTGCATGAGTTCGTATTTTTCGATAATAGAACCAGATGCGCCAACAGTGGTAATCACGGCGGTTGCAGTCAGCCCCTTATCATCTGGAACAATAGCAGTAACTGTCTGGGGACCAATAGCTTTATGGGTCACGATGACAGTGTTAGACTTAACAACGACAGAAGAATAAACATCTGTCAGCGCCGTCAGCGCCGCGCCGATTTTGGTCGCCAAAGTGGCCGGAGTATCAGTATCCAGATATGCGATATCTTCACCTGCTACACTGATGGTGCCAGCTGCAGTTGCCGTACCAGAAACAGAGATACGGTCAACCTGACCAACCGCACCAGCAGAGTCAGTAATGCGCCCAACTTTGTCTACAACCACAACATGGAATTCACCAGACTGAGGTGCGTACGCAAAGTTGTTACGGAATTCCCAGGTCGGGAATCCAGCAGAGTCACAAACATTGATGGCGATGTCATTCCCCAGAGATCCTGGATAACGACCAGCCCAAGTGATAGACGCTGACGGACTTGCTGTTTCAAAATCCAGCTTGTTTTTGATCGTGATGGCTGTCTGGCCTTTGGTGACAGAGTTCTTGGCCAGAGGACCAACAACACGAGTCACCCATGCCATAGAGCTGTAAGACAAAAAGTCTGCAATCACAAGGAAATCTGTCGCAGTGCTGTCATTAGGTTTGAAGAATTTCTTCACCAAACCCGTCTCACCACCAGTCACCAGCACTGGGAGTTCGACTTCACCCCATTGAAATTTGCCGACTGTCGCGCCCTGAACAACCACGGACGGAGAAGTCTGAAGCGTGGCATCACGCTCAGTCCACTGTACGGACGGCGCAACGCTGAAGCTTTGAGTTGCCATAATGTTATTCCTTCTCGGTAGAGTTTCGCTCAATTTGAAAGATATTTAGTGATCAATTCTTAAACCACTCGTCCATTGTCATCCCTGAACGTTCGTCGAAGACTTGAACACCACCGAACCCAGGGAGATGCTCAGTTCCAGATGGAGTGTCTCCCACGACTAAACCACCAAATGGGAATACTTGTTGTGACTCAGTCGAAGACATTCTATTTCTCATGTCTTGGGAAATACTGGTAGAAGTCAGATCACTGAACCATTCTTGTTTAACTGCCCAAGAATATAATACCAACGGCATAACGCAGTCGTCGTGACATCCATCATCTGCTTCATAACGCGCACCACGGAACACGAATGTGCTGAGTTCATCTATCGTGTCTTGATCTTCAATCACCAACATTTCTTTCTCAATAAGCGCTTTCAGGTTAGCACAACCAATAGATCGCACTTTCCTGTTGGTGTTAATGCCTGGCTCTGGTTTACGACCACCAATCCGTTTCCCTGTCCCTTTGTTATCCGTCGACGTGAATATGATCTCTGGATACTCAATTTCTTGATACAAGATTGTAATAACCTGTCCACCAACGTCGTTGTTGGTTTCTACAAGGACTGGACACTCCCCGTATTCAGTACACATATCAGCTATCGTGTATGCATACATCATCGGAGGTATTGTATTGTTCCTGTACTTGGCCGCTATGACATGCGGGTATTCCGTTATATCCAGAATTGTCAGAACCGAATAATCTCCTTCAACACCTTTCCCCGTATCTGCAATCCCGAAGTAGATGCGTTGCGGGTCATATTCCTTGTAAATTTTGGTGAACTCATTAGGCTCTCGATATAACTTGGATGTCATTTTATCCAAGCATTTGGCTGGTATCAATGAACCTACAGAACCACGGAACTTGATTCCAAATTCCTGGTCAAAACGGGCATCCCCCAGACGAGCGCGTTGTTTGGTTTCCCAATCAGGGTCTTTGGTGTACGCCGGAACCTTGTACCAAGGGACTTCGGTAAGATGGAAATCGTTGTATTGTGGATGGCGCGGGTCTGCTTTGGTGACGATATCATAGAACAACCCTCGCTGGCCTTTCGGAGTACTGGTCAGAATACAACGTGAAGTATCAGCAGATGCGATCGCTGGGAATGTTGATTCCCAAAATTCAAAGTCATTTTCGATGAATGCGACTTCGTCCACGTACAAGAGAGATACAGAACGACCACGAATAGAGTCCGAAGACGTTGCATAAGCATATATCTTAGAGCCGTTCTCAAACTCTATCAGTGTAGAACCAAACTTCTCACAACCCTGCTGAAGGAAGAATGGGAGGTCCTGATACGCCTTCCTGATACGGTCAAGAATTTCAATCGCTTGTTTCTCTTTGTTTGCCAGTACCGCGATTTCTTTGTCTGAGTGGAACATCGCATACCAAAGAAGAAACGCAGCCACGACCGTGGTATTATGGCTGAGGAACCCATTCGTGTAATAACGTTGATCGCTGGACTTGACTTGCAAGTCATACATGTGGTGGTACTCACCAGTCTCCCAGATCTCAGAGATGAATTCTATTCCCTCCTGGGTCATTATGGCATCTCCGGCCTCCATGTCTTTAGCAAATACTTCGCGCCCATATTCATTGAAGAACATGTGCTCATCTGCGACATGAATTGTGCGTCCGGTTTCAGTCCTGACCACGTATTCAGCGTATTCTTTCGTTTTATGAGCGGCAATAACCGGAACCCAGCCAGTGTCGGACTCAACAAAATATCGTTTCCCGAAACGGCTGTCTACAAACTTATTGTGGTTGCCAATGGTATTCAGTGGCACAGCATGGTTCGGTCCTTCGAAGCGCTTGTGAAGCTCTTCTATGGTGAGATGCAACTCTTGTTGACTGACTGTATCATAGACATAAACAAGAGTATCACCACGGACGCATTTACCGGACTGACGCGCCTGGACAACGGCATTGAAACGATAATCTTGAAAATCGTGAAATAATTGTTTCTGATAATCATGCATATCGAAAAGGATAAAGCCTTTATCGATTGTCGTTATCTTGTAGTAATTGGCAGCGAAGTAATGTGCGTCCATTGAACATTCAACAAATTCGTCTTCTTGTTCATCTGTTAGCATCAACTCGACTCGTGGAGCGCGCACAGAAGGCTTGCGCATGAACGTCTGGTCCATACGCAATTTCACGTCGTCGATTTTAAACCCCGTTTTTATCGGAGCATATTCTATATCACGCTTCTGATACGCCATCGTCTTTTTCCTTCACGTCAACCGTTTCACCGTCGATAATTTCATCTTCGGTTTGTTGGGTGGCTTTTGCCTGAGCGCGTTCTTCAGCGCGGCGGCGTGCATCTTCGATCGTTTTCAATAAATCGCGCGAAGATCTCGCTTTCTTCCCAACAGATACTGTTGTGGTCCCGTCGGGTGAAGTGGTAACATCCACGGTTGTGTCATCAGTCGGCGGTTCTTTATCCCCTGTCACAGCTTTGATGGTTTTTTGGTTTTCCATCAGGTCTTTGTTCAGGCCGCGCATGAGTTCGCCCAATTCACGAAACACAGAAAACGCTCTTGGGGCTTCGGTAGATGCAGCTAATTTAGCAGCTTGCCCCATCATGAACATCGTGGCTTCCTGCATGGCGTATGTCGTATCGCGTATTCGCTTGTAATCTGTTGTGGCATCAGTATCCGCAAACTCCGGAACCTTGGATTCTTTGGACGCGATATCTTCCAATGATGGAGGTTCTGGAATCGGCTGATAACCTTCTGGGCGTTCACCAAACCACTCGCCCGTTTTTTCATCGAAGTCAATACCTGGACGTGGAGAGACGGCTTCCATCGCCTCCTTACCAACTTCATCTCTGGCAGTCACCGCGTCTAGCGTCGCAAGTAACCTTTCTGACATATTGCTCATGATCAATCCTCCGGATGATGTATGCCATCTTTGTCAACTCGGAACCACTCAGGCAGTTCCGACCATGGCGTGTTCAAATCATTAGACATTTCAATAATTATCTCTTTGATAACGTTCGGATCACCACCGCCAGAGCCGTCATCGACCCAATAATCTTCGCCATAAATGTGCCCATGTAATTGAAAATTAAAGGTGCAATCTATATGGGGTGATTCAGCGGCATCCCCTTCCCAGTTATCGGAAATGGTATGGGACGTCAACATAATCTTCACGTTTTGATCTTGAGATAACGTATCGTTGTCTTTTATCTGACAATCAATAGAAGGAGTGAACACAGAATAAATTTGTTCCAACACCTGTAGCATTTCGACCAGTTTCTTCGTTCTGATGTTATATTCAAAATCTATAATGATCGGAATTCGTTGTTTGGACCGCGCAGTTGCAGTCGATATCTGATTATGATACGACTTGGTCACTTGTTTATTAATTTCAAATTGACCGAAGGACATAGTCGCAAATGGCAGCATATTGGCTGGCACGTTCCTGTTGAGGTCATTGCGACGGCCAATAGCCATATGCAGCGGGATTTCCATCAAGCCACGTTCGGTTTTGACTTTTAAATCTGACATGATAGCGTTGAAGACATGAATGTATTTCAACAACGATTCATGGTAGAAATATTTTTCAAATGGTCTGGCCATGATTATTCCCCGAAGTCTATCTTCATTTTATTGGGCGAAAGATCTTTCTCTATTTCGTCCGCAAATTGGTTATCTGTCTGTAGACTGGCATCTTTGTAGACACCATCGCCGTCTAGATCTTGTAAACGTTTATCGATGTCGTCAATTTCAGATACACCAGTATCAAAATCTTCATTACCATATTGGAACAACGTGCACGGTAAGGAATATGTGTACCATTTACCGAATTGCATAAATTCTTCGTCGTTATTCGGGTTATTCACTTTGAATATCTTGTTCGCCATTGGGAGGTATATCAAATCACCTTCTTGAGGCATCTGCTCAAGTCCTGGCCCATTACCAATCACTTCTGAAAAACGGCGACGAGCAATGGTGAACGTCACTTCATCTTGTAATTGAATACCGCCAAACTTCTCCCACATTTGGGTGTTAAAGCCTTGGTAATCTTGCATGTATACTTCGATATCGAACGCCTGGTCGAATTTATGTTCAGCCTCGTTTAAAATTGGGTATTTTTCAACGATGGAACGTGGAATATACTTGACGTCAATCCCACGTAGTTGTATCATCTCGACCACCAAGTCGTCAATTAATTTCTGAGTACCTTGGTGTGCTGTATAATTGAAATATTTCGAAGTAGCCATGACTTTACCCTCAATTTTGAAGGTATTTAGTCAATCATTAATTCTTTTGAGGAATTGATAAATGAAGGTTGAAGATATTAAAGAAACTCGTGACGGAAGGCGTGTGAGAATTATCTGTGTAGACGCTAAAATCGCCGATGGTTCATATAACATTGTGGGTCTTATCAAAGACGAAAAGGGAAATGATTTTATTGAATGGTGGGATGAAAAGAACTTGGTTGATGGTTATATTCTAGCAAATTCAAATCCTTCCGACCGCGACATCAAGTTATAAAAAGAAAGGCGGGATAACCCGCCTTCTCTTATCCCATCATAAAATCGATAGGGTATTGCTGACCAGTACGCAATTCTTCCTCCAACCGCTCTATCTCGGTCTCGGCCTCACTGAACATACTATCACCATCCAGTTCGATACCACCAGGGAGACGGATGCCTCTTGCCTTCTTAAGCACCTCAGCCCAACGGCGCTTAACCAATGCAGTCGCATACGCTTTCAACCACATGTCATTCCATGCTTCAGCGTTTTCTTCCGATTCGGGGTCGATATTCTGATAACAACGGAAAGCCAGGGTTTCATCAATGGTGGCAGCAAATTGCGGGTAAAGGCGTCGCTGGAACTTCTTGTACACAAAATTACGACGAACATTCAAGACGCTTGTGATATCAGACAGGCGCTGTTGCATGGAAACGTAATCAATGAGACGAATAGACACAAGCGCCGCTTTTGGTACAAGCATGGCTTGGGCCATTTGCCATTGAGGAGTTGCCCAGTTTCCAATTGACTCAATAGGAGGTCCAGGGATAACTTCAATCACATCGTCAATATCTTCTGAGAATTCAATATAACCCTTGTCGATATCTTCTTGCTTAACTTGGTACAGGAAGAACGCATCTTGGCTACCGTCGCGATGATATTCCCAAAACTTCTGTAGAGCATCATCAACAGCATCTTCTACTTGTGAACTGTCAAGGTTAATTTGGATGACCGGAGCGCCCAATTTACGCAAGACATAGTTCATAAAAGATTTCTTGTCGCGAATTTTATTGACGGCCATTGTTATTCCCTCGTTGCTGCAAATCAGATACAGTAATCCGCAATGTGCGGACATCGTCTGATAGGCTGCTGCTATTGAGTTTTAACTCAGCCATATTTTGTTTGACATATGCGAGGTCTGTATTCATGATCGCCATGCGCTCACTCATGTCATTCACCTTTTGAAGGACCTGATCCATTTTATTAGAATCTCGCTCCAATACATTCACGCGTGTTTCCATCCCACCCATAAACCAAAGGAACGACGCCGCCGAGACCAATGCAGAAGCCACGACAGCAGTCAAGATACCACGGATATCAAGCCCAGATCTTTCAGCTTGCGTCGCCATTCTGACCTCCTTCGGGGATTTCTATCCCCAACTTTTCGGCCATCATTTTGATCGTCGCCTCCAGATTCGATATCTGGTTTGATTGTTCAACAATGGTGGCTTCACGGGTTTCGTTGCGTTGACGGGCTTGCAATGCAGCCATACCTGCAGCATGATCAGTACAAATGATCGCGCCTGGACAAGAACTGCTTCTCAACATGGATGCGTGCCCCTGTACTTTCATTCCACGCATATCTTTATCCTCTATTGGTTTGGTGGGCTTTACGCCCACCTTTCAACATTATTTATGCCAGAGCAATAAGACGGAAGTCTTTGAATGATGGAGGAGCAACGCGGTTCCCCCGTACAAGCGCTCGGACTTTCAGGCCAACAAACGGGTTATTGCTCGCCACAGTCTTGTCGTATTCATATTCAAAGAATGTAGAACCGTCGTTGACCAGAGGCGACGTTGGAGTAACATCTTCCCAAGCCACACTATCCATCTCCTGACCTGCTCTAAGAAGTTTCACCTGCACCTTCATAGAAGACTGAGATGGGAGCATTGCACCAAAGAACAACTTCACAGTCGAACATGGGTTATCAAATCCGATGTCTTTTGTCACATATTTGAAGACATCTTCAAATGGATCCACGCCGTATGAGTTGAAGATTACGCTCAGGTCATCGCCATCAATCATTGGAGCGGTGTACACGTTGTTTTCACTGCGCGTCATGGTGGCTCGGATCTGGAAATCCCCAACCTGACGATAGATCCCTTCAGTCGGCAACGCCACGTCAGTGTCAGTTTCAAACTCAGCCCAATCAGACATAGAATTTGAAGTGGCATCGCGATAACGGTATTCCAATTTCAGAATCGAACCTTCCAGAGCTGAATTTGTAACACTCGCATAGAACATATCAACCAGATAATTGCCCAAGAACGAAGCATTATCCCCGCCGATTTGCCCGTTGCTGTCTGCTGCTGAACCGACGTCAATCTTGAATGAAGTATAGCTCGCATCTGTCACAGTAAACGTTTTGTTAAGTTGTTCAGGAGTAAAGCCACAACCGCCTGTCAATTCAGACAGAGTGACATTGTTCCCAGCAACCAAACCATGACCAGGTGCAAACACGGTCACGACAGAAGACCCGCTCACACAGTTGAGAGTGTTCAACCCCAGCGGACGTTGTTTCGGTCCAAGTTTCGGATCAAATGTTACAACGTTCTGACCAGCAGCAAAGTTACAACGATAAACACGGAACTTCATATCTGCCATCTGGTTGGGAGACCATGTAGAACCGTTTGAAGAAGTGAAGAACACCCCTGTATACGGTTGTTTGGCGATATATTCGTTGGACAGAAGGTTTTTCTTGCCCATTTCCGCGATATACGCGTTGTAATCCTGAGTATTCGCCAACAGAACAATAGCAAACTCAGTCGATGCTTGCAAGTATACCGGATAATCGAAGGTGAACTTCGTACCGCCAGACGAGTCTGTAGAGATCGTCACCTCAGATGGGTTCAAAGTTTTACGAGTTATGACGGTATGGGATGGTAAGCCATTCTCCATCTCACGAATTTCCAGAGTGATCGGAACATCGCGCGACTTGGTAGAGAAGAATACTTCCACGCCTTCGATATACTCGCCGCCAATCTTAGTCGCCACCATAAATGATTGAGCAATTGGATCACGCCATTGGTCGACCACAACTTCAGAAGTGCTGGTTTCGGTGCTGGTACTTGCGGTATAACCCAGAACTCGGGTATTGACAAAGGTCTTTTGAATTCCTTGTTTCTTACCGAAAGACTTGTGAACAATTTCAGCATTGGTCAGCGTATCATCTGCAGATTTACTGTCAACAGGGCTATCCGTTAAGCGGAACACGTTGTCGCCTGTGTTGAATTTGATCGTATCATTCTGAGGAACGCGGAACACGCCTTTGACTGCGCCATTGGCATCAGTGGTGATTGGGTCACCAAAATTACCACCATTCGGCTTGCAATACAGATTCACATCACGACCTGAGAAGAATGCATACATACGGGTGAAAGGACGCAGCCCCGACGCATCGAAAGAAATATCGATCTCACGCATGTATGGGATAACCTGCGTTTCCACGATCTGCTCACCAGTCATGGTTGTGGTCGTTTTGTCTGTGTATGTGTATGTGGTGACATCACGGGCAGAAACAGTCGTGCGATAGCGGTATCCCCACCACACACCACCCGCGCCATGCGGCTCCCAAACACGATCCGAAACTGAAACAGTACGCCACGTCCCGTACACAGAACCTTCTTGTACAGTACCACGGGTGTTGATCGTTTCATTGATCACGCGTGGAGCAACATAGTAGTTTTCAAACCAGTAGTCCGTGGTTGGGTTGATCTTCAAGAATCCTTCCCAGTTGAACACCGCATACGGGTTAACGTTAATCGTCGTTGTTGCGTATTCTTGATTCACGGATATTTCTGGTGTGTAGTTACAAACCACCATACCGTCCATCACTTTGTTCCAGCCGACCGGAGTCAAATCGACGACGTTCTGCTGTACAAATGGGCGTAAACGTCCATTTTCGGTATCGATAGACCCCATCCAATCTTCAGACAGATCATCAATAAGACGGAAGTCTTTGAATGGATCGGCAGCAATACCGTTTTTGAAACGCGGGTTCCCCGTGATTGGATCGAATACCTGTTGTGTCATTGCCGAAGATTCCAGCTGTGACAAAGAGGTGTAATATTCAACGTTGGAAATACGTGTTTCCAGTTTACCGATATCACGCATCGTATAACGACGGTTATCAATGGTGCGAATTTGTATATCATCGATATTCGGCGTGTATGGGGGAATCAACAGTTCATACAAACGCATGGAGTTCGCAGGGATCGCAGGGGACGCCAGGTTGTTGGAACTGATGCCACGGGCCACACCGAACACGCCGTTGTCTGCCAAATAGATTGCGTCAATACGAGGCAGATAATATTCTGTATCCAGAATAACAGCCGTATTCGGGCGAACCATATCGGTGTCGGATGTTCCATTGGTTATCTTCGGACGGAAATCAAGGCTATCGGCCAAACCATACACAGCCCCTGATGTGGAAGAAGTATAATTTGGGATATCTTTGTAATCCATTGAAGTATACGAATCAGCCGAGAAGAAATCCCCAGAACTGTGCGCGAAGTATTGGTACACCACCGTGTACGTCCCTGAAATGGCTCCAGCAGTGGATAACAGATTGGCCTTGTAATATCCTGCGTCGCGCTGACCACCATCGAGGGAGAAGCTGGAGGTCACGTCAGCGCCAGTATCATTTTTGACAGATACTAATTTCCAACCATCGTGATTCGCCAGAGGTCTGCTAGATTGTGAAGTAAACGTCACAGTCTCAGTTGTTTCGGTGATGGTTTTCGTTTTGATCGTGGCTGTGGTGCGGATCATCATTGCCAGCAAATTGATTGACTGGTTTGCACTACCGCTCCCCAGAGAGATCTGCAAAGCCGAACCGACCGGAGAACCAGTCAATGTCAAAGAACCCGAGATATCGAATTGCGCTTCAGAACCATCAGATTTCGCTGCAGAGTATAACGAAAATTCTGGAGAGAAACTATATCCCAGCGGGGCTGAAATAGAACCAGAACCGCTATTATCCAGAGTCACCTTATACGTTCTGAGGACTGTGTAGTTGATATCTACAGAACCTGTTGGTGCTAACGTTTTAACACCGAAGACCGGAAGAGAGAATATCAGGTCCACCATAGAACTCTGGTTAAACTGGTTGGACTCCAGCTCAGCAGAAAACATGGTGATCCCACTTTCTTCATAAGACACTTTGGTGATAGTGGACGCGTCCCCAGTCACAACTAAATCACGCATGTACAGGCGAAATTCAGTTGAATTGCGTTCAGCAGATATACACAATGCCGTGGCTTGAGCAGCGCCGGATGCGTTCAATAACTTGTATCGCACTGTGCGAGATATTACTGGCACACCTTTTGAATTCTTGGTGACCAGATAATTCCCTGTGGCGACAGCAACAGGCGTGTTGTTCAAGACATCGGTATCCCGCGCCTTATCAACGATCACCAATTCTTCCCCGACGTTTTCGATACGACGACCGCGAACATAGGAAATACCTGGTTTCATTACAGACACGAATTTACTCTCGTCACCGCCATCGGCAGCATTGAATACACCACCGTTGTTATTGACTTTCAGGTGTTCGCGGATGTCGATCTGATGCGTTGAAACGTTGTAATCACCGTTGGTTTCATACGTCCGTTGAGCCAACGTGTCTTCCAGAATATTATAGGTGGACTGAGTCACCATAGACTGGATTTTACCATCACGAACTTTGGCCAGTTCAACAAAGTCTTCAACCACAGCATCATAATCAAAACGAGACAAGACCAGATCTATTCGAAGACGGTGAGCGCCTGGGGCTTTGGAGTTAATCGTTCCCTGAGCGTTTGAATAAAGGGATTCGTCTTCAGATTCAGTCACGATGGTTTCGGTGACTTTAAACCCGACGCGATGGGAAGAAGTATTTGAAGTTTTATCGACGATGAGGGTCGCGTCATCAACATCAAGGAACATCCCACGAATGAAGTAAACGCCCTTCGTCATACGAGCGACGATAGAACCAGTCACCGCAGCTGCGATACCATAACCAATACGAATGAAGTTGTCATTGACGTCATAGGTTTGGAAATACAGATTGTCGTTGACGTGGAAGCCGTCTGCATTACCCACTTCTGTCATTTCAAGGATGGCCAACATCGTATCTGGAGCAGACAGATCACGTTCAAGAGATAACACACGCGCTTTGGCATTATTATCTTTCCCCAGAACGTAAAGTTCAGTAATCCCTTCCAGATCAGTAAACTCAGTACCGCCAGCCAGAGTGAATTTCATAGATACAGCGGCGTTGGTAATCGTCAGACCACCAGGGATAACCATAGATCCATCTTTGAACAAATGGTTTCCCAGCTTTTCAATCTGATCTTGCAGAATAGTCTGCATCTGGTTTAGTTCACGAGTCTGAACTTTAATAGGCATCGGGCGAAAAAGAATCCGTGAAAACCGTTTTCCAGGATTCCAGTCGTCCCAATACGGGCGACGGTTTAGATTTGTAGATTGCATTTTGATGCTCCATCGAGTGCCATTTATAGAGATATTTAGTATACAGCCAACAGACAGATAGAAATAAAAACCCCGCTGAAGCGGGGTTTTTGTTATATGGAGCCATCAAGTGTTCTATAGCTAAACATTTTAGATGGGTCTATAGGATTGTACAAACTGTAGTATCTGCTTGCGCAATAATCAGATTCAGAACTGAATGCTCCAGCATAAACTTTTGCCCCAATCCCAGAGCATGCTTCATCTGATGAACCTTCACCTGAGAAGAAATTTATAGAAACATCATTACCAAATAAGCTGTTAAATGGAGCGCTTAAGTAATCACGTCTAAATGCCCTTCTTATACGTGAACCTGTTTGAATATTTAATATACTCCACCAGAATCTCCCAGGAGCAGCACCCAATGCAAAATGGTACGGAACTCCACTTTGTATCTTAAATTCATCCGGAATCACCCCAGAAAGAACTTGTGTTTGACCATCGCCACTGATAAGTAATGCAACGCTTTGATTTCCTGATGAGTCGACATTTAACTGAAAGTAGAGGCTATTGTTGGTAGAGCCAAATCCAGTACCCAGAACAATAATATTAAACGTTTCAGCGCCAGTTATTGTTGGTATTAGAATTGCAGATAGTGACACGCCACCAGCTGGAACTCTGGATGTTGTATACCTGATTTTGTCTTTATTTCCTTGTGACAAACGAAGTCCGTTTGCCTGGCCTATAATTGATGGGGCGGGAACGAATACAGGAGTGGTACTAACACCATCGAATGAAGGCATTACATTTTGAAATGTAATGCTTGTTTTATCGTAATTAATCAATCCATTTATTTTAAGGTCTGAATTCGTTGGCTGAATAATATTGTTATCACCACGGAACAAGATACCGAGATACTCTGACTCTACATTTCCGTTTACGACTACGGTACAATCTGAAGACAGGAATCTAAAATTAGCGGCACTGGAAGGTATCCCCGAACCTGAGTTTGAAGAATAGTTAAGACCAACGAACCCATCAATTGTAACGTCGCAACTATCAAATACGCAGTTGTTATATGAGTAGTTGCTGTTTATGCTGTTTCTGTTCGTGTTTAGTCCTGAAATTGAAATAGAATAACTGTCTTTAAAGATTATGCCATCAGAACCGCAGTCCTGAACCTCTGTAGCACTCATAGTAATGTTTTGACAATTGTTTATCTTCAATCCAGGGTAACTACCTGAAGCAGCATATGGTTGCCAGTTAGCCCAAATAAGTTTAGCACCAATAATACGGGCGTTGCCAGCGCCATCTAAGACAAGACACTCCTTACCACAGGTATTTATCTGGATATTTGTCCAAGTCCAGTCTGTTGTTGCGCAATACGCACCAACTTGATTAATGTGGTTAATAAGAAGGTTTGTCGTTGATACTGAAAAGTTTCCATTTTCGATTTTAAGTCCATACTCATCAAACCCAGCAATATGCACGTTGTTGATACACAAATCCCTTCGTGGGTCTGCTGATGTGTTAAATGGGTAGTTTGTAGAAAGTCCGGTGGGGGTTGGAACAACTAATCCACGCGTTCCCGCAGTGAATGCAGTATCTTGCTGTGCACCAGTTCCGTAAATACCGAAATTATCCAATTTAATAAGCGAGCAGGTATCTTCAATAACCACACAGTCACCAGCCACCCCTGGTTTTTGCACTAGCCTTGAGATGTGCATACCTGACCCGTAGATACTTGCAGATTTTTTCTTCAGCTTAATGGAAGTGACGTTGAATGGCGCAGTTAGTTCGGTGGCTCGACCACTATCTACGCTGGCCTGAACAGCCACAGTGTCGTCCACACCACCTGTTGCCCCAAACATAAACGGATTAACTCTATCTGCGTTGAGGCGTAGCCAGGCGGCACCGCCAGTTGTTTTAATAACCACTCCGTTATCGTCTTCATATCCGGTGCCATCAACTACAGCCCTAAATGAACCGCCGCCAAGACCAGTTCCAGCCGTATGTTGCCGTAATATAATTCTTTGACCATTGACGCCAGGTTCAATTGTCCTTAATGTTGCTATATCTGGACATTGCCCAATAAATTTAAACCCATCATTAGCAGCAAGATCGTTCCTCAATGAATCAACGCCCGCGCTAATCCACGCCCCCACGCTAATCCCTCCAGTGGAGTCTAGATCTTCACCAGCATTGACAGTCTTTGGTAAACCACCACCCCAGCGGTATAAATTCACTCCATCGCTCACGACTTCGTTCTTGACACGAATCGTAAATCCGGAAGTGAAATTTTCTATCAGAATGACGTATTCCTCACGCAACACCGCCAGCGCACCCAAATCTACAGTGCCTCCAGAGTGCGTGAGGATGCCGTCAACTAAACTGGTGACCGTTACAGCACCAATGTTAGAAGGGAGAGCGTAGGAACGTTGAGACACCTTATCGTAGATCACTTTATAACCAGACAAAGACTGTCCTGCTTTGGCATAAACGACTTCCGACTTTTTGCACCCAAATTTACGGGCGATGCTATCTTTGTTCGTTTCTTTTGAAGTAGAACCTTTCGGTTGAGCAAATTGCGGATTCATGATGAATCTCCTGTTTTTCTAATAAACCCTCCCGAAGGAGGGGGAAATTAAAATGCAACACTGATTGGAGCCGTGTATGTGCCAGGTGGGACGGCACCAGCCCAATATGCGATAGTTGCCCCACTCGCAGCATTCAATATTTCGGATCCAACTAAGGCTTGTTTATTAGTGACTGGGTCAACTGCAAACACTGTGGTTGTCCCCGCGTCAGTTTTACGCCACACGTTACCTTGAGATTTAATCGTTAGACCCAAGACGCCAGCAGATTGCCCAGAACCACCAGAAGACACGAAGTTTGTGGTGTTGTTCAAATAAACAAGACATTCTTCAAAGTTAAGAGTACACCAACCAACAAGGCTGAATACTGTACCATTGAATGACGTGTCACCCGTTTCAAAATATGTGCCTTTGAAAGAAAGTTGAGTACTGGATCGTAAGAATGTTGAAGTGTTATATCCTTCTATGGATCCACCGATAAACACCACATTTCGGACTGCCAATCCATAATCGCCAATCTGGTTTACATATGCACGCATATTGATATGCTTGGTGTTAAATGTTATATCCTGGCCAGTTGGTACACGACTAATGCAATAACAATACAAAATCGTCATATGATCCGTTGTGGAATAATAATCACCTTTGCTGGCATCCCATGGATTAGAATCCAACGCGTACTTCATAAGCGCCACAGTAACATTTCGCACGTTAATGGCCTTTCCATGACGGAATGCTTGGGTGTCACAATACGACGCCGCCGAAGGTAATGATGTCGCCAAATCCATCCCAGTAGTTGTAAACCCTCTTCCGTACACCAAACAATCTGTTGGTGATGCACCTTCACCACAACGGAATGCTTCTCCAGTCGCAGCATCAAAGAAGACAGCATTTTGTACAGAACGCGCTAAAGAAGGATCAGAAATAACGTGCACCCCCTGGAAATTGCTGGGCTGGAATAGTTCAGAATAAACAGAAGTCATTTGGGCGTATGAACCAAAAGTCTGTTTATTGGGAATATCAATATAACTCGTAATGCGATGGCGACCTGTCCATCTCCAGCAACCGCCCCGATATGCCACGTTGGCCACTTGTTGGAATTCTTTGGTACTGTCATGCGCGTCCCCGACGTTCCAAGGAAGCGCACCAAAGTCTTCAGCGCGGTAATGACCCATCACGTCTTGACGACGCCAAACTCCAGTACCTGTCCCGCTTGCGGTAAACCAAGAAGTCTTCCCTGCGCTGTCCCAAGTCGGGAACGTTTTACCAGGATCGATGATCGTGCCGCCGTTGTGAGCAGCCTTGTTCCCAGAAGGATCCCAACGGAAGAAACCACCACCATAATTGGTTGATGGGTGGAAAGAAGCCACAAACACGAAGGTCGTTTCAGTTGGAGACACATTCAAAAGTTCTGAAATGCTGCTCACAACACGGTGTTTATTGATATTATTCAGAATATCTTGTACTGTGTCGCCACTGGAAACTTTGATATTTTCTGCGCCACTTGGTTGCAAGTAGAATAATTTAACCGCCTGAGAAGAATCTGGTAATGGTAAGAGATCAACCTGCACATCACCTGGGTTGTAATTCAATTTCCCACCAGATACAGAAGAAATGACAGAACCATCAGGAATGGTTGGTAAGCCATAACTGGTTTGCGCCGCTATGTCATAAATAACTTTCTTCCCATCCAATAAAGATATGGTGTCCGTACTAACGATGACTTCAGAGTCTTTTACATTAGCAGAACGGGCGATTTCTTGAATACTTCGGTCAAACGCCGGACTGATATTCGGTTGTTTAACAGACATTTCAGCGACTACCCAAACGCCTGCAGTCAGTGCAGTTTGCAAAGATACTTTCCCTGTCGTGCTGTCATAGGAATATTCAATTTCGGGTGTTTTGTATTCGCCACCGATATAAAGAGACTGTACACCATAAGAAGTAAAGTCAGGCGTGAATTCAGTTTCTCCACCCACGGCTTGAAATTTGTATATGCGGATGCCTTTGGCAGTGTCTTCTGGTGAAAGAATTTTATCGAATAAGCAATACACAACATCGCCTTTGGACAATGCGCGCCCGAGATTCAACGTATTCCCGTCTATCTCGAAGTTGTCTAACGGAACTTGCATGCCGCCGTTAATTGTGACTACGCCAGTGACAGGATAGAACGGCAAGGAAAGGAAAGTTTCTCCACCGACATTTGATTTATACGTGAAAGGAATCTGGTGGGGAGCTGTGATTACGCCGCCGAATAATTCTTCTACATTTCTGGTCATTTGAAAATACCCCATAAGGATTTGCCAATATGGGGTATTTAGTCTGAACTAATAAAATTTATGAACAAAGGTATAATAAGAACCCCGCCAAAGCGGGGTTTTTGCTCAAGATAAATTAAAGTGTGTATGTTACATAACTTCCATCTGGTTTTTTAGCAAGCAACCTCAATGCTCCGTCACTTCCGAAGAAGAATCCTATAGATGAATTATGTTCCAGAGCGCTCTCTGGTAATTGTAAAGGGGCAGCAGGTATACTCATATGCTTAAAGCCTAAGCGGTTAAGCTGAAACTCACCTACACGTACACCCTCCTGAATTGCCGAAAGCTTGACAATACTTGCCTCACCCCCTGGTGTAGCAACCTGGCAATCTGCCGTCATAAGCAAAGATGGGTTTGTAGTACCACCCATAGCAGGTTGCATTGCAAGTGTCATTTGGTTGGCACTATGCTGAACATTGATATTACCTCCCTGAATATCGCTTATATAGGTACATAGTAATTTCTTAGTACCGGAACCAGCACAGGAAACATTACTTACTTCTGAAGACGGAGCGTATATAGCGTAACCTTGTGTAGTATATGCATGGATGTTAATACCACGAAGTCTACTACCTCCCTCACAGGTAATCTGATTTAGGTTAGTTAAATCCTTATTCGCACCTACTACAGTAATGTTAGTAATATCATTGTTAGTACCCCTATCGAAGACGCCTTCCTTATGGGCCTCATAAGTAACAACATTATCAATAATATTTTTCTGACCATCCCACCAAGCACCAATCCCCATACAATCACGAGTAATAATATTACGGATGATATGTTGAGTAGGTAGGTGGAACCATGGATACTCTGCGAGTGAGTAGTCATCCACACGTTCAGTTGGCGACCCTGTGTCAGCATTAACATCAATACCATCATAGTAACACTGGATTGTAGTTATATTGTCGAACACTAAACGGTAGTTCCTGGCTGAACGACCACCTATTTCATTTTGATAGGTTTTAACACCAGATTCTCCAACGCGATAGGATATTAAATCCCTTACTCCACCATCATGGTCTGTACCACCATCATTGCGAATGAACAGTACAGCGGAACCAGAGCCATATTTAATCTCACCCCCAACAACCCAGTTGCCAGTACCCCATGCAGTTGTATGATGGTTCTCAAATGTAATGCCCGATTCCAAAGCAATAAAATTGCGTGGATTCTTAACAAGAATCCTATTACATAAAGTAAATAGATAACCACCAAATGTAGCTTCTGGGTTCTCTACGATGATATTATCGCCGCTCATTATTCGCAAAGTAGCACCAGCAACCTGATTTTTTACATTATCAGGAAGGTCGTCCCAAATATCTAAATCGTTAATATTTGGCTTATATCCAACATCCAAACGCTGCTGAACAGATGCCAGAACTTGTGTTGGGTCTGTAACCCAATTACCGTTTGCATCGAATCGGTAAACAGTATACGGCGTAGTTTTAGTATGCATGTGCGGTTTCTTAATTACTGAACCCGCACCCAAACCATTCCAAACCAACATACCATCGCCAATGAATTTTCCCTTGCATTCAATGATTAAAACTTTACCGCTAAAATCTACACTCTCATCTGCAGTAAAAGTGTAGTCAACATCAATAAGCAATCCATCTACGGCTGCTGTCGCTGCATCCTGTAATGTAGAATAATCAGATAACTTTACTGAATATTTGAATTTTTTGTTGGCTTCCTGTCTAAATGCTGCGTCACCAACACTCAGCCATGTACCAATACCAACGCCACCAGATGTTTCAGGTGTTGAGCCAGCATCGACAGTTTTAGGAAGTGAACCATCCCATCGATATTTTTTATCATCGTGAACAAGAAGTTCATTTTTCACATTAATGGTATGGCCGAAATTAAAAGAACCAGATAAAGTCACATATTCTTCGCGGCTTACTGCTAATTCCCCAAGGTCAACAGAGCCAGCGGAATGAGTGAGGATGGCTTGTTCGTTCAGACTTATCGCAGTCGTTCCTGAAACAATACCCGAAGGAAGAGAATAAGCCCGTTGGGTAGACTCATCATAAATTACTTTAAATCCACTGAGATCAATACCAGCAGTGAAATAAACGACTTCGTCTTCTTTGACACCGAAATTTCGAGCGATAGATTGTTTGTTAACTTCTACGGAAGTGGAGCCGCGTGGTTGATTGAATTGAGAAATCATGATAATACCCCATAAAGGATGACCAATATGGGGTATTTAGGCATTCAATATTATCCCTTTGCGTAATATGTCGTGATCCCTGAAGGAGTCGTATTCTGACCCACCATCCAGTTTCCTGCTGTACTAGATTGCATACCCCAACAATGAGACATGTTCCCAGTTGTGGTGACGATCTGCGCCGTTATCATCGGTTGATGGCGGGTGCGGATCGCCTTCCGCACTGAAAAATAAGGAGAAGCTGTTGGTGAAGTACCTGTTTGAACGGTTATCTGTATAGACTCACCATCACTAACGAATGAAGTCGCAGCCGCCCCTGTACCATAACCTGTCAACGTGACTTCTAATATATCTCCACGAACATAGCCGTCGGAATAACCAGAAGATTTGTTGCCTGTACAAGTCACAGTGGCTTCCGTACAACCGCTCATACCAAACCAAGCAGCGCCGTCATTCAGATCGCCAGACCATGTAGAGACGTTGTTATCACTGACGTCCATATTCGCCATATAACCTGGGTTTCCCTGATACAGAGCGATACCTACCGTATCGAACCAAGGCAGAAGATACGCTGGGCCAACACCCTGACCGCCGTTACCAACCTGTATCAGAGTGTTCCTCAGGATAGAACACGTGGCGACCCCAGCACCTGATTGCCCGACGTTGATTCCGTTCTTACCTGTGTTGCGGATGAAGTTGTCTTCCCAAGTGACATAATTGCAACCCAGAGTGCTCCCCTCCATCGTGCCTCCACCAGTTCCGTAAGTCACACAATCGGTCAGGTTGTTACGGCTGATGGTGCCGTAGGAGCATGATTGGATGCCCAGAAGATCCCCTGTCCCTGCGATTGCACGAACTGTGGCGTTCGACGGCGGTGGTGGGGTTACTGTCACACTTGTAAGGCTGTTGACAGCAGTTATCATATGTTCAGAACCACCAGGCAATACAAAGAACATACCCGTTTTCAATGGCCCAAAATCTGGCCCAGCGCTTTGGGTGATAGTCCCGTTAGTATTGGTCACAACATACAGACGGTTTCCTGGAGAACCCACGTAAGTGCCTCTTCCGACGTTTTTGTCGACAAGGAAGTTTGAGTAACCGCCAACATAAATGGTTCCCGCGCCCAGGTTAAAGAATCTGTTATCATTAATTTGCAGATCATCACTCGTCGCCGTTCCGTCGCCAAACATGGCTACACAACCTTTGGCGAAGTTGGAAAAAATGTTCTTGGTGATACGAATGCCAGGGACTGCGTTACCAACAACGCCATAGCCAGCATTGTTTCGGATCTCGCTCTTATGGATAGTCACATTCCCAGCGATACGCACCAAAACTGCTTCTAGCGGAGTCTGAGAATCTAAACGGCTACCATCAACATAGATCCCCTTGACATATGAATCATTCATAATTGTCAAGAAATCATTAGCATATGACAACGACGCATCACGTTTCAATATGGTCCGTTTGTTGCCGTACACTAATGAATGTGCTGGGATCACGACAGGGCTTTTACAGACCAGAGTGTCGACATCGTTCAGTAAGACATAAGCGTTAGCCGCAGCCGCAGCCGTAAACATGGCGTTCAGTTTCACTGCCGGATCTTCTGGAAGATTCCCTTTGATGCCATACATACCAGGAGTAATATGTTTGTCGATAATTCTCTTCCAATAGAAGATGCTTGACACTCGAGCAATCATCCCAGCATCATCAACAGCATCACCAGCGACGGAAATGAATTCTCCGCCACCGATTTCAGAACCAGAATAATAACCTTTCAATTTGACTCGGATGCCCGCTGTGGCTGGCACTAAAGTTCTAAGGCTCGCGAAATCTGAAATTTGAACGACCATATTCTGGTTAATAAAAGTCAATTCTTCTTCTACGGTATCACCTCTAGAAGTTTTCAACATACCCGCGCCAGAGTTCGACGCCAGATCGTTCTTCAACTTCTCTGCACTACCTGGTACGCTCACCAATGTAACAGTGGTTTCAGTTGATCCATTTTTGTATTTCAGTTGATCCCCATTGACGGAAACCACTGTAGAACCTGCTGGAATTCCAGATGGAATCCCCCAAGAACGTTGGGATGTCGTATCATAAATAACGACTTTATTATCCAGTGCAGAAGTATAATCGTTGCTCAAAATAACTTGAGCATTTGTAAAATTGTAGGCGCGAGCAACTTCCTGTAAAGAACGATCGATCTGGTTATAGATGTTCGGTGTCCCATTTATAACCACAACAACTTCATCTTCTGGTTCCAGTTCTTGCGTCAGAGTGATTTTACTCGTCAATGGGTCGAACGTGAATCCAAGATTTTTGTACTGACGAGACCCGTTTATATCAATAGCCGGAACATCATCTACAACGATGTCTAGCGTTATTTCGGTTTCGCCGCCGATAGCGGATCCGCCATTGTAAATCCAGGTGATTGCAGAAGCGCCCGAACCCCCGCCGCCAGTACCTAACTGAATCGGAGTATATTCTATTACCTGCAATTCAGTGCCAGCAGGTAAAGAAGGGTCGAAAGTGATTACGTTTCCATTTAAAGAATATTTGGATTCTGTAAGGCGTTTCCCATCAGTGTACACGTCCACAATTGTCGGAGGGATGTTGAGAGTCACTTCATTTGTATCAGATGCTAAAATTTGAGTGAAAATCTCTCGACTGTACACACGACCTTGACCTAGGCCAACACCAGATGTAACAACCCAACCCTGCTCAGCACCAGACCAAGTGAAAGTCGCCGACACGTTATCGGTGGATATCGTCATATCTTCGGTGGAGCCGTACAGGTTATTTCCCGCTGGAGATACGGTCAATGGATACGTCGCGAATTTACCATAGGCATCACAAATTGTAACCGAGTCACCAACACGCGTAGGGGAAGGAAGAACCACCGTAGAAGTCCCAGTGGAGTTATTAATGAGATAGCCGCGCCCTTCTAACAGATTGCTGGAGGGAGCGTATGGGAGCGTTTCCCAGCGTATTCCGCCGCCGCCCAAGGACAGCCACCCGCCATTTTCGTAATAACCTTCGAATTCATCACTATCAGGATTGTAACGCACAGAAGATGGGAGACCCGCAACATCAGTATCTTCAGGGAACGTCAATATTGCACCAGGGGAATGCTCTATGGTGCCGGAGTTGTTGAAGCCTTTTATGTTCGAAGACTCCGAAGTTTCTAAACCCAAAGGGAAAAGAGGCTGTGTTGGTTTGTTGGCCATTTGTAATACCCCTAAATGTATTCATGTCATCTAGGGGTATTTAGTTTTAGAAAGATGCTGTAATAGAATAATCGACTGAGCAAGGTGTTGTCGTATTGGCATTGACAACAGAAATCCTCAGTTTCCCACCAACTACAGAACCCGTAAACGTCACAGTTCCGCTCGTACTTTTCTGGATCAGCAGCTCAGACTTAATCGTCCCGTCTCGAGTTATGGTGACTCGATATGTGTCTACGACATCTCCTGTACCCCATTGTGCTGTTACCAATATCTGGCAAAGTTTCACCAAATCAAAGTCTGGCAGAGCTGTTGTTCCAGAAGCCGATACCGTCAGTGATGACAAGTTTGTTTTGGTGCGATAAACAGCGTTCCCCAAACTGTTATCAATTGTGGTCATTTTGGCATTATACGTTGATACATCGACCTTACCAGTCGTGAGAGAACTGATACTGCCGTCCAAGGAAGTCATCTTCGTATTATATGTGCTGACCTCAACCTTGTTGCTCAAAGATGTGTTAATGTTGGATATACTCAAATCCAACGAAGCCATTTTTGTGTTGTAAGTTGACGTGTTGACTTTGCCGTTCAACGTCGTGTTGATATTGTTAAGCTGAGACTCCAGACTCAACATGTCGGCATCATACGTGATCGTCGTTACATAACCGTTAAAACGGTTGTCGGCAAATAACGCATTAAAAAATGCAGTCATTGACCATGTGCGAACTCCAGAATCTGTTTGCACGGGAACTGATGTTGGGAGGGTTAATTCCGTATACGCAGCCAATCTGTTAAAATCCAGTTTGAATTTGTAATATCCGGAAGTCAATAATTCCCCAGCCAAACCAGACCCATCTGGCGCGGTGTCTTCACTGACACCATGTTTCCTCAACATACTCAGGTTGACACCGTCTGTTGAGTTGGTTGGTTCGTCCGCGATTGAAACAGATTTCCCAGTGGGGACTTGGATTCCCCCGTTAGTAACCAACAGCGCATTAAATGTCTTCTTACCGTTGATTGTCTGTTCACCACTATCCGTTCTTATAACTTTGTTGGTCAGGGTGTCATTAATCGTATCCACAGACCTTTTCAACTCATAAGTCAGGCGAGCAGAAGGCGGAAACAATGGGTCACTGACTTCAAAATCATCAATGACGTCGTTTTTACTTACTTTGTCGTCAACAGAACCCAATATCTGATCTATCTGCTGACCTGTATATTGACTCAGGAAATCGGCCATTTTTAGCTCCTTGTGCTTTCTAGGAATACAGTAAATCCAGCAGGATGGAAATGCTGACGGAAGACGCGCTCAAACACACCTTCAAAATCAGATACGTCGCCTGGGACTCCTATAACATAAGTGTATTCATCATAATAGTAATCATCACGCATCCCTGTCGTGCCGTCACATTCAAAATTTCCGTCCAGACCGCCTATGTCTTCTTTCGTAAAATAGACGCTGACTGGACAACCGAAATATATCCAAAAGAACAATTCAATCGCTTTCTTTGTTCCACGTATTTTATAGATGTGTTTCAACAATTTCAGCCAACGCGGATGATCCAGAGTTCTTCGTTTAGTTCCTTCAATATAAACAGAGAACGTATCGCCCGTGGCCGTCAATAAAGAATCCGAACCGACTGGGATAAAATGTCCAAATTCTTGAAATGATTTATCGACAGTTCGTTGAAACCCAAAATCATTATACCAGTCGTCTATCTGCTTGTTCTTGTCTTCAATAGAAAGCAACGGCCTTCCATCAGCGTCTAGCAGCGTCTCGGCATCAAGAGCCATCATGTTCTCAAATGTTCTGACCAAAAATTTATCTGACAAATAATCTTTGGCTTCAGAGCCTGGCGTTTTGTCGGCCTTTAAATCTATGAGTTGTTTAACAGGAGAATCTTCACTCTCAGGATTCATCCAACTCGAAGTGTCTGCCAGATATGCCAAAATTTCTTCTTGAGTGAAGCCCTGCTGCCGATACAGCCAATTAAAGAACGTGTCCATGAACTCGATGAACAGAGGAAAATCGTTTTGGTAAAACAACGGGGTTTCATACTTAACCCCATTGTGACCATTATTAAGATCTTTGGACATAGCGCACCTCTGGCGTAACAACCACATCACCGATTTTGAATACCTGGTTTTGTGAAGCCTGTATATTCTGATTCAGGCCATCTGGTAGCACAACGATCGTTACTCCTTCAGTATTATAGTTTGAAACCGTAATCTGCTGAAGATCTACGACGCCGTTGGCGTAATCCACAACACCAGTCTTTTGAACCAAAAATTCTTTAGTGGTGTCGTTGTTGTTCACTTTATACATGTTCAAATCGCCATTGTCATCGCGCATATAATAAGTGAAATCAACTTCGGCCGGAAGCGGTTTAAACCCTGTTATTTTCACAGAACCAGGTTTAATGCTTCTCCCATAACTGAAAGTAAAGCTATCCAACACACCATAATCAGGTTTGAAATGACGTTTATAACCGACAGACGTGATATTTGAGTTAATGGAACGTTCCATTTTCGTAATTGCTTCCTGCAATATCTCTTTATCGAATAACTGATCAAAACCACCGAGATTGTTTTCACCCCATTTGGTGATACTATTGCCCACCACCACTTTCATTTGTTCTTCAACATAAACCGTTGAAGTCGGATCCCAAAATATAGTCGTGGCGACTTGGATATATGTGATCTCAGAATCTACCACTTTGGGGGTGATGGACCCAACGTTGTATTTGTCCAACGCGGCAACGATATCAGCCTTCTCTGCGTCTGAAAGAGTCTCTCCAACAGATGGTATCACAGCGATATAAACGTAACCAGAATCCGGAGGGGAAAGCGTATCGCCGCCATATGATTTAGCACGGGCGACGTTAGAAAACAAGCGTTCAGTTAAAACACCGTAATCGGTTTCCGTAACGGCAGCGCCATCAGCCTGATAAGCCAAAGGTGCCAGACGCTTCGTATCTTCAATAGATTCCGGATCGTCCCCACCCGCACTGCGTTCGGAAACCAATTCTATATCAACCTGGTTAAACCCGCCTATCGAAGATGCGGAAGATAAACTAGTGATGTCATTACCTTCAGCACCAGAAGTTTCTAAATACTGGAGGAAAATAACGTTGCCATCTTCTACTCGGCGAGATAGATAACCATCTCCGAACTCAAACACATACAGGCCATCTATCCCTAATTCCACAAAATAGAGATATGCATATTGATTCAGGTCGAACGGACTGTTGTATCTCTGGTATGTCGTTGAAACATCAGAGGACTCTGATTCCTGTACCTGTACGACCAGATGATTGATATCAACATTTTCCGAAGGTATCGTATAAGTCGAAATCGCGCTTCCTTCAACATCATATGTCTTGTACAACCAGTTACCCTGAATCAGTTTCACGTTGTTGAACATGTAATAACCGTCTGTTGTCAACGTGGCAGACACGGGTTTTTCAACAGTAAAGTTGTAGGAACTCCCATCCTTCGCCCCAACGAACATCACACGGCGGTCCATAATGATCTCATTAGGAGCTGTACTGGCGTCATACGGCGTTACTTTGATGTTGGCATACATGTATGCCGCCCGATAGTTGTCGGGGGTATAAGAAAGAAAAGCAGCAGACAAACCAACATTAGAACGTTGATTTGCTGTTTTTAAATGGCCTTCACCATTAAGCATGTTCTGCATAAAGGCTATGGCGTTCGCATCAGATGCCAACAAACGAATAATAGCACTAAGACCGGAACCTTCAAAGTCATAATCTTTAAAGGTGGGATCAGCTTTCATTCGCTGTTTGATAATGTACTCAAAGGCTCTGACGTCGAGTGAAGGAACTGTTTGCGTGGCCATGATAATCTCCATCACCTGAGTTTGAATATGGTGTTGAAGATATTTAGCCAAAGGGAATCAAAACGCTCTCGCGCGTTAATTTATTCGAATATACTCGCGAGGGGGCTGACGCCCTCGCTCGTAACACCGCCTTGACAGGCAGTCCCATTCCGCAGCCATGGAGGCTGCTTCTCGTTGTTCGTTAACACTCACAACTCGAAGGGCACCGCGTTAAGATACAGTTTCTTGATGTTGTAGAAAAGTAGTTTTTACCTATTAATAATCGCTGCCATTATTTTATTGGCCTTTCTTGGAGTTATATTCAATAAACATATTCCCAATATAATAGTGGGGACATTTAATTAATTTGACGAGGCTCAGGAAATGCACATTAATACAGCAATAATGAAACACATCATCCCTTTGTTAGCAAAATACGAAGGGGAACGTGTTGTAAAAATCCCTTTCGGAACAATTACAGAAGAAGTGAAACGTCTGACTGGCAAAAATATTAATTTCCGCCGTGTTGTTGAATCAGCATTAGAGTTAGCCCGTACCGATTTGCAAAACCCGACATTTTCATTTAATATCGATGCAACATCCTCACTTCGCCAAGAATTGGAAGAGTCATCACAAGCGCGACGCGATCGTTTTCGTCATTTGTATGTTCGCAACGAATTCTCTGAAGGTCGGGTCGGTATAAAATTAGAATCTATTCGTTCTGACATCTGCTTCACTGTCAACTATATTTTAGAACCAGAAAGCCAGCGCATTTATTTCGGCGCGATTATCGGGTTTTACGGGAACTCCATTAATGGTTGGGCTGAACGCGTTGGGTTAAAAGAAACCCAGAACAACCATTCCACCCCTTCTACGCATTATATGTCGCATGAAGCATCTAATGAATATGTTTATCTTCTGCGCCGCGTTGTGAAGTTAGAATTGATAAAATAACGCTTTATTCAATAAATAAATGCAGTAAAGTTAGTTGCATGGAAGGGAGGGAACACTATGTTTTACATGATGTTACTCCTCATCCTCCTGATCGGGATTACCTGCTCTCTCCTGGGTCTACCCGATCAGTCCGGTAAACAGTTGCCCACTTCGGCGCATCCGGTTTTGAGTGAAGGTTCGTCCGCACTGCTGTGGGCAGTGTAGCTCAAAGGGGAGAGGACTTTTCAAATTAGCTGGGCTGTAGTATAGTAAATTTTATGGTGTAAAGAGTCGGGCGACCAGCGGTGTAAAGGCTGAGGCCAAGCACAGTCCTAGGACGAGGACTCCGGCTCCATAAGTCAATATCCACCTCGCTGGTGTCAGTGGACGCACTTGACCGTCGGAGAACGAAACTCCCTGTTGTAGCGTGATTAGCTCAGAATCAGAGAGCACCCTGTTGGCAAGTCGACACCAACATATAAGGGGAGGTCGGGGGCGCTAATCTCCATCACGCCGACAACATTATGAGTCTTCATAGAGGGTTCATAATGTTGCGTCAAAGGGCAACACGAGGATTCCTGTTGGTTGAATTAACTTGATTCATAGTTCCTGCTGATTCTTCCCGGATTCAGAAGAGCACCGACAGGACGAGGCCGGATGCGAAAGTTTCGGTAGATTATGTTGCGGTGTACACACAGACTGGCGTGTGAACATAGGCAGACGAGGATAGGCGTCCCGTGCGACGCTTGCTGATGATGGTCGGGTGAGCACCTTCTCCTAAGACTCTGCGCTCAATCAGCTGTCGGTTCGAATCCGACCACCGCAAAATAATTTAGGGGTTTGTCAATAACGGGTTACAAAGTATAGTTAACTCACTGAACGGCAAGCTGTTTGAGTCCTGGCCACTCATAGCGATGTGAGACCAAGACAGGTAGGTTTAGGACTCAAACAGGTTTTCGTTTTCGTTGTGCGTGACTTTGCGGGTTTTTAGAAACTGACCACAAAAATAATCGCTAATGATAACACGTTCCTGGCAGTAGCTTAATAGCCATACACCAGTGAGGTCTTCCGATTCCTCATAACAAAATTCGGCGCACTAAAATAGGCGGGAGGGTGTGATTAATAATCTCCCGCCGAACAATGAGCGGAGCGTGTACTTAATAGGTCGATGGGAGCAGGCTACTTCTGAGAAATCAGGAGCGTACATGAGAAGGTTCGAGTCCTTCCTCCAATCCCAAAGCCGTTATATCTGACTGTCCAAAGGGGATAAGCTCCTGAGTAGCAGAGGTGGGTTGCCTAAGTCAGATGGGATGTAAGGTCAGCGCTGGCCAAGCATTTGGGTTCGACTCCCTAAAACGGCTCCACATCTTTGAGGGCATTCCGCGTCAGACGCGAGACTGCATGGAGTTTCAGGAGAAAGGCAACTTAAATCCGAGGCAGTAATGCCCTATGAAATATCGGAGCCTGTTGTACACTGAGTGCCCTCAAAGATGTGTCTCACAGCGCATCAGTTTGCAGTTATGCAAGCTCAATAAGTTAAAACGCGCCTCAGGCGTTATGGGATAAAGCCTTAAACAGTGGAATCCCCAGGGCTGGCAATCCCTGTCAAAGAAGTAGCCGTGTGGGGGTTTGCCCCCACAACGCAAATCGAAGTTCTCTGGGTATATCTTTTAACCCTCAAGGTCTGTACACAGATGTGTCCGTCCCATGAGCAAGTTAGGCGATATACAACATGTTGGGTCGAACCTGTTAAGCCCAGAGAACTTCGATTTGCGTACTTGAGAGAGCGTTGTATGAAATAGGGCAATGCCTTGCAGACCTCGACACCTACATATTCTAGACACTAGTGGGTGCTGGCGAAGATCTCAAAATAAGCTGGTCATCAAGGGTAGCTCCCTGACTAGACGAACAATGAGAGGCCGAACTAAGGGGAAACCCGAGACAGGCGCAGTATTTTCAAGTTCGCAAAACAGTGATCATCCTGACAAGTGTGATCACTCTGCGACAGAGATATAGCATCGTGGCTATCAACCACATCCTCGCTCTAGTGATGAGTGGTGTTATGTTTCTGTCGGCCAGCCTCGTTTGGTCCGAACGTAGAGGACAAGTGCTGAAGCGAGACGAAGACGCTGAAGTGCGAGTTGCGACATTGGTTGCAACTTTGATGGCTCTAGATTTTATAAACCAAGTCTATGGGTGACGCGGGATCTTTAGTCCTAGAGCCATCAAAGTTGTGTCCAACCCGATCTTGCAAGCCCGTATCCCTATATGGTCAAGACTTGCAAGTGGAAAGCCCTGGAAAAATAAACGCCTGTGGTGAGGCTACGGTGCAAGCCAAAGACCCACAGAAGCGCGTTGCCGTGAGGCGCACAAACAGGCATGCATGAACTGATCATGCACAAACGGGATAAAGGGTTGAGAGACCTTGGTTGGACACATCACAAATAACGGGGAATAGTTGGCATGGAAGAGATTTGGAAAGAGTTGTGTTTGGATAAACTCGGAATCTGCGTATTTGTCAGCAACTACGGAAAGGTCAAGAAGCCTGAATTGACTATACTCCGTAAGAACCAGTTTAGGGAATATGAACAGAAACTGCCAGAGAAGTATTTGACTGCAGTGGACAACGGGACTGGCTATTTGCAAATAAAAGTGGAATATCTGGGTGTATATCTCAGGAAATATCTACACTGGTTTGTCTGGGTGGCGTTTAATGGCCCAGTTCCAGAAGGGTTTGAAATAGACCATATTGATGAGAACAAATATAATTGCGCACTGTGGAATTTACAATTGTTAAGTAAGGAGGACAACATGAAGAAGATGTTAGAATCCAACCCACACGTGTTGAGAAATTTGAAGAATCAAAAGGTCCTGTAGCTCAGTCGGTTAGAGCAGTGAACTCATAATTCATTGGTCGTTGGTTCAAACCCAACCAGGATCACCATATTATGGTTGAATAAAATAAAGGTTTGTTTCAATAACCTTTATACAGTATAGTTCGTTGTAAGGTGTGTGCCCTTGATCTAGCGGCTATGAGGTCGGTCTCCAAAACCGTACAACCCAGGTTCGAGTCCTGGAGGGCATGCCAAATATTCAGGTGCTTTAGCTAAATGGTGAAGCGGCGGACTGTTAATCCGTGATAGCAAGGTTCGAGTCCTTGAGGCACCGCCAGAATTACGGGTGTGAACGAAAGTGAATAGGCACGAAGTATGCGACCGACAAGCTCCAAGCCTCTGTCCAATAGCAGAACGGAATCCGAAGACGACGATAGTAACGCCCACCAAATTCAGAGTGTAGAGGCTACAGTAGTGCGCACCTCACGGAAAGCTACACCGGACACTCTGATACAAATCTGCCGCTGCGTGGATTAGCTGAGGAAGGATGGCCGATGTCCTCGAGCGTGGCCCAGCACGTAGCGGTAGACCAAACACGGTAAGCGTTGCAGCCAGCTGTGTACAGACCAGAAGGCACTGGTCGCCCTTCAAACGGGCAGATGAAATGCTCAATCGGGTGTGAAGCCCGTCCTAATTTCGCGGGAGCCATAGGGGTTGGCCAGTAGCCGACTGATCATCGGCGACGATCACTGGACAGGTTCGAATCCTGTTCTCCCGCTCCAAATTGGAAGGTTGCCCGAGAGGTTTAAGGGACTCGACTGCTAATCGAGTGGGGCTTTTAGCCCCCGAAGGTTCGAATCCTTCACCTTCCGCCAAATTGCTTCATAGCTCGAGTGGTAGAGCGCAGGAAAGTTTCGAGAGAACAAGGTGCCTGAGGTCACTGGTTCGAATCCAGTTGAAGCAACCAGAACAATGAGTGTGACTTCCTGAAGATGAAGAAGGTGTGCATGCCGACTTCATAACAATCTGGGGTTAAGGAAGTTAAGAAAGCCGGAGGATATGCAAGGTGAAATGCAATAGCTTTTCATTGTCCTGACGGTTTCGGGTTCGATTCCCGACGCACTCTCCCAAACGCCCATTATCAGAAATTGCTGTGAGTAGTCTTTCCATCCCCACGATGGTTTAACATAGCCCGATCAGGACGATCGGGTTTCTTTTTGTCTGTAATAAATAGATCTGACTTGTAAAGGAGGTCTATTATGGCAACTGCTAAGATCACACCAAACGCAAGTACATGGACGCAAGTCTCAGACGGCACATCTTTGAAAACTCTTCAAGTGACTCACGGTTCTGTGTATCTGTGTGATAACCCCAGCACTCCAACGGGTAACAACGCGCATATCATATATCAAGGAAATATGGTCGTTTTAACCCCGCCGACGGTGGGATGGGTTAAGGCAATTAATTCTGATGCGACGGTTATCGTTTCTTAAGGAGGGGGTATGGCCATTTTGACATCTCCCTATTTGGGGAATATGCTTCAGACCCATCGCATCAAAACAGAAGTCAGATTTTCCGGTTTGTCACAACTTCTAACTTCTGGGGCAACTGGAATAGATTTGTTAACTGTGTTGGATGGGAAGACTCCGAACCCTTCTTCTCCTACTGGTTTGGCTCCGTTCTTTAAATTATCAGATCACAAATTTCACGCGTTTCCTTATGATTCTATTCTTCCGGTGAAGGTCAATATCGTCGGTTCATGGTCTGGATCCACTTCAAACAGAACCATGATTGTTGACTTTGTTGGCTCTCTTGGGAACCAGTTATCAAGAAGTCGTGATGCTAGCGTACCGCCGCCGGACACCCTGTCTTTCATTACGTTCTTCAGTGTTGACAAGGATGGGAATCTGGCGACAAACGGGGCGCAAATCAAACTGTACTCTTATGGCGGTGACTTCACTATTACTGAGGTCGTGTTGATTGCCGAGCAGGTTGTCCCACTCTATATGACCAGCATTTGATTTGTTCAATGACAATAAGGGGTTTAAAATTTAACCGTTTATAAACCCCTTCATTGATTTGAGGAAACACCATGCGCAATGTAACAATTTGGGATTACAATGATGTTGTTTGTGATCTGCCTCCATTTGCTCGTCTGTACACATATAAAGGCAACAAGCGCACTCTGAATGAGTTCTTGTATCCGGCTTACATTTACAGAGACGGGCACCTCGCACCGCGTTCCCTAGATGATACGGGCGTCTGCACCCCATTTGATCTGAACAAGAAAGGCCAAGCGGTGTTCATCGGTTATTCCAGCGAAGACGATATGGTCAACGGGCGGCGCGGCCTGTATATGGTATTCAATTCATTTGAGCAAGCAGTGAATTGGATGTTCAAAAATGGATATGACTTTTATGGTGAAGAGAGTTCTACTGCTCGCCGCCGTAAAGTTAAGAACGTCGATTTCTACGCTGAGCGCAAGAAATATCTAGATATCGCTCATCAGTATGAGCAGTCTAAGAAATCTGTTTTAATCAAGCCGTGTGTTTCTGTGGCTGAAGAAGCGAGTGTTGTGGACAATTCCGATCTGAATCAGGCGATCAAATCTTTGAAGCCGACTCCACCGACTCCACCAGCCAGTCGTGTTCTGAACGATCAGGGAGCGCCTGTTGGTGTGGATCCTGAACTTCCACCCATCCTTCAGTATCCTCCGAAGGTGAGTGACTCACACAAATCGTTTTTCCGCCGCCTGATGGATTTTCTGACCAAGTAACCCGAGATTCTCCTTTTCTATACTCCTGTAGATACGCTATGATAAGCCAATGTCTACAGGAGAAATAGAATGAACGAACCAATTGATCCAAAATCTTTTCCCAGCCAACCGCTTTCCCCATATATCCCGATGCATCATATTGGGAAAGGTCCATACAAAACTATCTTTAATGTTCTTTCCCTTAACAGAGACCATATCCATTGGGAAGACTATCTCTATAAGCACACCCCATGCGAACTCGTTGCCAACCCTGAAACTAATCAGCAGGTCTGGTTCAAACGTGAAGATTACTTCGCGCCGCTGTCTTGTTATATGAATGGTAAGCAGGGGATCAATGGTAGTAAATTGCGTCAGGCCATCTGGCTGATGGTTGAGCATTTAAAGGCCGGAGGCTCCCCAGACCTTATCCATGGTACTGTCGTTGGTAGTCCGCAGTCCCCTATGGCGACAGCAGTCTCACGGCATTTCGGCGGCAAGACAACTACAGTCCTGGGCGCTACCAAACCCACCACGTGTATGAACCATGACATGGTGAAGATGAGCGCCTGGTTCGGCAGCGAATTCAACTTTGTCGGTTCGGGTTACAACAGCACTATCCAGCCGCGCTGCAAGAAATTGATTGAGCAGCAGAATCCAAAAGCATATTATCTAGAGTATGGGATCACTCTGGATCATACGTTGCATTCTCCGGAGAGGATTGCAGGATTTCATATGCTGGGCGGCGAGCAGGTTGCTAACATTCCGGACCATATCACAGATCTGATCATTCCTGCTGGTTCATGTAATTCTTGTACCAGCATTTTGACAGGGCTGGCTATGCACCCGAAACCGAATCTGAAAAATGTATATCTGATCGGGATTGGTCCCAACCGTCTGGACTTTATTGAAAGCCGTTTGCGTGTTATTGGAAAACAAGCTAATCTTCCACACATAACGGATTTCACTCGTTGCTATCACGACAACCCAGATTATGTGTACGGCAAGAAGGATCTTCAGCATGCCTCTAAGAGCGTTTCGCTGGCTGGCCTCCTGATGGGTATCCGCGAGAAGGGAGAGTCGGAGATAACGCTCCCACGCTTTGCAGTACACCATTGGGATTTGCATACAACGAATTGGGTTCGCTATAATGACCTGATGGATTATCAGTGGGGCGATATTGAGCTGCATCCACGCTATGAAGGCAAGGTCATGACCTGGATCCAACAGCATAAGCCAGAACTGCTCAACGAAAATACTCTGTTCTGGATTGTGGGTAGCAAGCCATATATTGAGTCAATGAAGGCAGCATGCCCCGAATTGTCTATGCCGGAACAAGTTCCTGTGAACGAGTTTACCCCTGATTGATCCCTCCTAAATACCCCATACAGCAAGTGTGGGGTATCTATGAAAACCTTCCTAGAATTCTATCGTGAATCAACATTGCCCGATTTTACGGATATTGTTTTATATCATGGGTCGAATGTTGAATTCGACGTCTTTGATTTTGAAAAATTTGGCCAGACTGACTCAGGTACGATGGGTGCTGGATTTTACCTGACAGGGGATCCAGAAAAAGCGCAGATCTACGCGGAAAACGCCGTTCGCTATCGTCAATCTGGTGAACCTGTTGTCATGGCATTTCGTGTTAAGGCCAAGAAGACTCTGGTGATAGATTCTAATAACGTTTCTGTTTGGGAAAACAAAATGCGTGAGTTGGGGATAGAACCTGGTAAGATTCACGATAATGTGAAGGAACTTATCAATAAAGGATTCGATTCCATAGCCTCTATGAGCGCTAATAACGTTGAAGAAATGGTCGTGTTTAAACCAGGGCTGGCGAAGAGAGAAGCCTAAATATCCCATAAGGTTTATCCATAGAGGAAACGAACATGCCAATTTCAAAATTATTTGAAGCCGATACACCAGCAGATATGCCTATCTGGACTGGGGTTCAAGACGGAACTACGATTGAATTCTTTGAGCGCGGGGAAACGGGTGCAGAAGAAATTTATGCATCGGTACAGGGCACGGATGTTGTCCGCGCTGCCGTAGCCCTTGCAACGTTCTTAGAAGACGCCCCAATTGACGGTATCCCGTTTGAAGCTCACGTGGATCCAGAAGATCCAACATCTATCATCATTACAGTTCAGGGTTCTGAATATACGTCTTATAGCATTGAACATGATGAAGAGACCGGAGCACTGTTTATAGCAACGGATCTTCAATTGGAAGATGACGAGATTGAATATCTGAAACAGAATGGTCGCCTTCCAGAGTACTCTGACGAAGAATTGGATTCTGCGTTTGATGAAGTAGACGATGAAGACGACTTTTGGGATGGGAAATAAACAAAGGGGCTTAATGCCCCTTTGTTGTTCTAATTTTACTCCTTCACCTTCCTGGTTGGATATTGGTTAAAGAGTTTGCCCAGCTTGGACACATTGATAATCGTCTGAGTCTTCCAGCGCTCGATCCCCTCTGGTGTAGTCACGGTCAGGATTGAATACCCCCATACATGGGAACCATTCAGTACAGCCGCGCTGTGACCACCAATTTTGTTTTCCAGTTTACAAATGAAAGACTCATACTGCATCGCGGCGTTTCGACGTGCTTCCTTGACAAACAGAGCATGGCGTTCAGGATCAGCTTTGACAATATCCGGCTTCCCAGGTGTGTAAGAAGGATTCACTGCCTGGGTCAAAGAACGGTAGAGTGCGTGTTTTGATTTCATTCGTTGGTAATCTGGATCACCAAACTTGACGCCAACCGAAGATGGCCACGGAGCGCACTTCTCAACGTCCCAGCCGTTGGATGCTAGATCGTCCATTATGTTCTTGATGATTTTGTTCGCGTACTGCTCAGCAGCATTCTCAGCATCAACCAGCAGAGGCTCAACAGCGATACGGACAGGAGTTTTTGGGGTGCTCATGATATAGTCCTCATATGGGCGCGCAAGGAACCCAGCACAAACGAAACTATGCCGTATAGCAGGACGGTCAGGTCGCTTGGGAGAACGTGATACTTGCCGATGTCGGCCATGGCCAGAAATGTGAATACAAACCATAAGATTAAAATCATGATATAGTCCTTCAGTTCAAAGTAAGCCCCCGAAGGGGCTTCAGTCAATTAGATACGGGAATCCAGCCAGGCGTTCTTCTCGTTCTGCCATTCCCAAGCGGCCTGGCCGCCAGCCATCAGAACTTCTAAGGAAGGGGTGTTATCGTCTTCGCCGCCGTGGAGGTCAGGGTCGAATCCGTCGTCTTCCGGATCATCTTCACATTCGTTCTGATATGCGGAATATTCAATATAATGTGCTTCGGCTTCGCAATCCATGTCCCCCAGAGCAGCTTCGAGAGTCATTTTACCTTCGGCAATCAGCTCAGCCGTCGCGTCGTCCAGACCTGCGTCTTTCGCTTCAACGAAGAGTTCGTGGCGTTTCTGGAAGAGGAAGAAAGTCATCGCGGCAGAGCGTGAGTCAAAGTATTCTTTACGAGGAATCATGATTTCACGACCATCGACTTTGCTTACCATCAGGAGGCGTGATCCGTACTCAACCAGATAGCGACCACCTTTCTCTGGAGACTCGCCAGTGATAGTGCCGTAGTTGATGATGCAGCGGCCTTCTTCAGTGCCGTACATTACAGTCTTGCCTGATTTTGATTGAGCGATAATTTCGATTGCCATGATGTATTTCCTTCTCTTCAGATTGTTGTTTGTTCGTACTACAATTAGAAGTATACGCCAGTTATTGAAGAAGTAAACTTTATTCAATAAATATTTTAATAAATTTTGAACTCTGCACCCTTATACGTCGCCGTCCCTCGTTCTATGAGGCTGTCTGGGACAATCACCTTTGTTGGCCAACCGCCGTCGGGGGCTTTAACCGTCAGACGAGTCTTATGATCACCCAGCTTGGTTTGTTCATATATCCGTCCGCGTACTATCGTCGCCCCGCCTTGGGTGACGAGCAATCTCTTGTTTACCACTTTCATTCCCTAACACCAAAAGAAAGGGGAGTTTCCTCCCCTTGAACTTATTTCTTCAGATCAGGCCACGCACCAGAGGTCGCAGTAGACCCAGCTGGGGGAGCAGACTCAAGATCGGGAGAACCCGACTGAGTAACAACAGTGGGATCTTTGTTAACCACTTTGACCCCAAACTGTTTGAGAGCATCCACAGCTTGCGCCTTCCGGCTATTGCTTTTGTAATGGTTGTACCCCTTGATACCGAATGATGCACTAATTGCTGTCAATAGCGAAGCAGTATACCAATCAGGCGCTGTTTCAAGGGCTTGCATACCATCAATTACTGCTTTGATGAAATCCCCTTTATGATACTCGGTGGGGAACATTAGAAGTTCCACAACCGGAGCGATCATAACAAGGATAGCGGGAACAGCCAAAACGATTGTCCAGAATTCATCTTTCCAAGATCCGCCGACTTCGGTAATCTTAGAAAGTTCCCATTCTGAAGAAGACTTTATTGCCTCCAGTTTAACATCGTGTTTAGCCTGAACAATTTCCCGCTTATATTGCACCAAATCAGTCCCAAGATTCCAGAGTTGCTTTAGCGCCCCTGGAATCATGCTCACAAAGGGGATTGCCATTTTAAACTCCTTGGTCATTGAACGTTCCTCGGTTAAATTACGGGGACGTGCTGACGGCACGGTTAACCGGAGACAAACAATGACTGTTTTCTATACGAACGTTGCCCGACAGGGTAACGACCTTCTGATTCGTATCGCAGACGACAACGGCAATCGCCGCATGTTGCGTAAGAAATTCGAACCCACCTTGTATTTACCCACAGCTGATTATTCCAAAGTTGAAAAGATTGGCCTCCTCAACGAACCGTTGGTGTCTAAAAAGTTTGCATCAATGCGCGACGCTGACAACTATCTTGAGGAGTACAAGGAGGTCGAAGGGGCTGCGGTGTATGGACAAACGGATTATGCATATCAATTCATCGCCCATAGTTTTCCTGGGATGATCACACCTGATTATTCAAATATCCACATCGCCAACGTGGATATCGAAGTGTTCTCGGCTGGTTGGCGTGACGGAGAAATGACTAAAGGTCCATTCCCACACGCAACGATTGAATCTCACACGTTTAAAGGCAGCGAGGCGCGGGTTCGTCGTTTCCATAAGCAAGTACTGGCCAACCATGATTTCGTTCGGGAGCATTTCCCTGGTTCCTTTATTTCCAACAACGTGACTGACCAATTCCCTATAATTGACAGTAACGGTAAAATCACACAGAACATGAATGCGGCGTTCCCTATTACGCTGATACAGCTCCAAGATATGAATACCAATAAATTCTATGTCTGGGGCATGCCGTGTTCCAAGGATCGCCATAAATTCAAATATGACCCCAATGATGAAGAAGTCGGCGGTCTTGAGGTTGAATATAAAGAATATACGACGGAACAAGATCTGCTTCGCGCCTTCTTGGATTACTGGTCGGAACGTCAATTTGACGGTTGGACTGGTTGGAACATTGAAACGTTCGATAGCCCCTATTTGGTTGAACGAATTACGCAGGTTCTTGGTGAATCTGAAGCCCAACGTCTCAGTCCTTGGGGTAAACTGAAGAAACGTTTCATCAAAGACCGTAAAGGCGACGTCACGTCTTATCAGTTTGTGGGTTGTCCAATGATGGACTACATGCAAGTGTACAAGAAACACACTTACACCACCCGCGAAAAATACTCACTGGACTGGATCGCTTATTGTGAACTCGGTGAGAAGAAGTTGGATTATAGTGAAAGCAAATCATTGTATGACCTTTATTTCAATGATTATTGCAAGCATACGCGATATGGTATCAAAGACGTCAAGCTGGTGTGGCGCTTAGAACAAAAACTGCGTTTGATACAGCTGATGTTTGTATTGGCTTATCGCACTAAATCCAACTATGAAGACGGTCTCGGCACTGTAGCGCCGTGGCTGGCGATGTGTTATTATCGTCTTTATGAGAAGGGGATTGTCCCGAAAATCCAGCGCGTCTATGATGGGCCAACAGATTTTGAAGGCGCATATGTCATGGAGGTTGCCCCAGGGATATATTTCTGGGTCTTCTCTGAGGACTTAAACTCCCTGTATCCCCACATCATACAGCAATACAACCTTGGTCCAGAGACTATCGTTTCTGATAAGCACACACGCCGTGATATTATTGAGGCCATGTGTGAGGAATTGACCAAAGCGATGAATGATATGACAACGCCGATGAATAAACGTCGTCATCTCAAAAATCTTCACGACAAGTTGCAGCGTGCTATTGATGAACGCATACAAGTTGTTGATGAATTGGTCGCGCTGGGCGAATTCCATTTTGAAACATTACGTCGATATAACGTTTCGTTTACCCCGAACGTTCAGTTCTTCAGTAATGAGAAGATGTCCTTCCTTTCCGAAATTATGCGAGGCATATACGCTGACCGTAAAGGAGAGAAAGCAACTGGCCTGAAGTATGAGCAATGGGCTGGTTGGTGTAAGGAAATGTCTAAAGGTGATTTCCACCTTGAGTCCGCCATGAAATCTCGTTTCTACGATCCTGAATGGTATGAAGAACACAAGCATATCGATCTTGATCACCTGACTGAAGTCATGCACAAATGGGAAGATCTGGGGGTTGCTCAAGATACGTTACAACAAGGTCTGAAGATCTTGATGAACGCAGGTTATGGCGCAATCTCCAACGTCTGGTTTAAAGAATACTTCAACATCAACATCGCTGAAGCAATCACCACTTCCGGCCAGCTGATCAACAAATGGAACAAACGCCACACCGATGATTATCTGAACAAACTTTGCGGCACTACTGGTCAGGATTTTGTTATCGCGGGTGATACTGACTCCAACTACATTTGCATTGAACGCCTGGTCAAGCAATTGTGGCCTGAAGAAAAGGACCATCACAAACTCGTTGATAACATTGACCAATGGATCAAAGAGAATTACCAGCCAAAAACCAGTGAATGGGCGCAGTTGTTGTGTAATACCATGAACGGGTTTGAGCAGCGCATGGTCTGGGAACGTGAGGTCATCGCATCGTCTGCTGTATGGCGAGCCAAGAAGATGTATTGCATGGCAGTATACGATAGCGAAGGCATCAAGTATGAGAAGCCAAAGATAAAATTCAAAGGTCTGGAAGCGCGTAAATCTACAACGCCGGAATGGTGTCGTGAGCGTCTGGTTAAATGCTATGAGAAAGTTCTGCTGGGGACGGAGGCTGAAGTTCAGGAATTGATCGCGGGTTATAAGAAGGAATATATGGAATTAACCGTGGATGATATTGCTCAAGCCTCTGGCGTTAGTGATATTGAGAAGTGGTTAGACGGCAACGGAAATTATATCAGTGGCACACACTTTGCTGCCAAGGCTTGTATTATGTACAACAAGCTGATAGACAAGCATGAAGACCTCGGTCTCCCGCCGATAGAATCTGGCGATAAGGTTAAAATCATTAACCTGAAACCTGGGAACCCTGTGGGGAACGACCGCATAGCCTTCCCTGACTTCCTCCCTCCGGAGTTGGGGCTGGATAAGTGGGTAGATTACCACACCACGTTTGAAAAGACCTTCATAGAGCCGATTCAGTCTATTCTAGACGTGGTTGGTTGGTCTCACAAACGTCGAGTTAATCTGTTGTCCATGATGGGCAAGAAAGGTTGATTCAATAAAACAAAGGGGGATATAATTCCCCCTGTTATCCCTTTGACAACAGGTATTGTTATGAAACTCAATAAGATTCTTCTGGTGTGTGCTCTGGCTTTCTCTACCACTGCATGCTCTACCCTTCTGGACGTTGCGTCTACTGTTGACCTCGATGCGCCGACGTTCACCAATCAGCAAGCGGTGAATAAGATGGAAGACACCATCAAGGCACATGCAGCTTTGGACAACACGACTCCTGGTCCGTTGCAAACTGTTTGCAATTATGATGATTCCATCCAGGAAGATGAAACCTATCACTGCACCACTTACGTGAAGGAATCTTCTGTGGTTCTGTATGCCGATTGCACCGAAGAGCAATGCACCGCAACGGGTTATGACAATGTGGAGAAATCTGATGAATAATCACGTTGGTCTGTATGACGCATGTTCTAAAATTGGCGGGTTATATCGCGTTCTGGTGGATGTGGATTTGACTCTGGTTGATTCCCTATCGCCGTGGGTTGAATGGTTCAATATCTCTAATTCTAAAGCCGCTGCGGAAAATATGGGATGTCACGACTACCCATCTGAATTTCAACCAATCACCAAAGAGTGCTATATGTCACACGCTGGTGATCTGGCGATCCTCATGCGTGAACGCGCGCATCCGGCCTGGTTAACGCGCCGTGTATTCGTTGCTGGTCAGTGGATGGATTCGCCAACAGGACGTGATCCGATGGATTGGTGGCGTATGCCTGATCTGTATTCCAGAATGTCACCACTACCAGGGGCTGTTGAATTCCTTACGAATTTAAAGGCCGCTCTCCTTCAGAAGTTTGAGCAAGTGGAAATGGTGGCAGTTACAAAATGCGAACCGGAACACGAACGCAGCAAGCGTCAGTTCACATACCATCACTTTGAATCGTTGATTAATGGGTTCGTGAGCACGGATGAAAAGCATCTGCTTGCTGGCGATGTCCTGATCGACGACAATCCGAAGTATGTTGAGCCGTGTGCCCTGAATAACATCTTCGTCATCTTCGTCCCTCAGGGCAATTATGAAAAACTGGATCTTTCGAATTGCGAGGATATGCTTTATATTAAGCATGTAGAAGGCCAAAACCACTTTGACTTCTTGAATCGTAACCTCGATGAAGTGGTGAATCGCCTGGTTTCTCATTATCAATATGTCCGATAGGAGCACATCGTGCAAGAACAAAATAAAGTTGTAGAAAGCCCTGACAAGCGTTCCGGTGACAGTGATATGGATGGTGTCATTATCCATGTAAATAACTTCATCCGTAATCAGAATCCACCAACTTCCGTTGGCGCAGCGTTGGAATTAAAACGAGTTCTGATTGAAAACGGTATGGCACCTGATGACGACGAAATTTTCTATAACTTTGATGACCAGTATAAAGTGAAGTTTGTTGAGAATGGTCATCCGCAAGTTGCCGTGTTTTGGGCACCTTGGTTGGGTGGAGTGAGTTGGCGCATTGAGGATGCTACATAATGGCAAAGATCATCGTAATCAAAGGAACCAGCGGCACGGGTAAAGGCACTCGTGTCGTACAGTTCATCGAGTGGCTCCGCACTAAGCTGAAGCCGACTGAATTGTCGTACACTGTTGGGGATAAGACGCGCCCCTTCGGCCTGAAATTTGAAGAGCTGAAGTTAATCTTCGTCGGCCAATACACAGTGTCCAATAAATCCGGCCTGGCGTCTTGGACCTCTATGGACGCCATTCATGCGGCCACAGGCTCTGGGGATATTGCTCGCGACCTCGTCAAGGGTTGGCTGGCTCAGGGATATACCCTGGTGTGTGAGGGCGAACCTCTGATGCTGTCGGACAAGTGGCGTCCTGAATGGATGTTCAAGAACTATCCGATTGATTCTTTGGCGCTGCTGTACTTTGCATATCCAGACCGCTATCAGTACGATGCCCGCATCCGTGGACGCTCTGGTAAAGAAGCGGGGGATTCCGGCTGGTCACGCAACGAATCCTACTCCAAGGAGTTCGAGAAGTCGAAAGCTGAAATGCTGGCGCTTGGCTGGGATGTTGCCGTAGATGATTACAGTGGGCAAGACGTTTTGTACCACCAAACGGCTACGAACACCCAAGAATTCAAGACTGGGAATGATAGCGAATTGGCTATGTTGCCGTTCGACGCCCCGTTGTGGGTGGTGGGTAATGCTATCTATCATCAGCTTGGCACAGTTTGCCGCGCTAACAATCTGATGTCGAAAGACTTCTACGGCTATTGCGAAACCAATCCGATGACGCGTGAAGTCGGCGGTCAGGATCCTTTGGCTCACAGAGTGCCTGAGAAGCCGCAGAAGGCATCCAAAACTAAAAACAAGGCCGTCGCCAAGGAAGAACCAAAGACCTCATCCGTGTCCCTTCTGGGGCTAATGCGTAAGGCGTAGATAATGAAAAAGATGTCTAAATATTTTGTGTTCGTCGGTCTGGTGATGTGCTTTTCAGCTATGCTTGTCGGTGTTATGAAATATTTGGGCATCGTTGAATTAGACTCAACCGAAATATTGAATGTTTACGCGTTATATTATTCGGGCGGTGTTGCTTTATTAACGCCGTTCGTTTACAACATAATTGAAAGTTTCAAAAGGAATTAAAATGAAAATTCTTATTCCACGCAATGCCATTGCTATTGCTGTTGACTATCGTGGCGATGCCAATATGATTAACGCTGTCCGATATTATCCGGAACAGAATAAAATCATTCCCCAATTCCAGCTGAACACCAATCCATCTTCTAAAGATTTCGGTGCATGGCGGCAAATTGGGTTGGCACGGACTCAGGTTAATGCCCAGCATTATATTTCTGAAAAAACGAAAACCGCCAAGCAAATCTGGGTAGTATCCAATGACCGTCGGTTCCTTCCAATTTGGTCTTTGGGCCAGCCCGTTTTAAACCCTGAAGATATCCAACTCGAAGCCGAGGTGAAGGATGACGCATCTATCTAAAATGCCGACAGGTTATACGCCTCCGGCTGAATGGAAGTACCCAATTGATTTGTCAATCGATTATCGTAAGCCAGAGAATCGGATGTATCTGCTCAAAGCATGGGTGGAGGCGCTGTCGTATACGGAAGAACACAACCAACAAGTTCGTCTGATGGATTATGCGATTGAAGTTACTGAAGGCATTACGCAGCTTGAGAAGATCGAGCGCAAGATCTGGATGGCGTTCCTTTGGGGCTGTTGTTATAATGGGATTGGCCCATGGACGATTTATAGTGAGTTTCCTGTACCGCCTCAGTCACCACAAGAGTTCAAGCGATTCTGTGATTGGTATAACCTGAACTTCGAGCGTATGCGATTCGATACTGATTGCCGCTATCGCAAATCGAAGATGATCCCGTGTGTTCAGTCCTACATTGATTGGCTGGCTGGTCGTACTCAGATGGATGCTTTCCGTCCGTTGTTGGAGACTAAACTGCAAAGTGATCAATTCGTTAAGCTATGGGACACGGCTATGGGATGGAAATACTTCGGTCGCCTGAGCGCCTGGAACTTCCTGGAAGCCCTGAACATGGTATTCGGCAACATGTATCAGATCGACGTCCCTGGGTTCATGTTGCGTGACCGTGATGGTAGTGAGTCCAACCGCAACGGCGCGGCATTCTTGTCAAACCGTGACGACTGGGTGACCAAGCACGGAAAGAAAAAGATCAACGGCTGTCCTATCACCGATGAAGAATGCGACATCCTTGAGGCTGATCTTGAACAGGCATTCAAAGATTGTGTCGCCGAGTTTGGTCACATCACGTTCATCAATCGTTTGAACTTTGAGACTTCCGGCGCTTGTTGGCTTAAGAAATTCTTCCGTCTGAAAAACACTCGTTACATCGGGTGGGATGCCGAGCGTACTTGGGATGAGATCGACTACATGGAACGCATCTGGCCTGAGTACTCCTGTAAGGCATTATGGGAAGCCCGTTCCCTCTGGCTACCAGATACCCTGTTATGCGAAAAAGCTCCTGCAGGGCACGTTCCTGGCGTCCAGAAGTGGAAGATGCCTGTGTTCTTTGAGACAGGTGTTCCTCTACATATATGGCACCTGCAGCAGGGTACGCGTTGGGAACCATCTGAGGTTTACACTAATCTGAAAATGCCCGTCCGGAAGATAGAGGACAATCCGAAGTCGACCAGTGTAAACCTCATGTCTTTGTTGAAACGATGATATAAATATCCTTGCTTATAAAAGTGAGGATATAAATCATGTTACAAGATCTGTTGGTGTATGCGCTCCCAGGCGTGGTTGTTGGTTTCATTGCTGGCGCTCTGGTTTTTCGTAAACACGCGCAAGACGGTGAAGCCATCGTCCAGAAAGGTAAAGAGATTCTGGACCAAATTGAAGCCAAGCTGGAAGAGCTGAAGAAAAAGTAATCTGACTGCGATTGCGTTCTTCAATAAAGGGGAATGGGTTATTATTAGCCCGTTCCCCTTTCTTTTTGCAAGGATTGATTTTATGACACCTCAATACAAAATATTGGTCACCAGCCGTTGTTATGCTTATGGACAGGGTGAAGCAATATCAGTACACACAGTTGTAGTTGATTTTGAAAACAAAGAACAAGCAGATTTGGCATTCTATAATATGCAGCAGAGCACAGCTCCTGCCGATATTGGCGTTAAACAAGTTTATACGAAATTATACTGAGGTCCTATATCATGGCAATGCAACGAATTGAAGACATGTCTGTGCTCGATATGGAAGCGACTTTTGGTGATTACTTTGAGTCCACCCCAAAACAAAAAGAACCTCTGGTTGGTCGTTTGGTTGTTTCTGAAGCGTTCGCCCAGAAGGTTCGCGAAGGTCTTCCTGCAGAATATAGTTGTTTCCGTAATGGCGCTCCTGTTATCGTCATGGGAGAATCTAAATGACACAGTCCGAATACAAACAGTACCTGTACGATCTGTTCATGAAAGAAACAGACGGCGTGTTACATCCTAAGAAAGCGACTATTGTTAAATTGCATTCTGAAGGTGATTTGTCTATAGCATATATCCGAAAAGAACTCGATTTGATGGGAATCGAATATGAAGACCATATCACGGATACACGTGCTTTAAAAAGAGAAACAGCAATCGTTCTTCATACCGTTGCAACAATTATGCATCTCCACCATGTTTCTTTTGACGATGCAATGACTCCACAGTATCATGAAGAACGTTGGGATCTGTTGTTGAAAAATGGGGCTAAATCTGAGCATAAAAATCAACTTCTTGGTATGACGAAGGAACAACTCGTGGATGGTGTGTTATGATTTACCTTCTGTTTGTGGTTCCTGTAATTTTGGCCATCTTGTTTGTGATATATCACCGCAAGACTCATGAGCCAAAGGAGACTTTGATCGCCACGGCCATTGTTATCGTATTGTCTTGCCTTATCCAGTCGGGATTATATGCTGCTTTCTCCCTTGGTAGTTCTGGGGACGTGGAAATCCTGAATGGATATGTAACTGATAAGCAACGGAATAAGGTGGGTTGTGAACATTCTTATGAATGTATGTGTTATTACACAACATCTTGTACAGGTTCAGGAAATAACCGATCTTGTACACAAACGCGTCATTGCAGCACATGCTATGAGCACTCTTATGACGTTGATTGGGACGTATTAACAACCGTCGGTGATCTGAGCATTGACCGTATTGATCGTCAGGGTACTACAGAGCCTCCGCGTTGGGCACAAGTTAAAATCGGGGAACCTGCGGCACGTGAACATTCATATATGAATTATGTGCTGGGCAACAAAGATTCATTATTCTCTAAATCTGACCAGCAATTCGCCGAGAAGTTCAAAGAGCATATCCCTTCATATCCGAGGGTGTATGATTATTACCGAGTAACTCGTGTTCTGAATATGTCAGGGATGGACATTCCTGTTGATTACTGGAATGATTATCTGAACAATACTCTGAAAACGTTAGGTGCTTCACGTCAGGTTAATATCGTTTGGGTTGTGACTTCTGGCCAGCCTGTTGAATATTTTCAGGGACTTCTATATGCATGGTCTGGCGGTAAAAAGAACGATGTTATTGTAGTCACCGATATTTCAAAGGATATGAAAATTAATTGGGGTAAGTCTACGTCATTTGCCGACGGCATGAACAACATGGAACTCCATTCTCGTAACGGACTTTCATTGACTGGGAAACCAATGGGCATATCCGTGTTCCAAGAAGTTGCGGTCAATATCAGTAAGGGATACAACCGAGTTGAGATGAAGGAAATGGAATATCTGAAATGGCGAGATCTTAAAACTTGGGAAGTGATTATCGTCGTGATGTTTGGATGTATCCCTTTTACCGCAGTTTTCATATTAGGCCGCATGCAGTACAATGGTCGAACTTATAAACGTTTGTTTTAACAAGAGGAAGTAAAGATGTCACAACGTAAAGGTATTTCAATTGGTTGGATTGTTGGGTTGGCGATTCTAGCATTTGCTGTAATTGGGATTGGCAGTGTGGTTAGCTATTTCAATGACTTCAACCGCATTGAACAACAGGTCAAAAAGTTCAACAAAGATTCTGAAAACCACCTGAGCAACTACACGCTCAAAGTTCAGGAGACGGCGCAGATTCCTGACATGTACAAAAACGGTTTGAAGGAAGTGATCAAAGATACTTTCCAAGGCCGTTATGGCGCGGACGGTTCCAAAGCAGTAATGCAATGGATTCAGGAACAGAATATTCAGTTTGATTCATCTTTGTACAAAGAGATTCAGGTTGTTATCAGCTCAGGTCGGGATGAATTCCGCATTAGCCAAACTAAAAAATTGGACGCATGTGCGATCTATGAAACTAAACTTGGCCAGTTCCCTGGTTCTCTGATAGCAGGAATCTTTGGATATCCGCGTATTGATCTTGACAAGACATGTCAGGTGGTGAGTGACACCCGCACCCAGGCCGCATTTGACTCTGGTGTCCAGACTCCGATTAACTTCAAAGGCTGATCTTATGAGCGTGAAACTAACCGAATCTCTGACGCTGGAACAGCAACAGGCGTTACTGGATGAAGTGGTAATCTCTGCTGTCAAGCAGGGCATTATCAAAGATGACACGTTGTTGACGCGCCCCGAAATGATACATCATTTGGTGGTGTGTCTGGGCGAAGCCAATAATCCTCGCAAAAAGATTGTAATGTTCAAAGAAGGCATTATTTATCCCAACGGAAGATTCGCTTGGTTAACCCTATCGGGAAGTCATCCGGATTTGAAGGATGAACAGAAAGAAATCAAAACTTCTGTTCCGGTAACGCCATACACTGAAGGAGTTGATTTATTGTCTTGGTTTGAGACTATCAATACCATCTATGTCATGGCACCTGATGGTAAGCCAGCACAGGATCTGCGTGGTGGGATTGTAGGTTCGGAAGACTAATAGTTCTTCAATAAATGGGGATAGGGTATTATTGCTCTATCCCCTTTTCATGGACAAGAACATGACAGACAAGCCAAGAAAGATAGCGATTATTGGAGGAGGAATCGGCGCTCGGACTATGGCCATTATCCTTCAAGAAAAGTTGAAAGGTGTTGAAGTAGAATGTATCAGTGTAGACGATATTCCTAAACGTCGTTGTGAACCAGGTGAACGCATGATAATTTGTGATGATCTGGTAGAAAGTGAACGCAAAACATTGGTATCTCAAGCGGTGGCTCAGTTACGGAAGGCAGATATTTCGTATTGTGAAGCAGAAGCCGATGACAGGGACATAATTGCATCACAACGTTATCAAAAGCCGCCGCGCCTATATGGAGCCGCCCAACATAAACGTCAGGCTAAGAAATATAAAAATCGGAGTAAACGAAAATGACTACTCAAAAACCAACTTATGAAGAATTGGCCACTGCGTTGATCCACATGGATGATGCCTTCCAAGATCTCTTTGGCCAAGTATGCTCTAATCCAGTGATGAATGCTTGGGGCAAGCCCGTTAACTTTGCTGTTATGAACAAACACCGCGAACAGGCAAGTTCAACTATTAGCAATTTGCGTCAAACGATGGATGTAAAACAACCAAGCATCCAACGGTATCTTGAAAATTTCGATGAGTATTCTTTCAAAGACCTTCTGTTCAAAGATCTAGTCGAGCAAGAGCAACGCAGACAGAGTAAGAACTGCTCTGAAGTACAATCTTCTGATGAAATTCGTCAGAACATAGAACAAGAATTCGACAATGCATACGATCCTATCGGTTTGGCTGTTATGATCGTAAAAGCTCTGTCGTATGCAGCAAAAGGTGAAACAAATGTCTAAACCATTATCTGCTGCGACTGTAGCAACCCTTGCTTTGTCCGCCATGGCTGAAGATATGATGCATAATGGTCGTCTCTGGGATGAACATCGTTATGCACAGGGGTGTACCCCTGGGGAACCTGGGCATGCTCGTCCTTCCGTCAGTCGTCCTAAAAAGGCCAAGACCCATGGAAAGAACAAAAAGAAACGCCGTAAATGAAGTCATTCCCGAATATCGCCTTCACGCATTATCGGAAGGTGAACCCCGATCATCACGATGTCATGTGATGTTTCAAGAAGGTAAAATGATGGCCGATGAAATCCTCTTCCTTCGAGCAGAGGTGATCCGTTTAAGTAACAATAAACCCCCAAAGAAATGAGGATATGTCATGAGTTCTATTGAACAGCTGATCACACCACAATATGTTTACAGCAATATTGTAGAGCACCTCCGCTCTCAATTGAATGTGAAGCAGTTGAACAGCTCTGAATTGAGTGGTTTAGAAATCACAGAAGTTGAAGTTGCGGCCTTCGGTAGTCGTTATCATTTTGTTGTCAATCACACTCAGGTTGAACAAGTCACTTCGAGCATTATTGACCTCGGCGCAACGAAGCCTTCCCGCACAGAGCCGAAATCTGTGACACGCAATATTGTGGGTTATCTGGAAGAGACGTTAGAGCCAGGTGCCACCCACCCGATATTCAATTTCAACGCCACCGTTGTAAACGTTCAGGGAAGTTAATCCTGATTAAAGCCTCCGATTGGAGGCTTTTCTATTGAACCACCCGCCAGTATCATAACCTTACCCAATAATGTGTTCTTCTTTGATCTGAACAGGAATTCTATACTATGAAAATGCGCAAGTCCGAGCATTTCGTGCGCTCTTCTTCTACCATCGTCGGACAGACATTCAATGTCAAGATGACGGATAAATTATTTGAAACATTATTTTCAAGTCTCTACAAATATAAAGAGGCGGCGTCTTTGCGTGAGACGTTGTGTAATGGTATAGACTCACATAATATGCGTGATCGCCAACAACGCTGGATGCCATCGCATTATGCTCCTCTCACTCCTATGCCTCAACGATACAGCAAACATCTTGCCCCCAAGGGAACTCCTGTTGTTGTACATTTACCGGATGTTATGGAACCCTGGCTGGAAATTAAAGATTATGGGGTTGGTCTTCCATTAGAAATGATCATCGGCGAGCCTATTACAGCGCGTGAAGATGAAGTGCTGGTTGAAGGTAATATCGTCGTGAAGGAAGACGAAATCCCTGATAGCACTGCTGTTATTGGTACACCTGGTTATTATAATGGGGTACTGGTATTCCGCGCTGAGGATGGCGAGATCATTCGTGGACCTGGTTTGTATACAACACTCTTCCATAGTACAAAAGAGGACGACGACGGGCAAATAGGGGCGTTTGGGCTAGGTTCTAAATCCCCATTTGCTGTATCTGATTCATTTACAGTAGAAAGTCGCTATGAAGGGAAACTGTATCGTTTCCTGATGTATCTGAATGCGGACAGAATCCCAACTGTGGATCTCATTACCAAGGATTTAGATACCCGTGATCCTAAACCGGAGGACACTGATGAGTTCAACGGCCTGACTGTTAAAGTTCCTGTAAAGAATCAGCGGTTCACCGCCTTTGAACAAGAGTTGGTCCGTTTGGGTCGAGTGATGCGACCTTCAATGCGACCGAAGGTTGAAAACGCCAGTTATTCTTTCCGTTGGTCTGACATCAACTTCGAAAACCGTGTAGGCAACACATATATCCAACCGAAGTCAGATTCCGACAACATCCACTATGCTGTCATGGGCGGGGTTTCTTACCCGATAGATCTCGACCAATTGGACTCTGAAATATGCACCGTGCTGGAAAAATTCCCGAGTTCCTATACCTTCTTCGAACTTGGAGAATTGAATGTTCCTCCATCACGTGAAGACTTGTCATATGACGAGTTCACCCGTGAAAGCCTGAACCGAGTGTTCAAATATGTGGCTGACAATATTATGCAGGCGAAGATGTATGAACTTCGCCAGGCCGAATCTATGGGTCCTCTTATGCTTTATATGAAGAAGGCTCAATTGACCGATATGTTCGGTAGCGGTTTCCGTAAATTAGTGGAGCGAGAATTTCCTGCAGATAACCGTTTCTACAAAGGCACGTTCCGTTATATCGGAGCGCCGGACGTCGTGCGCGATTACTCTTTGGATGCACCTTTCCGGTCTATTGGTAGTCCTTACGAAATTGAAGTACACGACAACGGTGTAGTACACGACAGCATTTATGTGAACTCTGTCGGAAATTGGTTGAAATCTAAATCAAAAATTGCTGTTATTATTGATAACTCGAATCGTGCTCGAAACCTGAAGATACAAACAGCACGCAATAACTTCAATGTCGTTATCGTCGTCAAACCGAATGAAAATTATTTCAGTAATCGGAATCAGCTGGCGGCACATAAAGAATCATTTACCAACCATGAGGAATTGAAGTCTTATTTTGAATCATGGATCGGTGTACAAGAAACAACGCCGGACTACCTGGTCTTTGCCGATAAACTGATCGAGGTCTTTGGCGATTTATTCAATCCGGATGAAGTCTATTTCATGCATGAAATGGAATATGTTCGCCCGACCGTTGAAAAAGATCCTGGGATGTTTAGTTTCCATTACAATTCATTTAACTTCGACCGCGTTTATGAATTAGATGGAAAAACCGTTTCAGATATTATTGATTCGGGCAAAAAGATCGTATATATCGAAGTATCTGGCCGAGAAGGTATCCATAAAATTCATGGTAATACCTTACGACAATCCGCGGCTGGACATTTGCGTGAAGCGATGGAAAGAACGAAGTTCGGCGAGAATGGAAACGAAAACCTGTTTGATTTGCTGGGAGCACATCCAACAATCGTTCTTGCGCGTCGTAAATCTGTTCCGATGATGAAGAAATTCCCAGAAGTATTCATCCCCATTGACGCAGTGTTTGATATGTTGCTTGAGCATTATAAAGATGAATTTCAGGCGCTTGAATCTAAGAAACTCCTGAAACTTCGCAAGGGCATAAACATCATGTCTCATCGCATTGATTATGGTGCCAAGCTGTTGATTGATTCCCATGGAGAAGTTACGGATGGCTATGCTCATCATCAACACAGGGCAAAAGCAATCATCGGTTATGCGAAACAACAAATCACTGAAGAAGAATGGAAGGTTGTTCGTATGCTGGCCAAACGAAACCCGTCTGGATCGGGGTATGGTTATTTCCGCAAGGCTGTTGAGGAATTACATTATCGTATAGAAATGCCTTTCTCAACTACGAGATTTTTCCGCGCCTGTAACCAGTTAACTCAAGTTGTTGATTTATTGAATGAAAAATTAACTGCTGAAGGATTTGATGAGATAAAGGTCACTAGCACTATATCTCAAAAGCAAAAGGCCAAAAACCGATACCGAGTTGAATGTCATCGTTTGGTGAAATTCATGATGTCAACATATCAGCCTTCGGCACACAACGCGATTGAAGATGCCACTAGATTTGTGAAGGCTATTTCAAAACGTATTCTCGGGGCATAA